CGATTACTTCTAGATTCTGAACTTCAATAGCTTGACGTCTTAGGTCTGCGTCAACTTCAGACTCACCTTCAATAGGAGAGAATCTTTCTCTTACGAACTTCTTGTTTAGTACTGGTCTAATATTCTTGTCTCTTCCTAATTTAGAAATAAGTACCTGTTCAGCATCAGCACCTTCTGGCACATCTAACTTGTCAACAGTGGCTCTTAAATCGATTAGATTATTATATGCCCATGCTTTGAACTTATAATAATCATCGTAAGTTACTGTGCCTTCTTCGAGTTTAGTAGAGAAATCTTTATTAAGCTTCTTAAATATACCATATGCTGTATCAAGAGCTTGCATCTTGTCTTGCTGTTTATAAGATGCATAATCAGACTCGTAACCTTTAACTTGTTCAGGAGCCATATCTTGGAATCTTTGTCCTGATTTAAACTCAACAAAATCCCTAAATGTTGGTGCATAGAAGAATGCATTTACACTATTATCAATAGCGAACAGCATTTGTCCAGTGTAGTATTCAGAGAATGTTCCGTCTAGGAATTTCTGTTTCTTCAAATCAAGGTCAGCCTTCTCTTGTCTTAGCCTTTGTAAGTCGTCAGCATAAGTAGTACTCTTCTTACTTTCTGTTCCAGTGTCTTGTGTATTAGACTCTAATGCGGCTATCTTTCTACGAACTTCTACAATGTCGGAAACTAAACTATTAAAATCCTGAAGCATTTTGCCATTATATCCATTCTCTATAGCTCTACCGAACTTCTGCCCGTCTGATACTTCAAAGCTAGCTAGAGCTTTCATCCTAATGTCTCCCATTACCATTTTGTCAAGGAGCTGTTCATCAGAGAAGTTTAATCCCTCTTGATTAATAACAGCGTCAAGATGCTGTAGGTAATTCTTAGTCATGGTATAGACTGCTTCGTTTTGATTGTCACTAGGAGTAGTAGGAGAGGTCCATATTGTGCCTTGGTCTGTGTCTTCTGTCTTAGTAGCAGATAGATTCTTATTACCAAGCTTGCCCTTTTTCCGCATGTCATTTAATTCTTCCATTAACTCACTAGTTCTGCCATTTCTAATAAGGTAGATAAGTTCTTGGTTAGTTTGTTCATTAGTGGCCTTCCTATTCTGTGCAATATCTACACCATAGAAGATAGCACCACCAAGAGCTCCTCCGAAGAAGTTCATACCATATCTTTCGGCTGCATTCTCCCAAGCATCAAGTTTCTGTTTACTCTTAGTGTAACCCATTTCTTGAGCCCAGTTAAATGTAGCTTTCGATAAGTCAACTACTAATTCTTCAGACATTTCTTCCAGACCTTCACCTATGGCCTTACCTACGAATCCTGTAGTATGATTTCTAATGTCAGACCAATAATTAGAAGAGTATTGTTTAGCAGTATTAAACATTTTAGCCAGCTTGTTAGACTTAGGCATGTTACTAGTAGCAAGTTGACCCAATCCCTTATTAATTTCTCCAGTTACTTGTGAGATAGCCTTTCTGTAAGTGAGAGCGTCTCCTTTAAGCTCTGGGAAGAATAATTCACCAAGTCCAGTTCTATCAACTGCATACATGCCAGCTACTGCTCCCCATGCTATAGCTGCTGCTTCTGCTCTATCAGCTCCTTGCTCTATAGCATCTTCAAAAGTCTCAAGACCTTGCATCATAGCCATATAACCTAGAGCTGTATTAGCTGCCATTCTGTTATTTCTTTTAAGAATAGTCTCAAACGCTTTTGTACCTTTAAGCCTATTCATCTCATACAAGCTGCCTATGGCTCCTTTATATTTATCAGGATTAGAAGCCAGTAATCTAGTTGATTCCAAATCAGCAGCTTGCATTGCAGCTTTGTACTTCTTATCTGTACCTAGTAATGCATTCATGCCTTTGAAGATAGTTCTTTGCTGCCCCCACTGTAGTGCTACATCAGTTACTAAATCAAAGAAATTCTCTGCTGACATCAATTTACCTTGAGAGTATTCTGATTTAGAGCCTTTAAATGTTCTACCTATACCTTGTATTAGATTAGCTGTAGGCGTATCTTCGTTCAGTCCTAGAGTAGATTTATAAATAGTGGGTAGTATATCCATTAACTGAGCACCAATCATAGCTCCTCCATATACCAAATTCACATAAGGTACAAATAAAGGTGCTAGTGAAGTCACTGTCTTCATAACAGTACCAGTAACAGACTTATCAAGTCCGTCAGAATCAAAGAAGTCATATTTATTAGCAGCAGAACCGTCTACTGTGAAACTGTCAAACATAGATTTAAACTTACGACCATAAGCTTCTCTTCCGGCTAGTGTCTCATAGTAGTAGGTTCCTTCGTCATTGTATTTAAGGTCACCTTTACTATGCTTAACTATTCTGCCAGAGTATGGGTCTTTATGCTCTCCGTCTGAATCCCATTGGGCAAGTACTAAAGGTTCTGAAAGTGATTTCAAGAAACCTAATGGGCTGCCAAATAGAACATTATCATTAGGAGTATAGTCTTCGTACTTACCAGTTTCGTAGTTAAATACCTTCTGTGTTTGTGCTAGTTCTGATGCTGTCCATTCTCTATTATCTGTGCGTCCTATTTGTGACACACCAGTCTTCAATCTATCAGGATTAAGTACCCTTCTAACATTAAAATTAATAGGTCTATCCTCTGCGTCATTAGGTTTTAATTGAGAGTATGGGTCCCAATCAACGTCCTCCATGATTGTATCCTCGAATTGGTCATTGGCAAACTTTTGATAAGTAAATGCAGCACTATCATACTTTTGGTTAAATGCTACTTCATTAAACTTACCATTCTCATCCTTAAACATTTCTTGGACAAACTTACTATTCCTGTAAGTATTCTTATCTAGTAATCCAGTATTATCAGCTGTTAATCCCACATCTCTAAAATTGTCCATAGTAAATGAAGGATTCTCTAATTGAGCTACAAACCAATCATTAGGTTTCTTTATATCATTCATATCAATTATTTAATATTTTAGATGTACTTGGAGTCATAAATGAGTCTAATTTAGCTGCTCTAGCTGCCCTTCCTTTTAGGATTGTCATATCTCCCCAGTCAGCAGGTACAGTAGGATTCTCGCCAGCGACGTTAAGAGCTAATCCAGCACTCTCTCTTAGTGGCATATAAGCAACTGTTTTATATATGTCATCATAAGGTTTCATTCCAAGTGTTCCTTTAAATAAGTTCTCTATATCATCAGGGTCAACATTAGGCATACTTCTGATATTAGTCATATAACCTTCCCCTGCCCTATCTACATCAATTGCACCTTTCTTGCTACCAAACCATGGGTCTTCCCCGCTGGCATATACGTTAGTCATTAAGAAAGGACGGAATTTAGATTTGTCCCAAACTAGTCTTCCGTTAGCATCTTGCACCATATATCCTTCTAAATCATGCTTCATAAGTATGCTCTGCACTTCATCAGCACTTATATTAGCTCCTCTGGATTCTATTTCTTTTTGAGCTTCGATGAATCTAGGCATAAGTTCAAAGTCTGGAGCTATACTGCCGTTTTGGTCATATGTGTATGGTAGAACTGCCCTTGCAAGTTGAGTTCCGTCATACAGCACCTGCCCAAATTTAGAAGAATCAACTTTCTGATTGCCTAAATGAATGCTATTGCTGTCAACAATACCTCCAATTCCAGACATTAGTAATGACTCTAATGAGCCTTTAGCAACTAAGTTACCGTCTTGTCCTTGTGGTGTACCATAAAATACAGCATCCGCTTCCATTTGGTAACCTTGTCCGGGATTAAGTATGTATTTACCAGCATCTCCATTCTCCCCCATGTAATAAGACATAATAGGTTTAATCTGCATAGTCTTATTAGATTTAGAGCCAGATTCAGATGCTCCCTCTGTGGCATTCTTATCATAATCTACTTTAATAGAATAGTCAGAATCAATTCCAGATGAAATCATACCAGCCAGTAATTCATATGCACCTTTAGTAGGGTCCAATCCAGACAATGCAGCCTTACCTCTTAGTAAAGCCTTGGCATTATTAGGCATGGTAGACAGCAAGTAAGTAAGAGCTACTCTAGCCTTCTTTGATTGGTCAGTATTACTTTCTGTAATTTTATACACTCCGTCCTGTCCAGCAGCTAGTAATTCGTCTATTCCCTCCTTTATATCTTTACCTTTCTTAGTTTTAAAGAACTCTTTAGAAGTGCTATCCTTACCTATTTTACCAATGAGGTCCCATACTGTCTTATTAATACTATCCATGCTGACTCCATTAGCAATTACAGTTGATATATTATTAGCATATGGTAATTTATTAGCTCGTAGGTCAGCCAGGTCAGCATTAGTAAGAACTCTATCACCTTGCTCTAGAGTTGCTTTAGTAGTAATTCCGTCCTCTCCCATTACATAATATCTGCCGTCAGTAGTAATCGCCATTTCACCAAAGGAGCCATTCTTCTGTGACTCTGCTATAGCATCTTTTAGTTGAGTTTTGCCCTCTCTAAGTCTTGCCATTAGTTGAAGAGTTCTTCTATAAGCTGTGGCAGTTTGATTTGGATTGAATGGGTTGTTCTGACTACTGAATAGATTACCTATTTCTTCAGCTACTGCATCAGTATCACTAATAAGTCCTTCTTTATACAGAGCAGTAATCAATGACTTATCTATACCTCCTATTGTATTCTTATCTGCTTCTGCATTGCTGCTCATTGCTCCTTCAACATAGGGAGCCGTAGGTTGCGGTTGAGGAACGTTAGTATAGCTAACAAAGGCGGGAATACCCCCGCCCTGTAGCTTCTGTATTTTATTTATTATTTCCATGACATTCCTTTCTTAATTAGTTCAGAAGTTAATGAAGACATATGTTTAATCATATCAGCATGTTGCTTCTTCGCTGCCATTATGTCTTTATGGAATTGCTTATTATCTGCTAGCATTCTTCTGTTGAAATCCTTAGCTCTTTGAATTATAATCCTTTCCTGGGCTGTCAACCTTCCACCCTTAGCATAAGTATATGGGGTATTAGGAGAAGGAGTAGTTCTTTGGAACATCCAAGGCATTCCAACATTATTTCTAGAATAATTAAGCATATCTGTATTGTACTGTCTTAATAATTGTTGCTGTTTAGCTGTATCCCCAGCTTGAACTGCTGCATCATATTGTGGCTGCATTGTAGATAGTAACCCCTGCCTATAAGATTCAGCATCGTATTGTTTACGAGCTGCTCTATTCTGTCTGAATTGATTTTCAATGCCAGATAGGTAAGGATTAATAACTTGCTGATAATTAGCTGTAGTCTTAGCAGAATCAATTTGCGCCTTAGCAGCATCAATTTGTAGCATCGAAGCTCTATTTCTATTGGCAACATCAGTTCTTCTAGCTTTAGCAGCATCCGACTCTTGTTGAGCCATCATTCTTGTTTTATAGAACATATCAGCATCAGCCATATCTCCTTGGAATCTTATATCACCAGCTTTGTTCTGTGCTTCTAATTCTCCAGCAAGTTGAAGCGATGCATCAGAAGTTCTAGGTCTAGCGGCAAGAGATGTCAAATTAGAAGCTTGCCTATCAGCAGATGCTTTAGCAAAGTAGTTACCAGTAATGGGTACAGTGTTCTCATATGTATCTATTAGTAATGGTTTTAATCCAGCTTTGTACTGTTCAGCTGCCTTGTTATTAGTTGCCAATCCTCCAACCATTCTGCCTAATGCTATCACATCCTCTGGCAATACACTAAAACCTCCTAAACCTTTCTTTTCACCTCCAGCTGCTCCGCGTACAGTACCGTCTCCGGCAGCTTTCTGTGACCTTTTAGCATCTCTAATTTGCTTCTTAGTAGGATTACTACCCATAGCTGGAACTGGAGATTCTAGTTTAGTTGGCATAGCTGGTTGTGGATTTCCACTAGTAATACCTGCTGCCTTAGCTTTAGGCATAAAATTCAACATCCCGGTGTCTAAATTCTTAACAACATCAATATTATCATTAACTCCAGCTCTAACTTTAGCTAGATTATCAGCACTGATATTGTTAGTTCCTAGATGTCTTAACCAAGTTTGGTCTCCTGCATATCCGTCAGCAGTCCATTGAGTACCCTTGTCAGAACTTCCACCTCTACCTGTTATTCTACCAGATTTAACCAGACTAGCCATAGTTCCAGTATTCACTTTAGTATTAGTATTAAAGTTAGTCTGATAGTTAGCTACGTTCTGATTATAAGATAATCTAGAAGCCCCAGGCTTAGTAGCAGTAAATCCAAGATTACTGTAATCTCTTTGCATATTATTGTATGTACTAGCATTTGCTGGGTTAATCATGCCTAATGTGTCGTTGTAACCAGCACTTCCTAAGACGTCTGTGTTCCAATTCAAATCATTAGCAGATTGTACATTACGTATAGCTTTACCTCCTTGATATTTAGGAATTAACACTCCTCCGTTAGCTTTCTTAGTAACTCTGTCATCCTTAGACTTCTTCTTAGTCTTAGGTTTAGATTGCTTCTTAGGAAGTTCTCTTTTAACATGAGCAGTACTACGTTTGGGCGGATTAACTAATTCCCATAAGTATCTGGCATTCTTATCGGTAATCTTATTAGTAGGAGTAACAGTAATTTCAGTTGGAGTTGGTGGAGTATACACATTCCTTCTAGGAGTTACATCCTCATATCCAAAATCCTTTTTATTCTTAACTGCTTCATCCCATACTTTATTGTACTCACGTTCAGCTACTGGTTGGAATACTTCTCTGTAAGTCCTTTCCTTATTAGCTCTGGCTGCTCCAGCTAATGGTTGTTTAGGTGAAGGTTGATTAGTAGCCCATGCAGTCAAAGCTTCATTTCTAGCTTTTTGAGCTTCTCTAGCTTCAGCCTGCTTATTAAGCCTTTCATTCCTAATAGCTTCATTACGTCTGTTTCTATCTCCTGTGGCTCTAGTTTGTGCCAGCTTGTTTGGGTCAGTAATGTCTACAACTTGTCTTGACTTACCATCTCCCATGTGAAATACCCTGTTAGACGGAGTTACTTGATTAGGGGCAGGTAATGCTAACAGCTCTGAAGGCTTAGCTTGACCTTTATTAAGATTTCTGTATTTGAAAGAGTTGTACCATTGAGCTGGCTTATCAAGACCAGGAATAGATATAACTCCAGTTTGCATTCTTTTAACTATTCCCTTCTCTGAATCTGAATAGACTAGAGGCACTTCGATATCACCTTTAGTAGTGCTGACTATTTTAGTTTTGTTGAAGTTGTATTCTGGTCTTACTACAGAATTGGGCAAACTAGTTATAAACGGATTGTGCCATGAGAAATTAACTTGACGACCTAATCTATCATCACTCTTAGTAATCTTCTGGAAAGCTGCCTGTTGGTCTTTGAGTTTACCATGACTAGCTATCTCGTCCAACTGCGCTCCAGTGACAGTGTATTCTTTACCAGTAGCACTAGTTATTACATGATTTCCAGTAGCAGCAGCATTTCTAAGCTGTTTAGATTGTATTTGGCGTTTAACCCCTTTACCACCCCCAACTACAACTTTTATTAGTTCAGCCAAGTTTCTATAATCATCTACGGAAAGGTCTTTTGGGTTAGTAGCCAACTTTCTAGCTGATTCTATACCAGGGCCTGTATAGTTTATTGCAGCTGCTGCCGATAATAGTCTTGGAGTCCATTTTATAAGATTCTTGACTACCTTACTACCTTTAGCTGCCGCACCCAGTCCGGGAATTAATCCAACTGTATCTAAACCTAAATTCATAGCTAGACGTCCTGCATCTCCCCAGTCAAGACCATCTTGGCCCCAATCAGCTCCAAAATTGGCTAGTGTTCCAGCATAACCTACTACCCCAGCTCCAGGTATCATAGATATTAAATCAGCACCTATAGCCCCAAGCCTTGCATAATCAGAAGCAGTGAATCCAGTATCTGCTGGCTTTCTGCTATCATTAACGGCTTGTTGTGGAGATTTACCAGATGCCACAGATTGTTCTACTTTAGCTTCCTTGTCAGCTTGACGTTTAGCATCTCTCTCCCTAATAGCTTTAAGTATTTCAGCATTAGCAGCTTCCCTATTAAACCCTATGCTTCCTCCCTGTTGGAAATATGAACCTCCCCGCTTTGGTACTCTAGGAGCAACTCTAGGTTTTGAACTATCAGTAGGATTCTCATAATGAGCATAGGCTATCTGTTGCAACGCAGGTATATCTAGCATAGATACTTCCTTGTACTGTTTAGTTTCAGGATTATATGCTATACTAGTATAATTATTGAAATCATATGTAGTGGGCACTGCTACAAAGCCATCGCCTATGTCTGGGAACTGTGACCTCATGACACTTAAGGCAGCATCCATATTATTAACTATATGCTGTCCGTTGTCTGGTCTAAATGAAGTTCTTCCTAATACATTGGTAAAGTAATTTGCCATGTCTGGTTGACCTTTCAAGTAATCCAGTAAGTTGTCAATATTGTAATTAGGATTAACATTGCCGAAATGTCCTGACATGGAAGATTTAAACGGATTATTCTTTCTATAATCCTCAAAGTATTTCTTAGTAGCTTCAGTCTTCAGTTCAGCCTTGTTAGTATCTATTATTTCTTTCTCCTTATTAGCTTGGTCTCTTAGACCTTTCTCTACATAGGCGTTAATTGCTTCGTCTCCTAATATTCCTTTACTTTTGGCATCTGCTATTAAGGACTCCCTGTAAGCATCTATCAAGTTTACATCATTACCTCCTTTAGAGACTTCGTCATTTAAATAAGTACCTAAATCTCCATAGCCCATAGCGGCAGAGAATTTTAGGTCTTCAGGGTCATATTTATTGTCTTCTAGAGCTTTTAATAGATTAGAGCTTCTCTCTATCCAATTCTCTCTAGTTCCGAATACATCTTTGTTATATTCTGCTTCTGGATTATTAATGAAATCATTATGACTAGATTGTATTGCTTGTCTTAGGAATCCTAAGCGGTCTTGTGAATTAAACTTCCTCCATAGACTATCATCCCAGTTTCCTCCCATAGCTATATTAGCTAGTCTTTGTTTAAATGAAATTGGAGCTGCCTTAGTTTGAGGTTTCTCTTCAACCTGTGCCTTATAGGGACTCATACCTTTAATATAGCTTAATGCATAATCACCAACTCTGTTGAATGCATTATTCTCTGTATTCTTAGTACCTAATCCTAGAAATTTCTTGTCATATTTACCAGTACTGCTCATTTGCCCAGAAGCATCTGTAAAGGTTCCGTCTCCATTCATAGTCACAGTCCCGGACTTAAGACCCTCTATGAATTGACCAGCAGCCTTTCTGAATTGGTCAGCTTTGTCCCCTTTTAGTCCGTTATTCTGTATATAGGTGTCAATGTTTCTATATAAGCCAGATACTAAATCTGATTTGTTATATTTGTTAACATCTTTCCACTCAAACAGCTCTGGTTCTTGTGAGGACTTGCCACCAGTTTGATACTTTCTTATTGCTTGTGACATATCGTATTATAAACTAAGAAAGGGACATATACTGTTTGATATATGCCCCTTTCTAACTTGTTAAATGATTATCTAACTCTTCTAAGTTTAGAACCATTTCTTGCAAAGGTTGGTTCCTCTTGAGGAGCTTCTCCAGGTCCCATACCTCCCTGTGCTGCCGACATAAGAGTCTGACATACAGCTAGAGCTGCTTCGCAGTTACCTGTTTGCACTGCCTGTGCTGCCACTTGAAGAATCTGTTCCATAGGATTACCTGCTTGTGCTCCTTCCGGTGCTCCGCCTTCCATTGGTGCTCCTTCAGCAGGTGCGCCTCCTGCTGCGGGGTCTTGTGGTACAGGAGCTGCACCACCCTGTTGAAATCGTGAAATTTTAGATTGAATTTTCATGTTAATTACTATTTAACGTTAAACATTAACTTTCCCACAAAGTTAGTTATACTTAACGATATTACCAAATTAATCTTTTGTTTCTACATATTCAGGCTCACGTTCATCTTGCTGTTTTAAATAGGTAAACATCTTCTTCCCGAGTGCCTTATAATCTCTGTCTGCCTTAGATTTATCTGCTCTCTTAGCCATACGAATAAGAGTTTTAGTATTCTTTCTACTAAAGATTCTCTCCCCTCCATTTAATTCCATTTGAGTGGAACCATCGGGAGCTATAACCTTCATAGTTGGTACTTCATCATCGTCATCTATGTCAAGCTCATCTCCTTCCTTAATTCCAGAACCTTGATTTACTTCTAATACAAACTGCACATCGTCTTCTTCAGCAATAGTTTCATCGTGCGGTTGTCCCTTATAAACTGATATTACTTCAAAATCTTCGTCAATAAATATTATATCAAGTGGAATGTCAGTATCTTGCATCCAGAAACCAACTGTTTGAGGTTCATCATATATGAACAGCATACCTTCATCTTCAGCAAGCTCTTTCTTGCCTTGCAATCCTTTGGTCTTCTCCTCATCTGTTTGAGCTACCTCTACATTATACTTCTTATCGCCAATTTCTATTCTCATTCTACTACCTCCATTAGACCTGTATTGTCAACAGTGTTATTAATAATTTCATGTGCAAGTAATTTGCCAGCTTCTATAGCCGCGTCATCGCTTCCGTCCTTCATAAGTTCTTCTAGTTTCTTAGTGACTTCTAACCTGAAGATGATTTCATTACGCTCAATTTCAGCATGTTGCTTCAATTTACCACCTTCCTCTTCCGTTACTACAGGTATTCCTTTACTAGTTACTTGTTCATACTCTGGACTAATATCCTCCAAATGATGCTTGTGTGCATGTAATGCTCCGTCTGGAATTACATTGACTGTACCTCCCTCTGCGAACTTCTTTGGAACATATTTATAATAATCTCCAGACATATCTAAATCATAAGCGTTTCTGAACTTTATTGCTTCTGGGTCTTTAGAATTATACCACTCTAATTCATATTTAAGAGTTGGATGATTCTTAGCCTTCATAAATTCATAGATACCTGTTTTAGGATTTAGATAGACAGAGTTTAGGTGATTCTTCCCATTCCTTAAATCTTCTACACTAGATGTTCTCCAGGCCTCTAATTCCTCCTTAGGAGCTAACTCAAAGGCCCTTCTAAGATTATATGAAGTAGTATCGTTTCTATCAGAAGGAACAGTTTCATACCAAGACTCAAATGTTATCTTAGGAGCCGCTCCTGTAATTCCGTCTACCTTACCTCCCTTTTGAAGCTTATTAACTTCTCTAGCTTTATTAAGAACTTCTCTAGCCCATTGTGATTCAGCATCTAGTATCTTCATTCCGTTTCTACCAACTGCCATATTTCTATAACCTCCACTAAGTGCTAGTTCATTTCTAAGACCAATTCCACTATAATTAGATGCTGCAAATGCATCCTGTGCTTCTTGATTAATATCAGATACCAAATTCTGCTGCCGTTTAGCTTCTGCTATTTGTGCATTAGCTTTACGTCTAGCCTTACCACTGAAGGCTCCGTACTTCTTACCACTTTTGGTGAGAGCATCATCTACCTTAGCCATTGAACCTCCATAAGCTGAACCTTGCTGTTCCCAGGTTTCGTTATCTTTATAAATAGTATCAGCCTTCTTAGCTCCGAAAGCATTTACTAACCCCATTGGAGTTAACTTCATAAATTTACTATCAAGAATCTTATCAGTAGTAGTCATTTGGTCGGTTCCTACTCCTAAAGCTGTAAGTCCATCTGACAACATACCACCAATCTTCATTGCCCCTCCAACGATAGTTCCTACTCCAGGTACACTAGAAATCATATTAGCTGCTGCATCATATCCCTGATTTAAGCCAGTAGTAAGTGCTGATTGCTCCTTCTTCGGAATAAAACTGCCAATCATATCAGCATAGCCTCCTGCCTTAGACATGGTGTTACCGATATTTGCTTTACTAAACAGCCCTCCACCAGGTTTAACAGTACTTCCAGCAGTTCCAGTTGCCATATTAGCAGCTGATTTAGATAATCCATTGACAGCTTTATTAGTATTAGCATTCATTAGTAATGCCTTAGAAGCCATGTCACCACTAGCCGCACCAGCTTGTAATAAAGGATTATTGGCGGGAGAGAATTTATCGAAGTTAGCGGATTGTAATCCAGTCATTGCTGTATAGAGGTCGCTACTAGACTGTAGGGGAGTTATACTCCCCATACCTTGTCTTAATAGCGAATTTCCCCATTGGAATTTCATAATTTTACGCATAACTTATTGTATATAATGTCTTTAATGCTGTTATTATTGCTAACTCTTCGCCAGTATATCTTACTCTAATCTTGATGTATTTGTCTCTAAGTCTTGCTTCCTTCCTACCACTCCACCAATCAGATGTGTCTATATCTTCAGGTCCATATCCTAAGTCTATTAAATCTTGAGGCATATAGTCTTCCACAGGAGTTTCTGAAGTTATATCAAATCCTTTTAAGTCGTTTGGTATAGGAGAATTACCTACAGAGATAGGAACCTTATCTATAGTTTCCTTAGTAAGTTTTGCTGTATTCCATGCTGGCTCGTTTCGCTGTACAAAGATAATAGGATTAATTTGAATATTCCAAACATCTCCTTGATAATTCATGTTTCCTCTTAATCTTCCAATTCTTGGGTCTTTAATATCAGCAGCCTTAGCATGAGTCCAGACTCTAAACTCATCTAGCTTCTCATTATAAACTATTTCAGAACCTGACAGATTAACATAATCCTTATTAGGAGCAGTCTTACCTTTGTAGTAATCCTCAATCTCATTAAATGTATCTACTCTAGCATAGTATAATGGGAACATTGTAGATTTCACTTTCTGTCCAGTGGGTTTCCAGTTTCTAAGAATGTCTCTTTGCTTACCTCTTAGGTCTAAGAAATTCCTGTTGTACAGTATATCAGAACCATTATATTGATAGAAGTCTTTAGTAGCTTCTTGTCTTATATACATGTTCTTCTTGTCCTCATGGAACTCATAGCTCTCACCTACTACTTCATAATGGAATGAGTCCGGAACAGCCCTGTTACTTACAATTTGTAGATTCTCGAATATTTTATGTGTAGCTGGGTTGTCAACTACTACAAATTCATATTCAAATGGATGCTGCTTACCATACCAATAACATGGTTTAATCTTGTCCTTAATATCAATAATTCCAGACTGGCCATGTTTCCAGAAGTCTGTTGTTAAATTCAAACCTTCATTAACTCCATTGTCTAGTACTTCCTGCTTAGTTATGGCAATTGATGATTGATACAAACCTGCATTATATGTCACGTAATCTTTCCATCCAGCAACATAATCATCTAAGTCTTGTGGTGCAGATTCTGAAGAGTATAAATAATCTATAGTACACTGTAGATTTAGTTGCACAACTGGAACTGTCCATTCAAAATCTTCTTTTAAAGCTAAGTACGACACCTTATTTTGTTTCTCTCCTTCAGTAATAATCTTAAAATGCTTATACATTCCAAAATTATCTTTAACTATCTCATACGTAAGTTCTATCTCTAGACCAGTATTTTGGGTGTTCGGAAGAGACCTATTAACAAGCCCTAGTTTAGTTAACTTCATGTCATCCTTGGTCTCCCAATCGTCTATGACAACATTACTAAGAACTATACCATCAGCAGAAGTCGATAAGCTGCCAGAAGATGCCAGTTTACTAATCCATTTAGAGGTGTCTCTATTAAAGCTAAAATGAATATTGTCAATGTTGGCAGAATAAGAGGGAACCCAAGAATAGAACGTAATAAACTTCTGCATAACTTCATTATAACAGATGTTCCACACTTTCTCTTCAAATCCGTATAAATCATCGTAGAAAGTGAACATGACATCTTGTTTGAATGCATTATAATGACCCTTAACGTTTCTAACACCTATAATAGGTGTCATTTCCCTTTCACTTAGTGTAATATTCTCATTTAAGAACTCCTGTATCTTAAAATCAGATATAATTTCAAACTGGTCTCCATTAGTTCTCCAAATCTTCTTTCCAACTGTATCCACTCCATAAACGAAATATGGGGTCTGTACGACACTTTCCGGCCACTGAGTACCATAGGTATCTGACAGCATTTTTGGATTCTCTGGAAGCACATTAGAGGTGTTAATGAAGACATTTCCGCCTGAACCTTCACCTGCTACAGCACGTTCATTAACTGGAATTAAAGCTATACCATGCTCAAATATACAAAGAATATTACCAAACAATTCAATCATCTTCATAATTCCTCCGTAAGTTCTAGGATAGTCCCTATAGTGAGTCATTTGGAACACTCTAAATCCATTCTTAAATGCATCTCCTACTGATATATCTGAGTACATAATTCTGGTGTCAAATCTATTTTTTATATACGGAACATCAGGCAGTGTGAATGCCTGCTTCTCACTGGTTGTGCTGCTATAACCTCCATTAATAACCGAAGATTCGGGTATCTTAGTTGCTCCTGCTGGACTTAATTCTTGCAAAGGGTAAAATCCTCTCTTTAATCCAGTCAGCCCTTCTTCGGTAGGATAGCTTGGGTCTAAGGACCTAATGGACAGATTGTAAGAAGAACATACCTTAAACGTAATCCAGCTGCCTAACTGAATAGCATTTACATCACCTCTATTAATCTTTGCATTATTCTCAGTGTTCTCCGTATCATAATTATCTTTCCATGTATTCTCGTCTACGACTTCATCATTAGTAGGAGCTGACGGGTCCTGGAAGTTTCTATTCAGTCTATGAGTAAAGTTACATATATAGCAATCTCCTCTATAACATGGGACTGTGTAAGTATATAAATCACCTCCTGCCTTCTGCAATGACAGCAGGCTGTCTATATTAGCTAGACTTAGCCGACTACTAACAGAATAGTAAGGTGAATTATCCTCGTATCTAGTGTTAAAATATGTAGACATTTGTGCTTCAGAGTATCCTGGGATGTAGATGTTAATTATACTACCTATGGTTACTTGGTCTCCGATGATTCCTAGGTAGGGAGAGTAAGCTCCTCTAATTAAATTAGTAGCTTCTTTCTCTTTATTCTTAGATTCTATATATTTAAATCTAAATCCCTCTTCAGCTTCCCCAGCCCTACCTCTAAAATTGTAGTCTTCTACTGCCGCAATTGGGACGTTGTCTCCCACTCCTATTATTTTAGCTCGAGAGAATTGCTCTTCTCTCCTACCATAATAATTATCAACGTAATAATGTCTATCATTGTAAATATCTCTACTTAGAGTGGTCATAGACGGTTGTATGTCCGCCTTTCTAACCACATACTCTGTACCTGTGAACAAATGATTAAAGTAAGATTGTCTAACATCATACTCTGGGCAGATAGCTACTTTGGCTGACCTATTTACTCTAGCCATATCTGAGATTGTATATAATCTAGGTAAATAAGACTCATTCAACTTTCTATCATTATCCAAGAAACGTTCTGCTATGTAAGAACCACCATAATTTATTAAAGGAACCTCGGCCTCTAGGTCTCTAGGCATAACATATGCCTGCGCTAATATAGTCGGGATTCTCTTTTGTCTTACTATGAACAACCCTTGTACAAGTGTATTAAGATATTCAGAAACTTCAGTAGGTATTGCTATTCCAATACCATAAACCTTTCTGGAATCTGAATCAGTATTTATTCTAAGTACTCCTTTGGCGTTCTCCAAATAGCTGGTTCCAGATACATCAAAAGTCGATTCGTCTATAGGTATGTAATTACGAACCTTCTCATTATTCTCATATTTCCATAGGTCACTTTGCAGGTAGGCAGATTGCAATTCCTCGAATTTTGGGATTCCGTTTTTACCTCGTATATTATACACTGGCGACAATGACCCGTCTTTCATTATATATACTACACCGAATCTGTAAATCTCCTCATTCCAATAGCCAACTTTATTATATATGTTTAACGTGTTATAATATTCATGGCTATAACTCTGGTCAGACAAATCAGAGTAATCGTAAGAAGTCTTACCTATGAATCTTTCTGAATCAGATTCTATTAAATATGGTAATAGTCTCAGGCTAATGTCAGATAAGTCCTTGTACATCATATCTGGTTTACACGAATTGCCTAAAAACAGCATATTCTGACACACAGTTTGTGATTTAGCTTTGTCTATTATAGAGTACTGTATATTTATATCACTAACTGGAATGTCTTTTGTTTCCTCACTTCCTGTTATGATGACATTACAACTATTGTTTCTAACCGGAAACTTTCTATCTATTTCATGAGCTGTAACTACTCTATTGGAATCGACGTCTGATGTGCTTCTAGTATAATAAACTTTTATATAATCATAACTGCTATCTATATCAGATACAGTTAGAGATATAGACTTACTAGCTAGCTGGTCCCTAAAACCTCCGTCAATAGAGAATGGGTCCCTATCTCCTCCAATGAAACAAGAAATTATTCCTGACTCTCCAACAAAGTCTGTTTCATTGCCGTCAGCATCCGCATATTTTATATATATTACATAATTACCAACTTTAAGGTTGCCAGAAGGCAATACAGAGTTAAATGTGATGGTTGGAATTGTGTTGACCCTTTTATACAAAGATGTATCTAAATCAAATTGTTCACTATCGTATAGATTGGTATCATTATTACCTATTCTATCTACTACCTCATAGGTGTTATTTTGTAACACAGAGAATCTACTATTAACTAGTCTAGGGATATTCCTGTTGTCATTAAATATTAAATTTACAGAACCGTCATACGACGATTGTGCATCTATCTCAAGCGGATTGTTAAGACTAAAGTTAAATCCATCTGTATCTAAATCCACAATACTTCCTGCTTCTACTAATTCTCCGTTTATAACAGTATCAGACGAAAGTCTGTAATTACGCAACGGATTGTATTCGTATACTATATTTCCGTATGGTCGTATTTGATTCAAATAGTATGACAGTGACAAAGCTGGAAATTCTAAATCTATAAGCTCAAACGGACTTGTAAAATCATTTAACTGTCTCATATTACGTAACGTTTATCCATTGTAAGTTGTTTGCAGATATAGAGTTAATAGCGCCTCCGAAAGAAATTACTGGAATGCCAACATAACAAAGCCTACTGCCATCACGTTCTGTATAGAAGTCTCTGGTCATTAAACCCATGGGATTTGACAGCAACGTAATTCTGCCTTCATGCTTACCTATTTTAAGATTTTGTAATAGGTCATAACCAGGCTGGCCAGCTATTCTAGGATTATATACGACTAAATCATTTCCATTCTTACCATAGTAATAAACTTGATTGTTTAGCAGTGTGTCGCTAAATATAACCCCTTCATCTGTTATAGCTACTATGGGGAGTGCTGATTTATTCTCTATGGACTGTAATCTGTTATATGTATCCACCATATCCTGCACTAAATATGTTCTTTCTGAAGTTTCCTCTACAGAGAATGGTTGTAGTTTAAAGTCAACGAACTCGAACAGTGTGTCTGCATCTATAGTATCATTTATTGAATCAGCAATAGTCTGCAAATTCTCCTTAATAGTCGCTTCATTAAAGAATCCCGATTTAGTACTAAACACACTATCTTGGCTATCCTCCTTTACATTCTTAAGTATTAAAGTGGTTGTTTGTAATGTAGCACTATACTTATTATTGTAAGTGGAAGTAATAAGCTCAGGTCCAAATAGAGGTTTAGTAACAGATTCCCCAAATTGAAGTAATACATATTTAAACAAATCGTAGACTACCGAAGTATAATCCCTTGACGGAGCTACACCATTCCAATACATAGCTGACTGCACATAATCATAGGAAGCTCCGTTGTACCACCATAACATCTCTACTCTAGTCATGTCTATAACTCCTGGGGCTAGATTGTCATAGCCATTGTTTGAATCTTTCTTCACATGAGCATCTCCGCTTATCATTCCGGCATTACCTACTACTATACATAAAGGGCGTCTCCCATAATATCCGTCTATAACTTCAACTACCTTAGACCTAGTTTTATTATTCAAATACTGCCAGCCCTTATCAGAATTGTCTCCGACATTCCTATCCTTATCACCTATAGGACATTCCATGTTATATCTACTAGTTTTAGTAAATTTGGGCATATGTCTCCATACAGTTTTAGCTTTCTTTCTGACGTTGAAGGCTACACCTACCCTAGCTATAGGACTCTTATCATTATTCTCATCTAGAAAGTCATATCCAAATATCCTATTAAATTTATCTCCATTGTCTATAAATGACTGATATGGATTCTCAAATGTGTATGTATCTAACACAGTTCCTGATATAAGTCCTGACACTAGCTTTAAATTAACATCGGTTCTTCCTGTAGAATTGTCCATTACAGCTGTAAACTCTGGAGAACTAAAAGAATCCCAATCTATATTAACAGTAGGTGATAATTTACTATTCGCATGTATATATGTATCTAAGGAATTTATGTTTGCCATACTTCCCACGTATACTATATTAGGTATACTCACAGTAGCACCTTTTAAAGTATATGTGGTATTTATACTTTCTAAGTTTAGTGTGAATGGATAGTTGTCAATATCATTTATTGTAGTACTATCTTTTAACTCTATTATAGAAGAATATTTAGTATATTGATGAACTTCAATCTTCTGTTCTCCCCCAGATTCATTAAACAATGCAGAATATGGAGCAGTCTTAGTTTCTGATGTGTTCTGAATGCCATACGAAGTGCTAACTGATAAATCGACATTATTGTAGCTAGATATGGTATCTAAGTCTTGCCCGAAGTCTTGTACTCCAAAGTACAACTTATTATAAAGAGGTGTTGTTAATAACCACCTGTACTTGTTTAATACATTTCCTTTAACGGTTGTTATTACAACTCTAACTAAATATAAGTTACCATAGGCTAGTGTACTACCGAAAGCTAAAGTTTCAGTGAACACTCCGTTATAGCTTCTCTTCCTAGCCAAAGGATATTCTAGAATTATTTTCTCTGGGGAGGGGTTAAGAACATCATAGAACATGAATTTCACTTCTTGAATCTCGTCTCCAGTTCTGGGATATGCTTCCAAACCCCAAGTAATAGTGACATTGTCCTGTTCACAGAAGTACTTCCATGTGTTTATCTCTATTATTCCAGAACCTAGCAGGTCTAAATTAATAGACCCATTTACAGCTAATCCAGCTAATGCTCCAAACGTCATGTAGGGAGTAATGGTAAAGTTTATAATACTACTAGTATCGTTAACTACATAGCCTGCCGATTGTTCAGATATATAAAGGGAAGAGGATTCATTATAAACTGGTATGGAAGATTCTTCATTTATAATGAACGGAAGATAGAACTTATTTGAACTTCTTGTAGATGTAGTATTCAAGTCAAATTCAATACCTTTTATAAAGCTAGAGAAGTCTCCTTTTGAACCTTTAAAATCAGACTCTATACCATAATAGGACAAATATTTGCTTCTCATGGAGTCAGACATATCCGCAGGGTTGTCCTTATAATAACCATCTGGACAATTGTATTTATACGTAGTGTCGAATATAACCAAGGAGCTATCTTTTGGAACAGTTATTCCATCCACCTCTTCTGAGTCTTTATCAAGATTCTTAAGCCCGCTGACAGATACATCTAATGCTGATATAGTGTTAAGCTTAGTAATTATATACAACTCTCCTGATATCTTATTGTTATATGTATTAGCAGCATACCTCTCTCTAAAATTATCTACCAAGTCATCAGTTATTGTAGACTCTGGAATACATTGCATATAATACCCAGTGTTATATTTAACTTCAGGCAATGTAGTTGCATCAAACTCTATAACCTTATTATTCTGGTCTATTCTCTTCAATTGACTAGTAATATCTCTAAGGTTATTATTAGAATCAAACACAGCCACTGTTATACTCAATAGCTTATTCTTAGGGCTTGTTATTTTGCCCTCTGTAGTATTAAGACAGTTACTAACAAAAGTCTTTAGAGTTTCTAAGGTAATATCGGAAGTGATTATTATAGAGAATTTGTCTCCAGAACGAATGATTGTATTACCTGTATCTCCGAACAGTTTGAACTTATATATGTACTGACCCTGATTCAATTTAAATTTAGAGCTATCTATTATTGGGTCTTTAGCTTTGTTTATTTCACTACTACTAATATTACGCTCTGGAGACGGGAATGAGCCAATCTGACCCTTATTAGTAAGAGGATTATATGACGCAACATATATTATTCCTCCATATTCTTTAATTCCAACTGGAACATAGCCTGAAGGTAAATAGGCAGTTTCAACTCTACCATTACCCATATCATTCTGAAGCACAAATTCATTACCATTATAAGTAATCATAGTAGCATTCAGAGCACTTGTAAGTACATTGTTAGGAGTGGTTAATGGATTTAGGTCCATTATCATTCCATCTCCAAAGGTATTTGTTGCTTCTTGTTTCATTGTTATAAATATTCATAATTGTCGTTACTTACTAAGATGTCTTCAAACTTAGCATTTCTATCTCTTGTGAACGCTATCTCTGGATACTCACATTTAAGTACTTCTTTCTTATAGGAGAATCCTAAATCTACAAGCCCTTTGAATTTTATAATACAAGGACTGCCAGAGAATGATAGTTTACACTCATCTAGAATCTTAAACACCTTCTTATTATTGAAGGTGTAATATTTCCTCTTCCTGCCTTTCTTATTAAAAGATTCTAGTAGTTCTTCGTATTCTTCATTGGTTAAGGCTACATAGTAGTACCCGTCCCATTGAATCTTCTTTCTAGTATACATCACTCTCAACTTGTTCTGCATCTTTCTCCTGTAATATCTAAAATGCTTAATAGGATTCTTAGTCAACTCCCCTATATATAACCAATACTTATATTTATGGCTATTAAGGATTGTATCTCCTCCTCTTTGGTTTAAGAAGTATATTTGTCCCCAGCCATATCTAACAATAATTTCTATGTCATGCTTACTAAGATATGGAAATTCCTTCATTATTTCGTCTGTATAATCAGTAAACTTCTTAGTAGTATTGCATTCCATTGTTAGTATTCTCTGTGATTACGTTCTTATTAACAGGGTCTAGATAAGCCATCTTCTCCCTTTGTATCTCTTGATTCTTGTAAGTTAATACCATTCTATATCCGCAGAAATCAGAAGCTAGAAAGTCTATATCTTTCCACTTACCAAATCGTCTAGCTTCGGTAAATTCATTACCAGAAACTCTCTTCATGTATAACCAGGCATTTCTTCCTAAAGTTGGAAGCTCAAATCTATTGTTTCTATGTATAATATCATCAATTACTAGCTTAACTGCGTATTTAAACACTTGCTTAGCAATTACTTCTTTATGTCTATTACCTATTAATTCCTCACATGTCTTACTGTCCAAGTCAAGTCTGCTGGTATCAAAACCAGCAAACATGTCATGGATGTTAAAGGCATATCCTAAAGCATAATTCATATCATTTTAAGGGCTTATATGACTTATTAAATATCTTTCTATTCCAACTAGTTTTAGCATCTAAGATTTCATTCATGTCATTTTGACTTAAATGAATTGAAACTCTGGCTGCGTCACATAGTTTCAACCACCTCTGTTCCAATAATTGTGCTTCCTGTAACATATTCTGGTTGTGATTCTTCCAACCTTCTTTAAATCTCTTAGTGCAAGCACAGTAACATGCAATGGCGTCTTTCTCTTTATAATTGATTTCAGGTAATCCGTCCTCATCTACCAGAATGCCCTTATAGAGAATGTTTACCTGTCCATAATTCTTCTCAAAGTACAAAGTATCCCCCACTCTTTCAAATTTGGCATACTTGCCACTTATATAGAGAGGGTCACTATAAAGCTTTCTTGATTCTATATAGTTTTCAGTAAACTGTGAAGAGTAATCTCCGTTTACTGTGTCATTCGTAACATAATTCCACTCTTCAAAGCCATAAGTGACTGCTTCAATTATGTCACAGTTGCAAGGTAAATCCACTGTGTTGTCAGGGCATTGAATATCAGTAACATACCTGTATAATCTAGTTCTCCTGTTACCTATCTTATGCCAGGCAATCAGTCCAATTTCTTCGAACTCTTCAGGAGACAATTCTGTTCCATAGAGCAGATTCATTTGATAATAAGCTGAATTAAAATTCTCCATTATTTAGGTACTTGGTCATTAGGTAAAACAGGAGCTGCGAGCTGCCTATAATAACGAATCTTCTTTTCAGTTAGTCTCTTCTTAATTTCAGCATCAATGAATGTCATATTATTAATATCAACAGGGGCACAGCATCCGAACCAATCTAATTGTCTAGGGTCTTTTAATATTGCCACTACTGTTACTTTCTTTAATAATGGAGCATTAAATACAAAGCAATCGTACATATTGTTCTCGTTAGGAGTTATATCAATCCACACGTATGGTTTATTCTTTCCTCTTACTCTATATTTATGATACTTCATTACGATAGGATTAGTATAATATATAAATGGATTACTCATATCAGTAGCTCCTATATATTCTATACCGTCTTCTCCGAACTCTGTAAGAAGTTGAGGAATTTCAAAATGAGCAGTTAATGTGTCACAGGGACTAGCATTACATCTACACCTTTCAATATTCTTGCAGTCAACTTCTATACAAGGTATAGTCATCAGTAAGTCCTTCTTAGGAACTAATCCTTTAATAAAATATTCCTTAATAATTTGAAGTCTTTCATCAACGCAATCATCCTCTAACTGTTCTAATGACATTGTTGGAGTGGAGCTATAACCTCTAAGACCACTCATTATGTCATTATATATGGCTGACGATAATTTCTCGTAATATCCCATATGATTATAATAAATAAAGGCGAAGGCGTATGACGCCCCCGCCTTCAATTACTGTTTTAAGTTGTTACGCTTTTGGCTCAAATTTAGCATCTGCTTCTGTTTTAGTATAAACATCAGCAGCGTTAGCCTTGCCAGTCTTCAATTTAGCAATTTCAGCTGCATTAGCACTACTAGCTTCTAGAGCTTGTTGTGCAGTTTCACCTGGAGTAACTTCTTGACCGATAGTACCTATCTTAGCAAGAGCTGCTTCAAAATCAGCTGCCAAATCTTGTTTAACATAGAATACATGAGTCGTAAGTGACCTTGTAACTTCTCCTACAGCATCTCCGCCCATAATGCCCCTATTAACGCAATAGTTAATAATATACTCATTATACTTAGCTCCTGGAACAGGAAGCTCTTCTTCGTTAATACCAGCAAAGCGTCTAGCTTCCATAGTCGGAAGTCTTAGGTCTTTAAGAATCATCCAGTAAGTACCGAATCCTTCTTTAGATTTCACAATAGTGTTTTGTCCATCGTAGTCTGGGTCGTCAGCTGGAAGTGCTGTTGCAATTGTTTCAAACTCTCCACCAACTAAAGCAGTGTTCAAGTCCGGATTGAATTTCTGAATTTCAGCTTTAGTAAATAGTTGATATTCATCCATTCCTTCAATAACAAGGTTGTTACCATTTGCACTAGCTTTAATCCAGTGGTCTCCATAGATAGTCTGAATCTTCTCAATTACTCTAGCTGCTTCTTTAGCAACATCTGCTGCTGTAGCACTTACATTCTTAATTGCAAATTCATACATCAAAGGTTTACCTTTGAATACAAAGTCATTTGAGTAATAAGAGTTCTGGCTTCCAGATAGTCTGATGTAAAGAGCAACTCTATAATTACCTACACCTTGATTGCTCATAGTGAAAGTAACTTTACCAAGTACTGGGTCTGATGCCTCTTTCTTATAGATTGCTACTACGTTTGGTTTGAGGAATTTGTTAACTCTTTTAAATTCGAAGCTACCTACAACTCCACTACCAGTGTCTTCAGCCTGTGCTGACCATTTTGGTTTGCCACTAGAATCTAAATTAGAATTTACGATTAATGTGTTTGTCCACTTAAACATAATTTAAATAATTATTTGGTTTGTGTCTGTTGCTGAGCTGGATTTGCAACTGACGTTGATATCGGAATATGTGTTTGTAATCTAGGATTACCTTCGTTCTCCAAGATTATATGTACCAGCTCATTAATAATCTCGTGACACACGTAATCAGGAAATTCCATAATTTGGGATGTGTCTTCTGTCATATCCATCTGTTCTTGTGTCAATCGTATAGTTTGTGGAGCTTTCAGGTAGTCCACATATACTTTTTTTAACTCAAATAGAGTATGGTCCTTCCCGTACCGTATCTCCATTCTAACAGTAGAAGGATTACCGAAACGAATCTGTCCTTCTCTTTCTACTGTGGTAACAGCATTACCACCAATAGAAATTGTTCTTGGCAATCCACCAGCTACATCTGTAGCATTAGTATCAGTATCTGTCTTAGCAGAACTAATATCAGTACCATGTGGATTATTAACAGCATCATACGGGTTAGTAGGATTGCTAGTATTTATGTCAACATTGTGTATGTAAAAATAAGGACGTTTATAGCTAGGTCTCATATAGATATTCTGAATGATTTGAGACCATGCGTCAGATGTTAAACGGCTAGCTCCGACTTGAACTCTGGAGCCAGCGTTATAACATTTGAAAGTCTTCTTTAGTTCAAAATCACATACACAATTAAGTAAATGTAAGTAATCACTAGGTAATTCCACTTCATACGTCGCGCCATATAGTGAATCAAGACCTTCTGTGTCTCCGTAAGCGGACGTAGCAAGTGTTACAGGAAGGGCTATTGTAGCTTTTAGAACCCTAATGTCGTCAGTAGTCTGTTGGTTAATATCATATATATTATATCTCTTATTAATATACTGATATATAGCCTTATTAAAGAAGTAGTTAAAATCCTCTAATAATAGAGTCATAGACTGTACTTTATTTACTTCAGTAGCGGTTCCTTCATAAACCTGTCTAGCAGTCATTATTTAATATAGTTACCAGTTGAAGATGACTTCTTAGTCTCTTCATCTTTTGTTTTGTTAGTAAAATCAGGCTCTGGTTGTTCATACAGTTCCGGATATGTGTCCCTCTTAATTAGTTCAAGAGTTCTTCTATTCTGTGGACTCTTCATCCAAGTAATAACTGCATCATCACTTGCGCCCAATGGTATTTGATTCTCGCTATATAGATATACTTTGTTCTTAACGTATATTACACGTTTGTCTTTAGCATCAATAAACAGAAGTCTAAGTGCAATGTCATCACCAGTGTATAGATTAATAATCTTCTCTGGGTCCTTAGACGCAATGTTCATCAAGAAGTCTTCTACGTCGGCATCAGGGGCATTACGCATGTTACGTCCAAGCAATTTAGCCATTTTAAGTCTACCAGCAGCACCTTGTGGGTCTTTAATGATATACTCTTCAGCATCATGGATAAGACGTCTCTTATTAACACGCTTATTAGTTTCATAACCAGGTCTTTCAACGTAAAGTTCAGCTCCTCCGTATCTTTTAGAGTCACCGTCAATCACTAAATTGCCATTCTTGTCACGTTGGTCACGAGACATAGCAATCATAGGACAGTGTTGAATAGAATACCATTCAGCTGCTTGCCAAGGGTCATTAAGGTCAAATGTTTTACCGTCTTCAATAATAAATACACGGTTCTCTGCAATCAAGCATTTACCTTTATCTTCTTCTCCTCTTAATAGCATATCACCTTTACTATCTACTGGTCTTACACAGTCAGGATATCTACCTGTCTGTGGGTCTCTAACTGGATTAAGGAAGTACTTTTGTCCTACTTTACCGAATACACTTCTTAAGACAATTATGTTGTCTGTTTCATTAGCCATATTATTTCAATCATTTACTTAATATAAATTACTATCTTGTAAAATAATGTGAGGAAGGTCTATGCCTTCCCCACAATATCTACTTATTTAATTACACTTCTTTCATAATAAAGCTTCTGTATGGTGAGAATACACCAACACCAGAATAACCCCAGTTGATTAGTTTAGAAGCTGCTACAGGGCTAGAAACTACACCTGAGCTTAGACCATCAAGTCCACCAACACCTGGATATTTATTAGAGATGAAGTCACCACCTTTAAGAGTGAACATTTGAATAGCTGGTTCTCCACTTACTTTGTCAGCAGTCAAGTCTAACATTAGCATGAAGCCCTTGTCGCTACCCCATTCACGAGAGAATGTACGGTCAACCTTGAATGAAATTGTGTTACCACCGATTTCATAAGATTGGAATGTAGCACCAACGTCAACATAGCCGTTAGCTTTCTTAGACCACAGATAAGTTCCGCAAGTTTTGAATCTTGCAAGCCATTCTGATAGACAAGTTTGTACGTCTTGCCAAGCTTTCTCATTGCAAATAAGTACATATTTGTTACCAGTTGGATTCTCACTCTTTTCATTCATCATAGCGATAGCAGTAGTGAATGCTTCCACAGTAAGCTTATTATATGCATATTTAGATGCAAATCTTTCTACTTGTGGGATGATACCATCACCAATGTAGATAGGACGACCAGTGTCAGGGTCGAACAGTGTCGGTTTACCATTCTTGTCAACGTTAGTTTTGTTGAACAGCAAACCGTTGTTTCTTACATATAGGAAGTTCTTCAGCAAGTTAGATTGAGTCTTATCCATGCGGTACATAGTTTCAGACATCTGACCATTACCTTTACCTTCACCTATTTTAATAAGAACGTCTTCTTGTGCAGCATACAGAGCTGTATAACTGTCATCACATCTGTGAGTAGTAATATAACCTCTATGTCTTTCAATGTTAGATTGATATTTAACATATCCCTCTTCGTGTGCTTCTGGCATAGCGTTAGATTGGAAACGAGTAGTGTCACCAATTTGGCATCCGCTAAGGTCAAGAACACTAGAGTAGTCGTTGTCAATAATTCTAACAGTTACTTCCCAGTAATTATCAGCTTTACGAACTGGTCTCTGGGTTACATAGCATTGCTGCATTGTTTTGTCAATCTTGAAGATGTCGTACTTCTGGTAATAGTTCTCTTTGAAAGCCATTACGATTTCAGTTCCGTTCTCTCCAGTTTCAGTTGGTACATCTGCAAACTCAACTCTCTTAATGTAGTTGGTTTCAACTTCCCATTCAAAGTACATTGAGTCAATGCTTCTGTACTTGTTATTTGATTTAGAATCCATGTAGAAGATGTTTCTCAAAGATTCTGTTAGGTAAGAAGCAGTCAATTCTGGGTAGAGTCTTGATACTACACCAAGTCTAGTTGGTTTAGTTCCTAGAAACTTATAGAAGTCTTCATAAGTTCTAGTGTCGCCCATAGTGGCGCGATTAGTTACGAAATTTGCTACTATCATAATAATTTATTTGGATTTAATCTAAATCGTAAATAGATGTTGTTTTAGGTTTACGACCAGTTTGCTGCTCTGGTCTTTTAACTACAGTCTTAGCAGGATTAGAGGCTCTGCCAGCCTTAGCATCCTCATAACCTTTCTTATAATTGGCTTTGGATTGCTCTGTAATCTGATGTTTATAATATTCGGAGATTTGACGTATAGCTTCTTGTCCTTTAAGAGCAAACCACGACATCTGCACTAGCATTTGTGGGTCATTAATGGCTTTAGCTAAGTACCTTACTCCAGCAGCATCTGAATCTAAGATAAAGGAAGCAATTTCATTCATATCGTCCTCTGATAGCGTTAATGATGACTCTCCCAAATCTATAGTTTCGTTATCTTGAATAGCTTGTAAAATTTCGTCTTCGTAAGCTTCATACATTTCTTTCTGTTGAGCTTCTGCTTCTGCTTGAGCTTGCTGCATAGCTGCTTCTTCGCGTTGCTGATAGCTAGCTCTCATTCCGCTCATCTTCTTATTAAAGAGAGCTTCGTTTTGCTTCTCAAGATTTAACTGTTCTAAAGCTTCATCATCAGTAAGTTCTGGGACATTTGCCTTTAAATCTGCAATAAATAGTTCATCATCTGTCATGCCATCTACTTGATATTCTGGTTCATCTTCTAGGTGGTCTAGGTAATCCTGAATAGCTTGACGTCTATGAGATTCCAAATAGTCATCTACACTTAAATTATTTCTTCTAAGCTCGTTAATAAGGTCAATCTCTTCTGGCTCTAAACCATAATTATAATCTGTATCATCATAGTTTAAAAGCTCTAATTGCTCTTCCCTAGATAGTTCAGAGAATGGAATTTCTTCTACTTCTCCGTTATCATTTTGGAACTTAATAGCCTCTGGATTGATTCCTTTAGCTTTGAGCATAGTTGTGATTAAATCATCCTCTGTAGGTTCTGTATCTCCGTCACCTTCTTTAGGTGGTTCTTGATTGTCCAATGGTTCATCCAAATCTACTGGAGTATCATTGTCAATCCAACGTTTAATGTCATCATCAGGGTCTCCTGTTTGCACTACACCGTTTTCACCTAGCAGGTCTTCATCGTCAAAACCTAATTCTTCTAATTTCATGTCCATATTATTCCCTTTTAAAGTTATTTGCAAATTTAGTGATAAATTTCCATACCTTAAAATTAAAGACTAATTATTCTTAATTTAACGTAAATTAGTAATCTATCACTAAATATTGCTATCTCCATTAAGCCAATTTCATAATAAACACTAATGAGTAATATGTAATAGGAGTTTCAGTTGAACTACCGGAGCTTGCAGGTATAAATTCCCCTGTTTCACCAGCAGTTTCACTGGCTTTAATGAAGTTGCCAGTCAAGTTAGGAGTACCTTCAGTACCATCGCATATAGCCCAGCCCGCAGGTATTCCAGATGTTCCGTTATACATTACTATTGTGCCCGCAGGTATTCCAGATGTTGCAGTTGACATATCAGGAATACAAATAACAGAGACTGTATTATTGTTGTAATATACATCTTTTACCTTTTCATTATCATAAAGTAGAGCGTATACAGTAGTATCAAAGTCAACATCGTTTATATCTGAATGGAATGTAGTCCTTGAGAACGATTCATTAAATGTTACGTTAGTAAGACTTCTAATAGCTACCTCATCTATAGTAGAATCTTCTTTAAATGTTACATTCTCTAATGTTCTGGACACATTCAATTTATTAGCAGTCCCGGAAAAGTTAAAGTTACTATTAATAGTTCCAAAGTTGTTATCAGAAAGAGTTCCTTGTAATGTAACAATATTACCATTATCACGTACAGTTACAGTTTCAGATTTAATCTCGTAATTATTAACAGTTAATACATTATTCTTACATGTGTCAGTTAAACTTAAATCCTCTTCTCCGTTTCTAAATGTATAAATCCACTTATCTACACCGTCTTCGGTGATTTTAAATTTTAGATGTTTAAAGTCATAGTTACAGGAATTGCCCTTTTCGTCTGTCAATCTAGTGATTCTTCCTTTGGCTGTTAATTCTACAGTTTCTATAAAATTACCACTCTCGTCATATCTATTAATAGACAATGTTTCATTATAATAGGGGTCATATTCCACTTTCCACTCTCTATTATCATCAAACGTCCCAGTACCGGACAATTTAGAGGTTGTTATGGCAGATACTATTAAAGGATGTGTATTCTTATGAACAGCTATAACTGGTATAGTTTCATCTTCATCTTGCCACAAGGGGTCTCCATTCTCATCCACAGCCTGCTCATCCTCATCTATTACATCCTCTTCGGTAGTCAGTTCCCACTCATTTTGGAAATCGGTTATTCTATACCTAGTAGCTGTAGACAAATTTGTAGAATCCATTAAAGTAACAAGTTCCTCATAAGTGATGTCAACTATATCAGAAGATTCTCGGACCATTAATTGGTCTATTGACAATATAGATTTGCCATCTAACATATATAATTTAAATCCAGTAGAATCCGACGCACTAGATGATTCTATAGAATCACAGAACAAGCTCTTGCTTAGAGATAATCCATCTAATCCTAATTCCGCAGTAGAGGTAGTTCCAACCGTTGTAATTATTGGAGAGGAAGAATCTATACTATAATTATCAAAGTCTTTATAAATTGATAAGGTATCACTTCCTGCGTTAAATATTAGAGCATTACCGTTACCTTGTCCACTTATGACTAAAGCTCCTATAGAGTTGTCCTCTTTACTTATAATTAACTGCTTCTTGTATGGACTCTCCAATTCACTCGGATACAAAGTAAATACGCCATCTTCCACTATATACCATCTATTAGCATCTTCTAGGAAAACTATTCCGTTTGTAACACCATATTCAGTTGCTTCATCTTTAGACGAATATCTAATCCCTAGGTTCTTAGATGCCTGACCTTTCTGTTCATCAGCAGTATCTTGCTTAGATGCAAATGATACGTAGGTGCCGTCAACATCCCCTAGTATATTAATTTTATTACCATTAACAACTAAATATATAGAACCGTCTTCTTTAACATAGTACAGACCGTCTTTAGAACCTATATCGTTATAGGAATCGACAGAGCCTATAAAACTAACATCAACATTAAGTTTACCGTCCTTTATAATGTCAATGAACTTCTTGCCCCATTGTACCTTAACCTGTCCTCTAGTTTTAATAATAAAGTCAGAATCAGAGTTACCTACTGTACTATAAGTTCTTCCAAATAATTTATCAAAGTTGCTCATTACTCAATAGTTATTTCTATATTCTTGTCCTTATTAAGTTCAGTCATAAGTCTATTAAATGCAGCAGTACTATTAATAACTTGCCCTTTAACCTTATTCTCTCCAACTAAAAGACATCCCAATGTATCTTCTGGTTTATTACCAACGTGAATAAGAACTCCACTGTAACCTTTAACATCTAATAATCTAGGTAATTTACCACTATATGGCTTAGCCCAAGTCCTATCCTTAAACTTAGGACTGACTGTATTCATATCAACCTTATATGTGCCGGTAGGTATAGCGGTTTTACCATACACCTTAATCTTCTCAATTTCCTCTGTAGGCATAGTATCTTTCAGCCCTCTGTCTGTATCCTCAAGAGTGTCACAGAAATACTTACCGTTTAGGTACAGCTTCCCTATAGTATAAGACACACCTTTATAAGTTCTCTCTAATCGTAAATTAATCATGGCTCGAATTTGGATTAATTATTCTGTTTAAATGTCTTAAATATTTCTACTAATTGATTAACGTCGTCCTCTCCAAACCTTACTGGCTTGTTAAGAATGTTAACTACAAATCCATCAGCAGACTTCTCTTTCATCTCTGCTTTAACTGCATTGGCAAGCAACTCTAGATTAATATTGCCGTGCACATCTGTGAATATGTCTAAATACTTACCATATTTATCTTCCATATTCTTAACTACGTATGTGATAACAGCTTGACTTGCCACGCTATTAAAATGAAATAGGTTACTCGCCAAGTCTTTAGCATACTTATTAATAGCTTGAAATACAATTTCTTTATCGCTCATTACTTACTTTTACTTAACATAACTTCGTCTAATCTCTTCTTAATCTCTGGGTCCTGTTCCACAAGTTCTAATAATGTGTTAACCTTATCTTCTTTAGCTTTTAATTGAGCATGAATGTGCTCTTTACTCTTTCTAATAGTAGCTAATAGATTATCAGCTGCTACTTTACCATCTGCTGATGACACGAACTCTTGACTAAACTTAGTGCCTAAGAATGACATAAAGCCAGCTTCATAGGTTTGCTTAGCCATTTGATATTCTGGCATCTGTGCTAGAACCTTCTGCTCATCTAAAGACAGAGACCCAACCTCTCTGTTTATTTCATCTAGAATAGGTTGGGTCTTCTGCTGTGCTTGTTGAGCTTGTTGCATCGCTTGTAATTGTTGCATGTAATGGTTCTGTAAATCCGTGTAGTTGCTACCGAATGGTTGTCCAAACATGTTATTTAGATTTAGCTACTGACGCAATTGCGGCTGTTGGTGCAGGAGCAGGTGTTACTCTAACATCAAATACTGAATATGCACAATGTCCCTTAACAGGAAGAGAAGTAGGCAATTCATCAAGTACTTGTTGACTAACAATACTAACTCCGTTAGGTATAATCACATCTATAACTTTAGTTACTGTTGGTGTCAAAGTGGTAATAGTTTCACTAGTTGCAGCAGTTTCCATAATCGTAGATGTAGACTCTGTAGACACTCTTACATTTCCTTTACAATCAGTGTATTGGATATTGTGAATAACATCAAATTTAGTAACTTGTACGTACTCCGTTCCTGTAGTTGAAACGTTAACGACTTTTGCCCATCTCTGTGTAACTGTTAATGTAGACACAGGAGCAATTGATGCATTTGCTCCACACGGTAACGATACATTAAACTCCATTACTTGAGCACTTTCTCCAGTTGGTGTAATTTTAACTTTCATACGATAATTAAATTTGAATTAAATAATAAAAGGGAGACCACTTAGATTGTAGCCTCCCTTTTATGGGTTATCTTAAGTTATTGGGCTGTACAAGAAGGACATCCGCCTGTAACTGTGTTAATAGCTGTATTTACAGCGTTGAAGTTACTAGCAGCAGTTCCAGCATACATGCCAGTTCCGTAACTTGTGAATGGGCTACAGTATAGTGGAGCTATACTTGGAACAGGTGCACACAGGTCACTGTAAGCATATTTCAACTGTCCATCAATCTTGTGGTCAAGTTGACGCTGTAATCCATTAGCAGTCATTAACAGATTAGTTTCAGACTTGCAGCAGCAAGCATCAGTGTATCTTTCAGCATTAACTTTGTTAAGCTCGAACATTAGAGGTAGAGCAGCAGCTGTAGCAGCTTCTTTCTTCTCTAAATCAGAGATTCTAGTACTTAGTCTAGCGAACAAATCAGCTTTCTCCTGAACATCTTGTTCTCTCCTCTTGTAAAGCTCATCACATAATCTTAAATTCTGTGCATTATCACGAGATACGATATCTACGTACATTGCACTCTTCTCTTGAAGGTCTTCTACTCTACCTTTCCAGATTTGGTTAGTTAAAACTTGAGACTCGTTACCGATTCTCTCGTTAGTAGCCAAAGCACGGCTGTTAACGTAAGTGTACAGGTCAATGTCGTCTTGCATTGATTGTACTCTGTTCGCCCATGATAGGTTATCAGCTTGCTGTCCTTGAGCCATAGCTAAGGTTTTAGCATTTTCAGCTGCCTGCATAGCGCAACAGTTGTTGTTACCTCCAAAGAGGTTTCCAAGGATTCCGCCACCGTTACCACAACCACATCCTCCGTTGTTTCCAGCGAAAGCTGCTAATGCAGTACCGATAATACCAAGTGTAAGTCCAGCGTTTGTTCTTCCTTTAGTACCGAACTTTGACTTAGCTTCGTCCATTGTTAGAAATTCTGCCATAATTAAATAAATTTACGATAAATAATACAATATCTGTTGAGGGCATAATATATAAATATACTATACTTCCAAATTCGATGTTGCAAAGTTACGTTAAATTCTGGACATTACCAATTATTTAACACTCGTTAACAATTAATTTATTGCATAGGTGGTTTTAGTAATCAGGTACAAACAAAGAAAGGCCGTCTATTGACGACCTTCTTAATGAAAACGTTATGAGATTATAATAATTACTCTGCAAGTAATCTTCCAACTAGAGCTTCAAGTCTTGCAACTTTGTCCTCTAGATATTTAATTTTAACCATAGCAAGTTCGTTATAGTTAACTGATTTGAATCCTTCATCATCAGTGTTCACCATTTCTGGATACACTTTCTCAAGTTCTTGAGCAATTACTCCATAGCCATGATGTTTTTTGTCTGTTCTATCAAACTCTACTAGTCTAACAGCATCAGCTTTACTTGCATCAATTTCTACTACGTTAGTTTTTACTCTAGCATCAGATGTATCAAAGAATCCATTAGCTGCATAGATAGCTGCTGTTGATGTAATTGCACCACCTTCAAATCCTTGCAAAGACATAAGAATTCCATCATCTTCTATGTAAACACCATTCTTACTGTAAGTTTGTGGATTAGCTCCTTGTGATGTAGCTCCAATTAGGTATAGTCTATCAGAAGAATTTGTTGCACCTGCTGTGTTCTTTGTATCTGTAAAGTCATCAAGTTTCTTCTTATCAACACCAGTTATTAAACCTGCACGACCTTGACTATTACCGCTTGCTGGAGAAGCCATAGGTAAAGAAATGATTTTATGAGAAACAAACGTATCACTGTATGTAACATCTAATGGAACATACGCTGATTGCCAATTCGTACTGGGAGTTCCAGGTTCTACTTGTTTAACTAAGGTAGGCTTGCTTGTGATTTCTGGCCAGCTATAAGAAGGTTTAGAAGAACCAATCCATGATGGTTTACCTGTCACATTGCCCCATGCAATTGAGTCGGCTTCTCCACCACCTGTAGCAGATAGAACACCATTACTAATTGCCAAACCACTTCCTACTTTTACACCACCAAGTGTAGTAGCTGATGCAGTTGGTAAACTGTATTTAGTATCAGTCCAAGGAACATTTACTACCGCTTGCTCACTACTATTAACCTGAACAGCATATGTTCTGCCTGAAGTTGTAGTAATTCCGTTAGGAGTTCCTCCCTGTGTGCTACTTGATAACTTGATACCTCCACGAGTACTGTTTGACGCTAATGGTAGTGTATATGAGGAACCAGAAGGTATATTTACTGTTTTAGCAGCACTACCGTCCCATGTACCTGTTACTGCACCAGTAAAGGTTAATACGTTTGGAGTAGGTAACTTAGTAGGAATTGTAGGCTTGTTACTCAAGTCATTATAATTACCTGAAGTAGCTACAGTAGCAAAGCTAGGTTTGCCTGTAATGGTACTCCATGTTACAGCGGTAGCATAGAACTGTCCGTGTGTCCAAATTTCTTTAGAATCTTTAATATAAACTATAGATTGATAGTTAATGTCAGGAGCTCCAGTCTGAACAGTTCCAGTACCTCCTACCTGATATTGAGTATTAGAAGCATTGGCTGATAACTTCTGTGAGTTAAAAGTAGTTTTCTTATTAAAGTGAATTAATTTCTTATTAATTGCCATATCACTTAAATTTTAATCATTATAAAATAAAGGAGGGATGCTACTCCCTCCTTCTTGTACATATATTATAGTTCAACCCAATCCCATGCAGCTTCTAGTTTACCAATAGCGGCATTAAGTGAATCACCAGCAGCAATTGCACCTGTATCTGACGGTTTGGTATAACCAGTCATTGCAGTTACCTTATTAGAAGCCAGATTGGCTAGAGTAGTAGCTAGTGTAACGTTAGCAGAACCATTTAAAGAAACACTTCCAGTTACACCACCACTAACTGTGATAGTACGAGCAGTAGCCCACTTAGCAGCAGTATCAGCCGCACCAGCAGTAGCAGGTTTACCAATACTAACTGTTTGTTTAGAACCTCCAGAAGGAGTTACGTCGAATGAGCCGTTTCCTCCAACGAACGTATAAGTAGTATTAGTATCAGCTCCTGGAATACCCAAAGCTGTAATATCAGCCTTAGTAACAGCGGTTACTGAAGCAACGTGGCTAGTAGAATCTGTGCTGAATTTATAGAATCCAGAAGTTTTACTAGGAGCACCTCCAGCAGGGTGAGTATAAACTGTGTCCTTCTCTGCTTGCCATGCAGGACCACTAGCAGTGGCTTTCAGTACGTATCCAGCAGTACCATTAGCTAGAGCTTTAACAGTAGACCCACCGTTACCTAAAATTACTGCGTTAGCAGTTAGGGATTTGCCAGTAACAGCACCGTCTAAGTTTCTCTGAATAACTGACCAGTCACCATTTGCAGCAGTCGTTCCAGATTTAACACAGATAATCATGTCACCTGCTTCACAGCCTTCGCCCGCAAAGTTACCAGCAGCCTTAACTACGTAAGTATCTCCAACTGTGTGATTAGCTGGAAGTTCAGTTACATCACCGTCTGTACCAATAGTTCCTTTGAATCTAAGTGCTTGAGCAGCAGAAATCTTACTTCCAATCTCGTTAATTACAAATGCAGTAGTTGCAATTTGAGTAGTATTAGTTCCACCAGCAGCAGTAGGAGCTGTAGGAGTTCCAGTAAACGCTGGGCTTGTAAACATTGTAGCCTTAGATTCATTTGTTACGTTACCTAAGCCTACATCAGCTTTAGTAACAGTAACATTAGCACTAAGTGCATGTCCGTTTACAGTTCTAGTATTTGGAACAGCATTATCAGCCTTAGTACCTTGAGTAGCAGTTGCATATGCAGACGATGCTGTATATGCAGCAGAACCTAATCCTTTAACAGCAACATCAGTTCCGTCAATTGCAATAGTACCATTAGCAGAACCAGAAGCAGCCGTGGTTGCAGCACCATTAATTGTTACTTTACCAGTAGCATCAGCTGTAACTGTTACTTTACCAGTACCAGTAATTTGATGTGAGCTTCTTACTGCACCATTCTCAATTAAGTTCAAGAATGTAGTAGCATTAGTAGTTGCTGCATTAGCTGTAGCTGTAGCAGAAGCGCCAACAACATTCTTAGCTTGCCAGTTAGTAAATGAAGGAGCAGCTGGCATAGTCATTGTAGTGGTTCCTTTAGCTGTAACGTGTCCTTGTGCATCATAAGTAATGCTAGGAATAGTAAACGTTCCACCAAATGCTAATGTCTTACTATTATCACCTTTAGCTGTGCCAGCAGTTACTGAATTAGAGTGATTAATTGTAGTACCTTCAATAGAGATACCAGAACCTTGTGTGTATTTAGTATCTGTAGCGCTAATTGTTACTCCATCTGTTCCGACAGTGATATTTACATTAGAGCCTTTGTTGAATTTAAGAGTTCCGTCATGAGAAGGAGACTCTGCAACATTAGTGCCGTCAGAAACTTTAGAGAAGGCCTTGGCAGCCTGTAAAGCTGCCACAGCACTCTCCAATGAAGTAATTTTGCCTTTGTAAGAATCGGGAATAGCGTAGAACGTTCCATGAGTATAAATCTCCTGTGAATCTTTAATGAAAACAATACTATTGGTGTATTGTTCTTGTAGTTCACTGGTAAAGGTGGACTTCTTCGCTACGTGTACAAACATTTTCTCCATTTTAATATATTATGTGTTTTATTCAGTTACTTCGTGCCAAGCCATAGCTGCGTCGATAGCTGTATTAATTGTCGAAACTACAGTAGTGGTGATTCCAACAAGTTTAGCCTCGTTAGCAGCAACTCTAACTTCTAGAGCATCAATATCTGAAGCGTTAGTGTCAATAAGTGCAAGTTTAGTTTCTGGAATCAGAGTACTACCTTCTACCTTATCAACTTTATTAGCTACTAAATTACTAACATCACTAACTTTAGTATCTGCATAATCTTTAGCCTGTTTCAGAGTATTAGCTAGAGAACCTTCAGCATCAGCACTACCATTAATCTTAGCAATAGCTTGAGTATTAGTAGTAATTTTACCGTCTAATGCAGTATCAGCTGCTTCTCTTAAAGTCTTCTCTGCATCAACAGCAGCTGCAATTGCAGCATCTGCTTGAGTCTTATTGTAGTATGCAGACAGGTCAATAGCTCCACCCAGAGCATCCCATGCTGTACCAGTCCATGCCCAGTTAGTACCAGCTGGATGATTGTCATGAGCTTCCTCTACATTCCATACATCACCTGCTGCTGCATCACTAGGAAGTTCTGCATAAGTAGCTTTGGAGCCTTTGTATGAATATACAGAAGAAATTTTGCCCTCAAGGGTAGTAACTCTCTGTCCTAATACTCTACCTTGATTAGCTGACAATGCAGCAGTGGTAAAAGAAGAATTTAAGTTGTCAATAATCTCTACTGTCTGTGCAGCAGCAACGTCCATTTGTTTCCATCCGGAGTAATCTGCTTCCAGAATTTTATCTTTATCAACTAGCATATAAATTGCCTTATCAGCAGCAACGGCTACTAACAATCCATTATATACGTAGATAGTATCGCCATCATACGGCCAAGTCTCTTTATTAATAAGTTCAGACTTATTATCTACTAAGATTCTTGGGTCTAAAGCACCTTGAAGTTTAACCTCAAAGTTGGCTGCAAATTGGAATGTACCTTTATTTCTTGCCATATGTCAAATTAGAATTTAGCGATTAAAGTTACTGAACCTCTAGTAGAACCATTGTAAGTGTAAACTGAATAAGTTACAGGTGTGGTTCCAATAGTAATCTCTTCTTCTGTCTTAGTCCAGTCACTAAGTCCTATAACTTCCATGTTACCTGATACTGTGTTCAACATTTGAAGTTGAGTGACAGCTCTTGGCAGCTTGAATACCTGTGGAAGAGTACCAGAAGGTTGTAATTCAAATCTAGGAGTAGTCATAGCTCCAGTAGAAGCATTCCAAGCAATAAGAGCTTGTTTAACCACAGGCGTACCAGAAGAAGCTGTACTTGTAGATGCATACCAAGGATATGTACCATTAAGTGTGATAGCTGAAGAGTTAACCGAACCAGCTGCAAGTGGAGTGCTATAATTGTTTCCTTTGTTATCTTTAGGTTGAGGTCCTTGCAAATAAGCTGCCTTATAAGTATAAGTAGTATTACCAAGTGTTACAGTAGTAGGCAGAGTTGTGTTAGATTCTTGTCCATTTACGAAGATAAATGAATTATCTGCATCTAAGTTACCAGACCTGTCTGCTTGTTTTGTTCCATTTAAGGTAATAGCTCCCTTATTAAGACTAGTGTTGAAGTTAGCAGCAGTAGGTGCAGTAGCTCCAACTTCTTGAGGAGTTGAATAACTCTTAAATGAGATGCTTGCAGTAGGAGCAGTAAATGTAGGATTAATAGTAGGGAACAGCAGTTCATCCCACATATAATCATATGTCTGTCCTTCCAGAGCACTTACCTTAGTTCCTTTAGCGATACCACCGACAGCATTAGGCATAGCTAAATCTTTGTCTTCAATAGCTGATGTATACTTACCGCTACCTACTTCAATCTCTGTTGTAGTGGTATCAGAGTAAGTAATGACCAGTTTGCTTTTATCAGAAGACAAGGCTACATTAGTAACGACTTTACCAGCAGCTAGAGCTCCTGTGTAAGCCTTACCATTCATAAGGATTTCATTGGTGTCTGTAGCAAAGTAAATCCCATCCTTGTGAGTAGTTTCAGCTACATAATTGGCTTTTAACCCTCTGTAAAATTTTAATTGTGCCATAAAATTTAATGATGTTATTTAATAAATATGTTAATAGGGAGCACAGTATTATCACTGAATCTTACCTCCCCGCCAGTTATTTCACCACTGGCATTCTTATACAAATCTACTCCAGTTGGAGTTATAGTTCCATATGTTTCCCAAGTTTCTCCATTCCAAGCATAGTTAGCACCGTCATTAATAACGTTGTAAATATCACCTACTTCTGGAGCAGAAGGTAAATACATACGAGTAGCTACAGACCCCTTATATCTAATAGCTGTAGAATCAGAAGATATAAGTATATCTCCATTACCGAGTACTGACTTACCATTAATCTTCTTAATGTTAACTCCACTAACAAGCTTATCTTGTTTAGTAGATAGTAAGTACTCCATAGTATCTTTCAATGTATTAATTGATTGTTGTATATGTGTTAAGTCAATAGATACATCTTCGGAACCGTCGTAACTAACTTCTCCTTCAGAATGCTTAACTGTTAAAGTTCCTACTGGATAACTCTCTGGTAAATCAGCGAGTCTGGTAGCTTTAGCAGTAGTTACTTCATTCCAAGTATAAGAAGTCAAGTCTGACATTAATGCAAGTGAATCAGTGTCTTCCCCTACTACAACGGCTGGTCTTGTATTAGTGTATATCTCCAGATAAGAATTAACATTACCAAGTTTAAACCCTCCGGAATTGTCAGATGATATTAAATTCTGAACACCGTCTCTACGATTAACCACAATTCCTTGACCTTCCTCTAATACTATATTACCATCAACCAAACTAACTTTATTGTCTAAATCACTTTCGATATTAGATATAAGAGCGTCAGTTTCTGATTTAGTATAATATAAGTCAGGGTCTAAACCTCCACCACCTTCAGAGGCATATTTAACTCCATTAAGGTAAATAGACTTAATATCCTTTATGAAGTAAATGGTATTAGGTTCTAAAGTCTGTAGTAAATACTCATCGTAAGTATCTACGGCTTTAATTCTTACTGGATATTCTGTACCTTCCCAACTAAATTTACAAACAACTCCTTTATCACCCTTAGTAATAACTATGTTAGAATCAGCATCAGTATCAACTACTAAGTCTGCCCTAACTCCAGAGTTTGAAGTTAATAAATCTACAGACCTATTAGTAATTGTATTATTAATCTTTAACTCTGATGCAATATTACCATTCTTAGTCTGGGTAATAATAGTATTAGTTATTTGTCCTTTAACTACAAAGTCTTCCAGAGACACTTCAAATCTATCTCCATTAGAAGCAGTAAGTATCAGCCATTCCTCATTCAGTGCATTACCGAATCCGTTATCTATATCCTCTTGTGTTATAAGATGTCTTTCAAACGAAACTATCTTAGTATCTTTATCAAGAAGGATTGATGATATTTCCTCACCACTTCCTCCTTTACCTATAACTCTAACCTTATTACCTTCTTCTTGAGTATCGAGTTCTACTATACCAGTTACCTGAGTAGCAATAGCATCTTTGATAGCTTTAGAAGAAGGAATAGAGTCTTCAACGTCTATTGAGTCCGACACCGTATATGGGCCATATGTTGTCCACAAATAGTCCAACTGGCTCATATTAGCGGGCCTATTAGGATACTGTTTCTTCATCACCTTCTACGTCAATCCAAGTTACTTCACCACCTATATCATCTGGAAGTTGTTCTTTAGGAACCTTTCCACTTACTAAATCTGCTTTAGACTTTAGTAGAATTTCAACTTCGGGCAAAGAAATGGCTCCAATCTGTGCTGGAGTGACTCTATGTGGATTGTTGAAATCTTTAAGGTGGCTATCAATATCACTTTGTAATTCACTAATAACAACATCCAAGGCTTTAGAATCATGTGTAATGTTATCGGAAGTACCTTTAACATACAGAGCATTTCCTTCTTTTACTAAGATGTTATCTTTAGCTGTATACAACCTAACGTCAGCAGAAAGCTTATCAGCGCCAGTTCCTAATGATAACACTTTCTCCAATTCTACTACCTTATCAGGAATAGAGTTATCAACTTCCCATTCTCTAATAAGAGTTCCAACTGGAATCCTAACTACTTGCTTATCACCAGTTAGAAGTTTAAATACTATAACTAGCTCTTCCGTATCTGGGTCATACTTAGCATCCTCTACGATAGCTGACAAACCAATTTGATGTTGCCCTATAACATTATCGTTAACCTTAATAGTTAAGAGTCCGTCTAAATATTCAGTAGTTAGTTTATAGAATAGACCGTCATTCTTTATGGTAATTCCGTTACCACTATCAGTAGATACCTTAACATTACCAGATATTGTAGTTCCAGTAATCTGTCTATCAATATCTAATTCAATGCTTGGAGTATCTTCTAGTGTAACCCAGTTAAAGTGAATAGCATGATTCACTAATTCGTCTAGCTTGCGCAGAGAATCCATTACAGATGTAGAGTCTTTAAGGTAAGTAGTTTCAGTATCAGGAACATAAGCTCCGTCTTCTCCCAAACCTACTCCTTCTTGTGTCTTATCGAGTTCGGCTTGCACCTTGTCAATATTACTCTGTAATTCCTCATCAGTGCTGTCTAGATTACCTAGATGCTCTCTAATTTTAGTAATTTCCTCTGCAATGTTCTTCAGACTGTTTAAGTCCTCTGGTACACTAGTATGGTCAACACTTCCCCAGATAGCATCGTCTGCTGTCTTTCTATCTTTAATTTCCTGCTCTAATCTAGTTATCAAGTCAGCTATAGTTTCATCACTCTTAGAAGTAATAAGTTTAGTAAACTCTAACTCATCGTTAGTCTCCTTTCTAGTGACCCAATATAGTGCTTGATTACCATCTCCGTCATTTTCAACTACCTTTAACAATCCCTTGTGTAAAATAGCATTCTCTTCAGGAGATGAATAAAATTCTTTCAGTTTCGCTTCAGTTTCGAAGATATAGTCAGCTTCTATAGGGAACGGACCACCTCTTCTAAAACTTGCTATAATTTCACTATATGCTCTCATACTTATTAAATGTTAGCTGGGTCAAACTTAAATGTTACCTCCAAGTTGAGAGTTACTAGAGACTCCTTGAATACATATATCTTATATATTTTACTATTTGACAATCCAGGAATTTCAAATGGGATATCACTAATAATGTCAAACGATTCAAGACCAAACTGTTGAGAAGGCGTTGTCATTTGAACTAAGTCTGGATATTCCTTAGGCATTGCTACAAATATTTGCTTAAGCTCTCTAGGACTTGAGAAATTATATTTGTGTTTGATTTCTGATACTAAGTCACCAGAACTGTCAATGCTATTGTTCTCTGGGTCTGATTGAACTAGCTGAAGTAAGTAATCATAATTAACATTAGAGGCTGCATACCATTTAGGTAAGATTCCTACAAATATGTCATATGCTACTTTAGTAGTACAACTAGCTTCCAGATATGTACCATTAGGATAGAATACTTTAAACGTAAAAGTAGTTTCTTCGTTAATAGGTAAACTCTTTACAGTCAACTGTCCTAATTCGAAATCGTCCTTAGTATATGTTCCAATAAGCTCATCGTTCTGCCATAATTCAGCATAAGATATCACTCCAGTAGAACCTCTAACGAATAGTTCAACGTCTACTATAGAACCCAGTAAAGCATACGCAGGAGCTTTAACATCTACAGATTTACCGTAGAAGATTGCATCCATAACCTCTTGAAGATTCAATTTCTCTCCTGGGTCAGTTTCATCTTCAACGAAGCCTACTGTAGTCTGAACTGGTCCACTAGTAATCCAAACAGGCTCTTCTACAATAGAAGCATCCAGTTGTCTCTTAGTTACTAATTCGTCATCTTCTACAGCATCTACTCCCTTCTGTGGGGCAGTAAATGGAACTGAACCATCACGAGGTACATAATGCTTACTATAGATTTCTTTAAGAGTTCCATGAGGGTCATATTGATTGATATGTTCCTCAATAGCCCCTCTAGCCGCATCAATTACCAAGTGATTAATAATTGCATCGATTTGAGCTCTTGAATAAGTCTCTGCTCTAGAGTAAGTTTCAGTCTTCCTGAAATAGTTGTTTAGTCTCTGATTAAGTAACGTTACAAATCCGTGAGGGTCTGCATCAACTAAATGTTTAAACATTACATCATCTACATATTTCTTAGTAGATAGATGCCCATCAGCTACTGGAGTAACTCCTAACTGTGGTTTTAAAAATGCAGTAGTTCCGTCACGTCTAACGAAATTCTTGATTAAGTCGTCAACTTGTTCTCTAGTATATAACTCTACCTTCCTATAAATCTGGTCAGTAGTTACATATACTTTAAGTATTTCCTCTACAAGAGGAATTATATTATGTGGGTCTGTTTTAGCTAAATGACTGTCCATTAAAGCAGTCACGAATCTCTTGGTTGTTAAATGAAAGTCTGTCAACGGGTCAACACCTGTTTGAGGTGCTAAGAATGGTGTGGTTCCATCCTCTTTAACAAAACCCTCCAGTTTACTTTCTATAGTAGGAATTATATTATGTGGGTCTTCAGTAGCTAGGTGAGTATCCATTGAGGTCTTAACTGCCTCTAATGTCTTTAAATCTGCTGAAGTCTTATCATAGACATCATTAATGCCAGCAGCTCCAAGATTAATTCTAGCAATTTGTTTATCTGACTCACTCTCAAACTCCCCTAAGCGGTAATCTACTTTCAGAAATTGTGAAGTATCAATTTGTTCGTTAACAGGATTGATACATTCATTTCCAGAACCACCTGGTGTTAAAATAGAGTTATCTGCCATTTATTATTAAGATAAAATTGTTCTACAAATTCAGACCTATTAACTTCATTCTCTTCTAGCAATTCGATGAGACTTATCTCTTCGAGAATTAGTTGGTAGTCATATCTATGCCCCCGTTCTAAATACTTAAGCAGTTCTTTGTATTCACAAATCACCTTATCTTTGAGAGCATCCACAGCCTTGCTCTGGCCATTTGCTGTATTCTGATTTACACAAGCCATTACAACCTCCTATTTGTTCTATGATTCGTTCAGCTTCAGCTAACTGATTAGATTGAACCATATATTTGATTACATTAATAGCCATCCAGACTAAATCTCTCTTGTAGGATAATTCGGCCGCTACAGCATTCTTACTCCAACATTTACTGAAACCTCTGCTATTAAATATTTGCTGGCACAAAGATATATAACATTTCTTAAGAAAACAAATAGACACGTAATTATTATATGTCCTAGAAATTGTAGTATCTTCTACGTTCCTCTCTACTATCTCATCTACAGTTACGGTCGTAGATGTGCCATTAAAATACTTATAGATGTAGATGCCGTCCGAATAGTACACAGTGGCATACATAGTTACAGCTGAACCAGCCGTTTTATCCATCTCTCTATCAAACCAATCTTTAGTCGGCAGAACTATATGATATACATTAAACCACCCATCAAACCCTACTGGCATAGTTACTGACTTATTACCGTCATCATGTAAAGTGTAAACAGGAAGTTGTATTTCAGGCCCATCTGCCTTATTATGTTGTAAGACATCAATAGATACAGTGTCAGAGTACTTGAATCTGTTCTTGACGATAACTGAAGAAGATTCAGGCAAATAGCCATTCTCTCCTGTACCAGTATCGTCAAGTATGATTACCTTACAGCTATCGTTAGTGCAAACTTTAATTTTTAATTCCATTATACGTTCTTCACTTCGTTATTCTGCTGATTCCCATCGTACAATTGGGCTATCTCAATATCTGTTCTTTTGGTGTCATTATCAGAAGTACTCTGCTTATAATCTCTATCAGCATTAGCCTTAATAATTCCAATCTCATAGTCATATTCAACCTTTTGTCTTTCAATAGCAATCTTAGCTTCATTAAGAGATGCAATCTTATTATTAAGCTGCTCTTTCTCTTGTTCTGCCTTTTGAAGTTGCTTCTGTAGCTCTTCGTTCTGTTGTTGCATCTGTGCAGTGTTCTGAGTTTCTTCTCTTCTCTTTTGAAATGCCTTAGACAATTTAGACTTAAGTTCAGTCATACTTCTGGCAGTCATACACTCCATAGCTATGTCTGGGTCTAATTGACCACTCTTAATGAACTCAATCATTAACTGTTGCATGTTCTGCATTTCCTCCATAATTCTACTACTAGCTATTACATGAATATCATAGTCAGTAAAAGTAAAATGTTCAGGGAGAGCAGTAAATACTTTCTGTAGTTTGTCACCTAGCACTAAAGTTCCAGTAAGTGGTTTATGTTTCCATACCTTCTTAGCACAATTAAGAGAATCAATCAGAATATCCTCTGCCAAAGTATCCATTTGCTGATAGTAAGATTTAGTAATGATATAAGAGTTTCTCATACCAGCCTTAACATTACTAACAGCATCCCTGGTTTCTATTCCATTTAATCTTTCTCTAAACACTCCAGTAATAGATGATGTCTGCTCTTCTAACATCTGCAATGCCATATTAAATGCCTGAATAGTGTCGGCCTTTAATAAGTCATCAAATCCGGCAAAAGAAGTATTGTTATTAAATGCCCTACCTTCTTGTGAAGTATCAATAGGAGCCACACCAGTCTTCTTATATGCAATGAATTTCTGCAATCTTTCAGTCAAGTCATCACCAAGAGCCATAGGTAGCATACTAAAGTCAATCCAGTCTCCACTAGTACCACTATTAGCAATTACATTGTCTCTAAAGAAAGTAATCAAATCATATTTGTCTTGAAGATGTGAACATGCAAGCACAAGTGAATATGGTTCGTTACTTCTGTTTACGAAGAACAAACCATTAACTGACAATCCACAGTGCGTAGGATTATCTTTAGTTCTAACTACATCAGGAGATTTACCAGTAAGAATGTAAATAGATTCCCCAATTTTGACTCCTTCATATCTATTCTCTACATAATCTTCTCCTTCCTTATCAACATCAATCCACTCAACTTCAAACACAGGTATTAACTTATAATTGTAAGTCTCATAGTAGTCGGTAGGGAATCCAGGTATTACTTCTTTACCCGCCTCGAGTCCGTCTGTAATAGGAGCTCCAGTAGCTTGATTGCTCATGGAACGTACATATATATAACTACTATCGTAATATCCCTCGAACATCTCCTCTAATTCATTGATGCTACTTGCATCTAATTGAGGACCATATTTATTAAGTATTTGTTGCTTAGTCAACCAACGTCTAATAACTACTCTATAGCTGTCTCTGACATATACAGATTCTGGATTTCTATCAACGAATACATTACGTGGGTCTAATACCTCTATTTCTATATTAGTTCTCTTCCTACTAGGATGAACCTGGTAAAAGCTCATGCCAGTTACTAGTAAGTCAAGTAACAGGTTCTTTAACTTAGTAAGTAAGTTAATATCTCTAGATTGGATTATATACTCAACAACATTCTGTGCAGCTATTTCATACTCGCTAACAAAGCTATTATTAATATCTTCTACTAACTTATTAAGTTGAGCCTCTACAGCCTTATCAGTTACTTCTTGTCCTCCTAAGAACGCTAGTATCTGATTGTTAAGATGTTGTTGTAAGTATTGATATACTTCTTTATTAATTTGTAATTCCTTATCTCTAGATATCTTAGATATAGTTTCTTTATCCTTGCATGACACTTTAGGCAGTAATGGAGTACCTAGGTATTCTCCAAGTAAAGCATCAACATGCTTCCTGATAAGAGGAGTAAATTCTATAGAAGTAGGATTACCTATTCCAAAATTCTCTTCTAGATACCTATATTGTTCGGCATCTCTATATCCATTATAATAATTATATGCTTTCTGTAATTTGTACTTAGGAAATACTAATTCTGACACTGCCTTATCAATATGCTCCATTAAGTACTCATCACTCCTGTTCTGTGCACTCATTACAACTCTCTAATCCGTTATATTGTTTATATCCTAGGAAATAATGTGTGTCGCCTAATCTTCTATCTCTTAATTCCTGTCTAAGAAATTTAAGATACGCTACTTCACCACCCTCAAACGATATAATAAGTGGCTTGTCTATATTATTCATGCCAAGTGTTAACTTATAACCCCTATGTGTCCCCTCGGCAGTTTGTAGCTCTTCTAGCTTTAATTTAGCCACATATTCTTTATGATAAATCTGTTTGAATAAATCTCTGATTGCTACTTCTAATTCTTGTAGGGTCATCGTATTGTGTAGGCCATAAATTAAACTTAGGTACTATCTGTTGTTTCTCTGGAATAACTCCTTTATGTCTAATTCCTCTTTCGTCAACCCAATAACCGAAAGGTCTTAGTTTGTTATTAGGACTGTCCATTTCTTTAGGAACTACTCCCATTAATTCCTCGTCTCCTAGTTCGCACATACCCCATGCAGCTATAATATCAAACTTACGTTTATTCTCATAACTGTATTTAATTGCTTCTTCTAGAATTTCTTCAAACCATATATTATGACAATAATCTTCTATATGTTGAGCTATTAAATCTAATTGATGCCTAATTACTACTTCAGTAGCAGGAGCTCCGAATTGTTTACTACGACCTCCTTGTATGTCAGATTGAGTAGCTCTAGGTCTTCTCATCAAATGTCTATTCTCTTTATGTTTCTCTCTAAAGAATTGCAGAGTAGACATTCTAGTAGATTCAAGAACAGCCTGACAATCGTAATACTGCAATATCTTAAGACATGTCATATGTGCTTCACGTAAAGTCTTAGGTCTGTCCCTATAATAGCACACTATTTTAGGTTCATCTAACCCATAAGCTCTCTTTTTAACTACTACACAGAAATCAGAAGGGTCTTGAGTCTTATCAGAAGTGTCTTCACCACCCATATCAATACCGTCAATACCAGCAACATATAAATTTCTAGGTACAGCTCCATGTTCTCCTCTAATCGGATGTTCAAGTATCTTAACCTTACCTTTAGGATTACTAACAAATCTTACACTATCAATTGCTTCCTCTGTGTGCTGGTTGTTAGTAAAATTATACTCTAACTGGCCTACATCAATATGTGGTCCCAGTTTATGTAATTTAATATTAGCAAGTTGCTCACTTAACAATACAGTATTAAACTGGTTATCTCCTTCTAGAGCCAAAGCATCATCAGGAGTAAAACAGAACTCTGCACATGCAATTAAATGCTCCTTCGGGTTAGCTAGTAGAGCTTCTCTTTGGTCTAAATAGAACTTCTTAGCCTTCGCAGTATTAGTAACTCCTCTATCGTCTACATATCCATTTGCTGCTACGAATGTATAGGCAGGTATGAAGAATGAGGTAAAAGCATAAGACCCGTCTTTAGTATGGTTATGTTTATAAGGTAAGAAATTATATCCAGCTGGATTATAAAACATCTTACTAAGTCCGTCAAGTGCAGGTCCCTGGTCTCCACCTGTTCCCCACACAAATCTAGTTCCAAACTTATTACCTAGAATTTCTACAAGAGCTGTACTCTGTAAGTAAGTCTTTACTAGGATTGGGTTAGAACCAGATTCTTCAAAGAACAATCTATCCACACGGTCTCCACGGAGTTTACGAGGAACATCTACTACGAAGCCAATAATGTCTGACATGAATCCAAATTCTTCTCTGTCTTTAGTAAGAAGAGAAGCTCTCTTATGCATATCAGAATTATACTTCTGTCTTAGATGTCTCATGCCGCCTTCTGTATCAGCATTTAAATATTCAAGCTGTTCCCAGCATTTACGAAGCACGTCACTAACGAATTTCTCGGTAAATGCTACATATACTGTATGTGAACCTCTAACAGTTGTATATAACCTAACTCCTAAAGATGCTGCAATTTCAGAGAATCCGACTCCACGAGCTTTAAGGGCACATACATCCTTCTTCAATTTCTCACACATTTCTATGTAATGGAAGTACTCATACTGCTTACTAAAGAATGAAGGGAATGTAGTTTCACGACCAGTACCAGCTTGAGACACATCGGTGTTCTTTAGTCTATAATAGTTAAGGAAGAAGTAATTATCACCTGTAATCCTATACCCATGTGATTCATATCCTCGATTACATCTTCTAACCTCTTCGTCCCAAAAGTCATTATACTTCTTTGTTCCTTCCGGATAAGCACAGTATTTACCGTTTCTTAGTTTAATCTGTCTAGCTTCAGTGAACCACTCTGGATTAAAATCCAGTCCTCTTTCTTCATCCACTGGTCGATATCCAGTCAGCTCATAAGATAGAGTAGGGTCGAAATGCTTAATCTCGGTATCTAATGATACATCCCATTCAACATTAGATGTTTTAATTGAATTGTCCTCTATGACAGGATTCATATGTTGAACAGCTTCTATTAACTCTGGTTCTACTCTCTGTATTAACTCTTGAACTGTTTCTGGAACTTCGACTTTCTTCTTAGGTCTACCACGTCCAGCCATAACTAATCTAAATGTCCTTTCTTACCTTCACCTCTGATACCAGTCTCTTCTTCTTGCTCTTTCTTGTACATATACTCAAGAGTTTTAAGTTCTTCTATAACCTTAGAAACTGATTGCATTTCTTTCATTACATCAGCCACTTTCCAAACAGGTCTATTAGTAACTGGGTCTCTTTCAGATAAATCTATGGTGTCAAAGTAATCAGTAATTCTATCAACTACACTTTGAGCAGACTTAATGAGTTTAAGTGCTCTAGATTCGTTTTGAATATCTCTGTACTTCCTACATGCGGCTCTGAAGATTGGGTCTGCCCATTCCTCTTCACTTAAATTAGCATCCTGAAGACATGCTTGATGCCTTTCCTGTTCTGTATAATCAGAGTATGGAGATGCCCAATCTAACATTAGCCATATGTAAACAAGCTCTCTATAAGCTCTTGATTTGCAAACTCCCGTAGGGTCTTCTTTGGTCTTATTCCTTTCATTAGTCCATAGAGCTGCGAACTCCTTAATAAGAAGAACCTCTGGCTCATTCACAATCACCGAATTAGTACCATTATCAAATAGGAATACTTTCATATTTATTTGTTTTTATAAGGCTTACCAGCTAGTGCTTTCCTCTGAAACCCATTAAATTTCATTTCTCTAGTGCTATCTGCTGAGCCTGGTCCACCTTTAATGTGTTTAATAGCATCACCGCTAGCTTTACTAGGAATACTCCATTTATTGCTAACAGTTCCGCCCATATTCTTCTTAATTCTCTTCTTAGCCATTCCTCCGCACTTGAACGAAGTAATAGTGCCACCGCTTAACTTTTTACCTATATTACTACCTCTAGTTGCACCTGCTCCGCTAGCACCTCTGCCGTTAGCTTGGTCTTTCATATCAACTTTCATTTTGTCTTTTAAAGGTAGTCCTTTGTAATCTGCTTTGGACATCTTCTTATAAGGGAGCTTCTTATTACTAACATTATATATTCCCTTACTGGTGTGTACAGTATCAGTCTTATTAACTGCTATTTTATCACCATTCTCGCTCTTCTTAATGCGTCTCTTGGCTTTACCTCCACATTTATCTTTGAATACGTCCATAGCTTTACTGCCTTCAGCCATTGCTTTCCTTCTACATTTAACACATCCTCCAGCCATGAATCTCTCTACCTCATAACCTTCTGGACACTTACCTTGCAATCTGCTAATGTAGTTAATTTTGGCTCCCATCTTAGCCATGATAGTTTGATTATTCTCCATACTCTTGTATTGTTTATAGATTTCATTAATTTCCCTCTCTGAGAGTTTGGATATAGTATCCTCAAACTCCTGCTGAGACTTAGGCTTAAATAACTTAATAAGGTAGGCAGAGAACAACTCTTGGTCGTCCTGCCCACCTTGTTGAAACTTAGTTGCCATTATAGTTTAATTAAGTCTTTAGTATTAAAGATAGCTTCTTGTAGCTCTCCTCTTGTAGAGAACCATCTACATCTAATACCCTTGAAATATTCATCTTTCTTCTCATCCTTAGATGGTCTAAACGTCATCGTCTCTTTCTTAACTACAATCATCTGAGGTTTATATGGGATGTCTTGTCTTAATGTTACTACATCTCCTGGTTGATAAAACACTTTCTCTTCCATTATTCTATACTTTTAAATCGTTCTTTTAAACCTTCATTAATAACCACCTGCACTTGCTGTTCAGCTACAACTTCAAATCCTTGTCTGAAGAACGGAACAGGTACTCCAGAAGAACGCCTATAATATATATCGTCTCCCGGTTTAATAAACTTACACAAAGGACTTACTTCTATAACATTAGCTACAACTGAAAGTTGATACTCTGTATCTTTCTCTCCGGTGTCTGGATTCTTAAATGCTCCGTCATATTCTGGTATAATAAGTCCGCCTTTAGTCACTTCTATCTTTTGATACGGATTCTTAGCATAAGGTCTAACCAATACGTATGAATTAATAGGCATAATTTCCATACTATTCATCTTCTCTGTTACTTCCTCCGCTTTCTCCAATTCATCTTTAATGTTCTTATTAAGTGCTTTAGTGTAAGTATCTACTGCTTTATTATGTGCTTCCACAGCAGCTTCTTTCTTTAAATCTTTAAATCCATCTGCACCGGCAAAGCTTAATCCTTTACCCCCAAACATTACATCCATTGTTCCGTTATTACTCATAATTTAAATCATTTACCATTTACATGCTGGACATGAAGACTTAATATCTCTAACTTTAGCATTAAGTCTACACCCGCATCCACGTTTATAACCATCTTTACGTTCTGTTGATATATCTCCTGTTTTAGGGTTTAGCCACAGTTTACTGCTACATACATACCCCATAAACGAATCCTTCATAATAGGACATTTCTTACATATTCTAATACGAGCTTTAGCTATTTCTTCGTTATTACCCAGTAACTCGTTCAAGTGCCCATTTACAATATTAGTAATTCCCATAGATTTCTAATGAGCTTTAATTATACTTTACTTTTAATATCTCAAATCCCAGTTTGAAAGATACTCTATGATTATGAACTAGCTCATTAGAACTCTATAGGCTTTCTCTTCTCCTTGATTTCCTCAAGTATACACTGTTTTTTCCAATGCTTACACATACGTTCCACATCATCTTTAAGATAATCTAACTCATGTTCTGTAACGTTACCATTATGGTCATAATGTATAAGCAATAGCTTCTTAATAACAAAATCAGGATTTAATTTCTGAAGCATCCATGCATAGGTAGATAGTTGTAAAGTATAATGTACTTTATTACAGTCCATTAAGTTATTCATAGGATACTTCATCATTTGACTCTTCTTAGTCCTGGTATCAAAGTAAGATTTCTCGTCAATACTTTTATTAGTCTTGTAGTCAACAATGTAAATGTCATTTCCGTCCTTAATAAGTAAGTCAATTTGACCTGCCAACCTAAACTTATTGTCGTCCGACCTTCTGTATATCATATATTCAGGGAAGACTCCTCTTTCTATGCTTAGTAGGTCTAAGTTATTCTTCTCTAAAGATTCATTAGTATTAACTTCAAAAGTTCCGCCTAAACCGTAACTTCTCATTTGGCATGAACTCTTACCTAAGTATTGATGCTCCAAATCACTATGAATCTTTGTACCTCTTTCCTTGGAATCGGCATTAGTTTTAGACCACTCATCCAGTATATCCTGTTGTGCAGAATTAAACTCCGTCTCATTTAAATCGTACATGTCTAAGAAGTACTTCTTATCAAAACGTTTAGTTTCTAATAGTCTCTTCTTCTCCATGGCAAACTGTTCAGCACTTAATAGCTTCTGTAATGCTTTGTATTGCGACCAGAAATCACTGTCGAACTTTTGACAGAACTCATGTATCATTGTTGTTACTGAAGTGTATATAGTATTGTCGATTTCACTCCAATACATATGGGAAGAATCGTTGTAACATATTTCCTTGTTCCTCTTGTCTACTTTCATAATTCATTTTAAATTTCTTCCTAATTGAGTTATAATCTAATAAGGTAGATAGAGGTTGGATACACGGAGCAATAACGGAGTTATAGTACCCCAAATAGTACTCTTTAGTAACTGGATAAATAACAACAATCATTCCTATAGGTCCATCAATTCCAGCAATCGGATACATCGCAGCAGACTTTGCTCCAGATTCTTCTAATAAAGCTACTAAATTAGGGAATGTTCTGTAGTAGTTCTCAATAGTGTCCATTCTAATGAATTGGTTGTCATTAATCCTTCCAAGCTCATCACCGTAGTTAATATACTCCAACTCTTTCCATATCTTAATAGTTGCCTTAGTTTCATACCCTCTTCTCTTCTCTGTAAGAGCTGTTAAATAACGATATGATAAACCATGTGTACTTTGTAAGGTATTATGGTAATTCAATAACAAGACATTCGACGCATCCTTATCTTCCATAAGAATATGCTCTATATGCCCGTTAACTTGTGGAGTAATCATCTCTGTATATTTCTCAGCTAATACCTTCTCCGTAACAACTGCCTGTCTATAATCTTCTAAAATAGCTTTAGTGTGTGAAGAGAAATGAAGCTCTACCATCAAGAATGCAAGCATTATAATGACTATCGTCTTAACACCAGAACTCCAACTGTCAATCCACCTGTACACCTCTTTTAGTTTGCCCAATAACATTAATCTACTGATTTAAAGGTTAGAGATTAATAATAGTTTAGTTTCTTTATTACTTATTTACATTGACACCTTAAATCATTAATTCATCTGATTTGTTTGATAATGTGCAAATTTAGCAATACCTTTGTGAATAAAAAAGTGATTTAACATGTAATTTAATTATGGAATTTAACGCAGAGGAATTATCAAGAATTAATGAGGCTCTGAAAGAGTTACTCGATGATGCGGACCTAGAAGAGGTTCCCATGTTTAGATGTGGTAGTAAGTTAGTAAGGAAAGATAAAAATGGAAGTAAGATTCATATTAAGAAGAAGAATCGCGGCAAATTTACGGCATCAGCTAAGAAAGCTGGACAGAGTGTTCAAGAACATGCTAGGTCTGTACTTAACAATCCTAATGCGACTCCGTTACAGAAGAAGAGAGCTAATTTCGCTAGAAATGCCGCTAAATGGAAGCATTAACTATGAAATTTAAGTACGACAAATCTAAAGGATTGCTATTCTTTATCAATCCGTTACTTCCGGTAAAAGGATATTCATTTATGAATATTTGTGCTATTATGTTTACTAGAAGTGAGGATTATATAAAGAGAATGAGTCAAGCTACAGTTACACATGAGAAGACTCACACGAAACAGATATTAGAAATGGGAATAGTATTCTTCTATTTATGGTATGTAATAGAGTGGTTTATTAAATTACTAGCTAGTGGCAATGCTCACACTGCCTATAGAAACATATCATTTGAAAGAGAAGCTAGATACGCGGCTGAACATCCAGAATATAAGAGGAAGACTTTCAGCTACGGTTGGCTTAAATGGATATTATGAGAATCTCAACTAAAGGAAGAGGGATTATTAGGGCACAACAGGGAGCTGTAGCAAGACCTAATCCTAAAGAGAATTATAAATTGCCAGAGGACCAGAGATATCAAGCCCAAACTAGAGGGATGAAAGACTTTGCTATAGAATGGTATAAAGAACGTGCTAAACAGCCTAAGTATCAATCTCAAGTTAATGAATCTAACCTTGCTAACATTACTGACCAAATTAACAGGGCAGAATATGTAGAACCTTCTAAGTTCTATTCTAATCCAAATGTATATAAAGGGAAGGTTGGTAATGTGACTCAAGCTGCCCAAGTAGCTATGAGACAAAATAAGGGAGCAGCATATCCAGCAGGATTGCAATACACATACAATGCTCCTTCATTCCCATTCTCTGGAAGATTTGGCGATGTGTCTTGGCATGAAGGTATTGGACACATGGTTGGAGATAATAATCCGCAGATATTAAAGGCCAATCCTGGTATTAATAACAGAGTGGATTATGAATCCTCTACACCATTAGAGTCTCAAGTGTACAGCTCCCAACCTAATGAAAGACATGCGGACACGTGGGGATTTAGAGGAGCCAATGTAAATATGAAAGATGCGAATGGTAATTATTATATTGACCCTAATAGGCAATTAAAAGGTACAGATATTCAGGAGATGAGAACTAAGGGAGCTAAAATACCTTCAGGGTTTAATACCCTTAGTGATGACGAGATAGCTAAACTGCATAATACCTTCGCTAGTAATGCTAACAACAAAAGAAGTAATACTATGCTAATAGCTAAGAGAGGTGTGCAAATTAAACGTAGAATTATTAAATAATAACAATCATGGCTTTAATTCAAAATGAAGACAACAAATGCCCTACCACTAAACAAGTGAATGATGCACTCAAGTCTATGGGGGGGGGTTCAGACCCTAGTTTTAACAACACAAGATTTGATATATCCAGGTAGAAGTAGTAATATAGAGGTTAACAGTGCTGATAGTGCTGTAATGGAGATTGTGAAGTCTAATATGACAGACATGGTCCCATTTCAGTTACTGTATTATGGAGTATCTAATGGTGCGCCAACATGTATTAGTGTGACAATAATCGGAATTCCAATAGCTAATTTGTTCACATTATACGTAAATGTAAGTCAAGGTGGTTTACAGCGCTTTAGCATTAACAAAGGCTCCAATCAAAAGTGGATTGCTTCTACACTTAGTAATTCTTAACATTTAAGAATTAAAGTACATTAATCGCAGTATGAGAAATTTTATATTTGACGTCTGGGTTTGGTCTAAAGCTAAACACTCCAGACTACTTAAGCAAATAAGGGTAAAGGCACTATCGTTTCCTTCAGATATATTCTGTTTGAATAAAGCTGCTAAAGATGCAGATGTATCACCCTATATGAAATCAGATGAATTTGAAGTAACAATCGGTAATTTAAGAGAATATCAAGAATAATGGAAAGTACTAATGAATTAGTAACAGCAGCTGAAGCCAGAGCAGAAGGCTTGAGCTTAGACGGAGTTGCGAACAATAGATGCATTACTAAGCAACAGTTCAATGATAAACTACCGTCGGGGGGGGGTATTGCTGACGCTATAGATTTATTAAACGGTTCACTAAGCGGCAGCACCCTAATATTCTTTAATAACACTACTACAGACACTACAATGGGTATATCAATCATAAGTATGTATGGTCAAGAAACATCGGCTACACCAGATATTCCTGCTTCATCTATGGTGGTATACCCTATAGCAGGTGTTATAAGAAATGTAGTTTTGTTTGGCAATAGTGTGATTGGAAGTAATATTTACGTAGCACTCCTATTAAATAATGTAAAGAATATGAATCACTATTCTAATTATGAAACAGATAGACTTATTATAGGAACTAATCAGAATCTACCAGTACAGGGTCTACTTGCCGTTATGTGTATAAACAATACATAGCAAGTATTTAAAATGACAAATAAAATTGCAACAGAACAATATTTAATTAATTTAGCTGGTGGAGGTACAAATACTCAACCAAGTGTGCCACTAGAGATAGAGTAGAGTTCTTCGGACTTGAAACTAACGATAATTACGCTAATAATCAGTTAGTTAAGGAAGAGGATATACAGTTGTCAACATTCCAGTATGACTTCAATATACATGTTTCAATAACTAACTCTGGGCTTACGTCTAAATCCTATGACTTTGTAGCAGATGTTTACATAGATGGAGTTCTAGATGGGTTTATAACAATTCCTAGGTCTGGAACTCTAGACTATCAAGGGGCAACTTTCTTTGACAGAAACTTCCACTTTAATTTACCAACTGATTTAACTAATGTCTCTAAATTATTGTTCACTGGATATTTCAGTACATACAGGGTGACTGTAGATGCAGATAGTGTAACAAATAACGCAGTATGCCAATCTGGGGTAACTACTGAAATACCAATAAATCAGGCATATATAGGAGGTGACACAGCTAATATTTCTATAAATGTAATTATATAATGAAGTTTGTAACATTCTTAAAGCAAGTATTCACATCCCACTCTGGCATATCATCTAAGAGACTCTGCGGAGTAGTAGGGTGGTTTGTCTGCTTGGGAGTGTTAATATACTGTGCAGTAAACGTAATTCAAGCCCCATTAATGATAGACACAGTCCTGTTGTGTTGTATGGGATTGCTTGGCATAGATTCAGTAACAGGAATATGGAAGAGATTCACCAATAACGATAAATCGAATAAATAATGAAAGTAATACCTAAACTACAACAAGGAAACACCATAGAGTCCGATAATACTAAAGTAGTTAGGCCAGAAATTCATGAACCTATTAAAGCTAAACCTAAACAGTATTCCATTGTAGATTTAGGTGGAGAACCTTCTAATGATACCAGGTCAGCTGCTGAAAGAAATAGAGACTATTGGCATCCTATTAAAGGAGCTAAAGCCAGATTCAGGGCTTCTATGTCCAATGAGACTAATCCTCTAGTTGGAATAGAAAGAACTATACTTCCTTCAGCAGCTGGTGCTGCATTAGTAACAACTCCAGCCGCTGTTGTAGGAGGAGCTTTAGGTAATATGACTGTGGATAAGCTTACCGGGGGCTGGGGTAATTGGTTAGAAGATAAGACTGGCATTCCGTCTGAAATTGGAGTTTATACTAATCCAGGAGCTTGGTATGGTGGTGCTAAAGGATATAAGATTGGAAAGGACAAGTTAATAACTAAATCAATTAAAGGTGACGCTGACTTAGCTTGGAATCCTATTAACAAGAATCATTGGATATTTAATAAGGAAGCAAGGACTCCTTCTAATATAGCAATGGCAACAGCTAACAGAATTACTCCATTTCTATCTAAGGTAGAGAAATTACCATTAAAAGTGGCTGCTTATAAAGCTGCCAAGAGAACTAACGGTAATGCATCAGTAAGTTTGCAAGATATAAAAACAATGCCAGCCGACTACACAGGTTCTTCAATACTAGATGGAGGAAATTTAGAAGGCAGGAATCTATTAGCTAAATATATATTTGATGAGAATCCAGTAGTTAAAAGAATGTTCTTTAATAAAGCTACTAGTAATATCAAACCTATTAGCCGTAATGAAGCAAGGAGAGGATTTAGTCATGGGGATAGATATGAGCAGCTTTATCCTGGAGTTCATAACAGAAGATACGAAATGAGTGCAGTAGTACCCTCTGGTAGACCTCTTAAGTTTGAGAATGTTACAAAGTTTACTGATTATGCTGGAAAGAATCCAATCAGCAAGGTTGTTGGTAAGGAGACTGAACCAGTAATGCGTATGGGAGATAAAGAGTTCATGACCTTTAGGCAGCCAGGAACTGATTATATAGGTCCTATTGATGACGTTGCCGGACACTTGGTTAAGTTTCAAATGAACAAAGGTAAATTAAGACAGACTTCTCAAGATATGTGGAAATTTAATCCTGCTGACTATGCTAAGAGGTGGAATGATTCTCCTAATACCGCTAACCAAGTCAGGCTTATTAAACAAGCTGCATTAATGGATAAAGTAGGTCGTCCTTTCATATTACAGCAATCTAATCCTATATGGATTGAAGGTAAGTCTGTTAGAAATCCGGAATTGGTAACTATGGCACATGGTGGAAGATTTGATTTTAAGAAGTCCCCTCTGCTAAAGAAACAAGAAGAGATTAACGGTAAGAGGGACATGCGCAAGAAGTTCATCAAATCAAGTCGCCCAACCTATAAGAAGCGAATCAAGAAAGCTCAACAAGGAATGAAGTTCGTAAGTTATAATCCAGTAAGTAATCCTACAATAGATTACACTGATATTACTAATCCTATTAATCCATTCAGCGAATATAACTTTAATACAGTTTACGATAAACCAGAGGCTTTAGTAGTACCAGTAAGAGATACTGATGAAACTGATGTAGTAGCTAATAATCCTATAGCAGAGCCAGTAATTAATAAGTCAGTAGCTAGTAAACCTGTTACCGATAAACCTGTTACTGCCAACTCAACTTGGAAGAGTCCATATACTAACAGAAAGCAATGGTCTACAGAACTTATTAATGCCTATAAGAAGGCAGGTATTACTAATGATAATGCAATTAGAATGTTATTAGCACAAGACGCATTAGAATCTAGTTGGGGTAAGTCTGCACAAGGTAAGTACAACTTTGGCAATTTAACTACTGGTAGTTCATGGAAAGGTGATTATGTAACTGGTAATGATAAGAATGCTAAAGGTGAAGCTATTAAGCAGAAGTTTAGGTCTTATAATTCTATGGATGAGTATGCAGCAGATAAGATACAATTCTTAAAGAGACTATATGACTTTGATGAGAATGATGATATTAATAAGTTTGTAGCTAAGCTTACTGGTTCTAATAAAGGTAAGAGAAGATATGCAGAAGCTACTAATTATGCTAAAGTACTTACTGGAGTATATAATGGTATTCCTAAAGGTGAGAATGGTATGATTATTAAGTATCAGAATCCAGCTCAACCTATTAAATATATGGGAGGTTACGATAAGAGAGGTAACATAGTATTGCCAGTTACTAATGAGAATGGTATGAATAATGTAACTTTACCAGAAGTAACAGTTACTCCTAGAAATATTAATCTAGCAGGAGCTGTAGATAGAGGAAGGAGAGAAGCCGCACCTTATGTTAGTACATTATTAACAGGTGCAATATTTGGACCATTATCAGTAGCAGGTGGATATGCAGGTAATGAAGCAGTTAATAAGATAACTAATGTAGCTAGTAATGACAAATATAAAGACTGGGCTGATATGCTCTCTAAGACTACAGGAATGAATCCGGTAGTTGCAGATTTCTTTAACATAGGTAATTTGGCAGGTGGATTTGGAATGCGTAACTTTGGACCTAGGTTAAAGCCAGTAAAAGATATGGCTGTTGGTGGTAATAAATGGGCTAGAGCTAGAGTAATTAGTAAGGCTATAGATAAAGGGACTCCTTCAGTTGAGCCATTGCCCAATAATGTAGGTTGGGGACCTAGACAATCCATACATGTAGTACATGATAAGAATAGTGCTAGACTCCCGAAATTATACTTTCCAGAAAGGTGGGATGCTATTCATGAAGGCGCTCCTGAAGCTGGTATATGGTATCAAGGTAAATTTGGCAATCCAAGAACAGCAGCTAATCACTCTGTTCCAGGTAAGGCAGAGAAAGCGGCTAAGGCTAGAGAGAGATTTGCCAAGAGACCTTACAGAGTAGAAGGTGATTTAGAGTTAGAGAGACCAATAGTTACTGTAGGTGATGTACCTAACAGAGCAGCATTAGAACGAGCAGCTGATAAGATGAGTGCTGACGGGGTAATCTTTAATAATGTATATGATAATGGATATTCTAATAACCAAGTAATCTTTAGTCTTAGAGATAACTTGAAGAATAGCACTATGACCCATAAGCCAACTGGTAAAATAGTTACTCCGACCGAGAACAATCCATATCCTAAGATAGGAACAGCTACTATAGTAAATGGTAAGTTTGAGCCTACTGGAGATATCTTTGGAGAAATTCTCCCCACACAGGGAACTAAGCAGGCTGTGTTTCATCATAAAACTGACCCTACTAAGGTAGTCAAAGTGTCTAAAGTTCCAGAGGAAGGATATAGAACTGTAGATGAGTTACGTAAAGCTATTAAGATGTCTAGAGCTAGGGATGAAGTGCCTAGTGCTGTACCCACAGAACTTCAAGGTTACTTACAAGGAGAAAAGGGAATGTATCCGGTGTTTACTCAGACCAAAGTAGGGCCTATTGAAAAGGAGAATGTGCTTGACGAGTTAGCAAAGATATTTGAGTCTAAAGGATGGACTAGGATTAATGATTCGTCCTATAAGAACTCTAAAATTACAGTCGGAGACATTACTACAGAGAATGTAGGTATGCTTAACGGTAAACCAGTCATCTTTGACCCAGAAGCTGCTTACAATAAAGACATTATTAGGGTATCTAACGCTAAATTTAAGAATAAGAACAATTAACTTTAGGCTAACATCTATTAACTAATATCACTTGGATAGTATATTTAGATGTAGTAAATTTGCAATGTAAAAGAATTAACAACATGAGTAAAATAGCAACAGAATTAGAAGCTAAGACTATGGGGGGGGGGACTCTCTCGGTAATTGATAATAAGTGCTGTACTAAAGCTAGAGCACTTGAATTAGGATGTCAGATTAAAAGTGGATTTAGTTATACTGATAATCAGTTAGTGGAGTTAGAAGGTATAGAGGCAGCTATAACTGCTCCAAATGTAATCCTTCATTATGGTTGGCAGGATATGCCAATTAATAATATACAGCAATTTAGAGTACGTTTCTCATTTGTTAATGAGAGTTCAGTGAATGGAGAGCCATTTAAGTATTCTGACAATACTATGTACTTTACAATTACTCCAAGATTAGAGCAAGGAGAACAAACGTACACTAAGACTTTAGCAAATCCTCTTAAATATTACTTAGAGAAATTAGCACCTTCTAACCAAGACCCATATAATACACCTGTTTGGATACGTTTTGAGGGATACATGATGCTTAGGCAAGTATCTCAAATTACATTAGCAGTAGATTCTCAATCTGAGAATTGGGCAGAAGGAGTAACATTTCCTTCATCTGGAAAGTGGGTCAAAATGAATAATTCTGGTAGAGTATTTAGATTTACTGGTGGGGAAATAGACCTAAACATAGAACTGTATACAGCGTCAGCGCAATGATTAAAGTAACTGATAATAAAGAAGTAAAGGAAACAGTCCTAGCAGGACTTAAAAGGAATAAAGAGAAGTATGGTAAGAAGTACTGCCCATGCTCCTTAGTAAGAGATGAAAATACAGTATGTATGTGTAAAGAGTTTAGGGAAATGGAAGAAGGGACTTGCCATTGCCAACTTTATGTTAAAACTAAAGACTAATAATTATGGATGAATTAAAGAACCAATTAGCACAGTATTTATGTAGCCAAATTCATAATGGCACTAAAGATTTGATTGAATTAATTGAATCGGAAGACCTTATTAATGAACAGTGGTATAAGAACTGGAAGGAAGAGATGAGAATCTTACTACAGGAGAAGTAATTATGATAATACTTAGTGGAAATTGTCCTAGGCATCATAATGCCATTATGTTGGAACTTACAGACTTTGATGACAGTAAAATTTCCTATCTAGCTAGAATATCTAGAGGACATCATGTTGATACTCTGTTAGTTCCTAGGGAATATAAAGATACATTTGAATCTACAGAACTATATAAAGTATTACTGCCTAATATTAGTATAGGTGATGTACAATTTGCTAAAATATACTATTATGATTGACGTTAGAAAGACATTAGAGAATTTACATCAGATACTTCCAAACTTATCAATAGAGGACTTATTTAGAGTTCTTGATAACATAGTAGAGATTCCACAATTTAACGTAGGACAGACAACTACTATACGTAGAGATAATAGTGGCTGGAGACCATATGACACAGGTACATTTATATCTTATGCTAGTAATGGAATAACACTTAGTGATGAAGGAACTTGTAAATAACTGGAATGAGAAACATCCCGAATACGTATTGGTACACGGGATGTATTCTTATGTAGACAATGGACAATCTAAGGATATGCACATGCTTACTATCTTTAATAAGGATAATGAATGTGTATGTGAATATAAAGGAGAAGATTTTATTAAATTATATAATACATTAGAAGAAGAATGGGAAAGCGATTAATTAATGTTGATGAAGTGGAGGAGATAGTACCTGTCCTAGTAGGCAAATTACTAGAGAACAATTTGATAACAGAGGAACAAGCAAACCAAATCATCTGTGCAATCTTTAATGATAACTATCTAGGAGAATATAGTGAGGGAGATGTATTAGTTCACACTTGTATGTAATTAATGAGTTATGGAGAATGATAGGCTAAATGAAATTAGGGAATTAAATCCAGATTATGATATTAGTATGCATGAGCTAGATGTTTGTGTAGGAGACAATCAATATAGGCTAATGTATTATGTGTATGTTCAGCATAAAGAATCTGGAATAGGTGTATATGGTGACAAGGACTTTGATATGCAGGAAGTAATAAATAGGCTTCCTATTAAGTTCACAATAGAGAAAGAACATAGTATAATACCTAAGGGAGTGCATATAAAAATCTGCGACTTCTCCAGTAGCCGAGGAGTCTTTCTCTTTAGTGACGTTGATAACTATTTTAAAAACCATACAGTAAGTGTGACTATTGACTATCCACTAAAGAATCCATACACATTCACTGTTAAATGTATCGTTTTGAATGATTTGATAAATGAAATAGTTCTTGCATATAGAAGGATTTACGAAGAAGAGAAGGAGAATCCAGGTAAGTATGGAATATGGGGACACCGTATAGAAGATTTATGGCTTGAGAAAGCTACTCTCGATATAGAGACTGGTAATGTTAAAATACTTGTAGGTAGTTAATATGGATAATAAATTAAATGTACAGAAACTAGGATATGAAGTAGGAGAACCTATGTGGGTTCGTTGGGATAATAGATACGTATTGCGTGGAGGACATATACTAGGAAAATGCCCAGATGAGAATTTGATAACCACAGTGGGCTACTTGGCATATATGGACGACAAATCAATAATATTGGGAAGAGGCATTGAGAATCATTGTGATGAGGACGGTACTCGCAGAGTAAAAGATACAATACACATACCAATGAGCTTAGTAGCTAGTTTTGGAAGTTTTGATTGATGAACTATGACAAATGAGGAGTATAATAAATGGCTAATCCTTTACTTTGATATGCAATCTATAAATTTACAGTTCAATTGTAATGATATAGCATCATCATTAAAGGCACAAAGAGATAAGATAAAACAATTCTGTATTGACTGTCTAACAGGAGTAAAACATCAGGCTGACAGCTTTCTATTTGACACAAATGCCTGCATATTTTCTACTTCCGAAACTAGAGGACTGTTGTTCTCATATGAAGAATATCCCATTCTTGATACTGATACTACTAAAGTAGTTGACGGAAAGTATCCCTTAGACTATGCTACTGAAATAGTAGAATCTAATTTGGATGATATCATTGACTATATAGTACAATCGGGAACAGAAACATACAATGATAGAACCAGTAGAGGATTTGGGAATAGGTGGAGTCCTTATAATGAGGAGGAACGTAAACAAGTAATTAAACTGTTTAACTCTGGAACTTGGTATGATACATTTGGAGCTTTAAAGAATTTATATTATGAAAGAACTCCCAAAGGCTTAAGAATGTGTAACCTTACTGGTAAATCTTTACAAGATAATGTTCTAGGATATATAGAAGATATTATTTTGAATATAAAAGACCATTATGAAACATTTGCTGTTATTCCTAGAGGTAAATCTAAATTACAAGTTTATATGACAATAAGCAATGGAACAAATGGAGCTGAAGGATGTATTATTAATTCTATGGAAGATGTTCTAAATGTGCTTAAAAACTTAAGGAAATATAAAGGAGTAAATTGGTCACAGCTACTGGAAGTTGGGATAGATAATGCAGATGATTTATATTGGTGGTACGTGACATTCTCTATAGACACTACAGCTATATAATAAAATTGATACCAGCCAGTAGATGCTAGGCACAAAGCCTAAGATAGTTTTTACATCTTCGTCTTGGTGGTCTACGCCAGTGCGCTCTGACGTATTCCCACTTACCGAGACGGAATCTTATTATAAACAACAAAGCCCGAACTTAGTTTAATTACTAGGCTCGGGCTTTATTATATCAACCTGTTATGTATTAATTTTAATTACTTGTCTAGAATAGTCAGGCAAGTCAAGTATTTTATTACTTTGGTCAAATGTAGAAGCTGTATTCTGCAATAGGAGTCTTTTAGTTCCATTCGAACCAATTGCATACCAATTTGAATCTACATATATTAAATCAGTAAGAGTATATTCACCTAGTGTAGATGTAGTCCAATTATTACCCCTATCTGTAGACACACTCTTCATATTATTTCCTATAAGCATAAATGTATTAGTCCCAGCTTCATTTACATACAATCCTTTAGTCAAACCTGTTAGTTGTGGTCTAGTGGTTGCAGCAGTCCATTGAGTTCCAGTTGGGTTAGTACTAACGTATGTATAATTACTTGTAGTGCTATATACTACACTTCTTGGTGAAGAATGAAACCCTTGTATTACTGCACTTGGTGTAAACATTCCAGGAGTATAATAAGTAAGAGAATCTGGTACAGATGTAGCCAAGAAGGTATATATTCTAGCTCCTCCCTGATATGATGCCCCAACACAGCAGTAATCATAAGGCCCAGTTGATATGCTACTGACTGGACCTACAACACTACGCTCCTTTACTGTACCGTCATCATACACTATAATAACATAGTTCTTATTGTCTCCTGCTGCTCCTTTATAAAATACCCAGCCAGTAGAGAATCTAGCCAAGTGAACATAAGCATAAGCTTTTACAGTATCTTTGTATTTTAATTCCCACTGTTTGGTAGACTGATTAACTACATACAATCCTCCAAGTATAGACAATGCTCCAATTGCTTCACCTTCTCCAGCTATGTATATAAAATCCTCATGGCCGTCTATAGCTGGAATTTGAGCATAGGTCCCACCGCCAGCAAAGTATAAACTACCTGTCTCCGTATTAATAAGGAATAAGTCTTTATTTACAACTATATCTTCTTCTTTAACTAATTGATTTGGCTGGTAGTTACTAGACGCAACTACGCTACCCCAGAGACTAACTATGGTTTGGTAGTGAGGACAATACCCCCCCCCTTCCCGTAATCTATATTCTTACCTGTTAATTCGTTTAATTTACTTTGTGTTACTATTCTACTCATGATTCTTGTATCGTTCTGTAATATTAACTAAATCTTTGTTGTCATGTAATAACTCTAGGAAAGCCTTGTCTACTGCTATATCAAATGCAGTATTAGTAATGATTGGTTCTTTATGCACTCTCTCAATCTCTTCTCTAATCATTTGTTCAGATAATTGAGTGTATAATCGTCTGGTATAATCATTATACCAAGGCTCTTTAAATGTTACTATAATTTCTTCTCCTGTCATAAATATATTGTCTTTAGTAATCCAGGTAGGCAATACTTCCAGCCTGGATATATGTACGCATTCCTATATAATGCTTCTTCTACTAATTCTACTTCTTGTGTTATCATTGATTAGCCTTTGCTCTTGCTAAATAGTCTCTAGTTTGCCATCTGCCATCATATTCCATATCCCATGGAGCTACCTTATTTAGTATTTGTAGTAGCTCCTCACCACTTATAGAGTCTCTATGTTTGAGTGTATGAAGTATTTCATCCTTAAGGTTTCTAATATAGAAGTCTCTCATATGTATGTTAGCATATAATTCCTTTATATAATCCCTCATATACTCTGCTAATTCATAGTCATTAGTCTTTAATAATTCTAGAGCTCTCTGGTCTACATTATCATAATCACCTGGTATCTGTTCTAGTTTCATTGAAGTTTCTCTAAGTTCTTTACTATCGTGAATAGCTCATCTGGTTCGAATGATGTGATATCATTAATAACATCAACCATATACTCTTTAACTTCATCTAGAGTCATTATTTTAAATTCGTCCTTAGATAGACCTTTAGTTTTGATAAATTTACTAAATATATCTACAATCTGGGCTAAGTTGTGCTTATCTTGTAAATAGAACTCACCCCTCTCGGGATGAGATGCTAATTTAAATATATCTGCATTATCTGTAATTACTTGTTCATATTCCTCATCACTAAGAAGATTCATTAACGCTACAGCTTTATCATATAGCAATTTAACTTCCTTCTCTTCATACTGCTTATTAATTCTATCAATATGTCTCATTATTAGCGAATGTTATTATAAATGCAAGATAGTTGCATTAAATATTCAATACCAGCTCCATTAGCTAGTCCGTCTTGCAATTTATTTAATAATTCTAATTTTACATCTGTTGTTTTATTGTCTAACTTCACCCAATTAGTTGCCTTTGATTCATTACATCCTAAATCAGTATTTACTGGACATTCTGACAAACTAGTCTTTAATATTTTTACTTCATCTACTTCTTTACTTGTTAAGTCTTTAACTTCTTTAGCCATTGTTATAAATTTTAATTGTTATTAAATTCTGCGATTTAAGTTCGCAAATATATTACTATTTAATTTGACAATACAAAATTAGTTATATATTTCAATATTACCAAATGGTAATATAATTATTAATATATATTATATATTGCCAACTCAAATTCACAGTTAATATTAAGTATATTGCCAACTCGGAACTTCATGACGTGCTGTGGCAATCTGCGCCCCTTCGGGGCTTGCTTGCAATTAGTAAGATGAATAGAAATTAATATATATTGCCAACTCACAAGTACGGGTGCTCAAAATCACACCCCCTCCCACCCCGGGAGTGGGTCATCATATTATATATTGCCAACTCGGATGCTAGGTGAATATTGCAAGATTTGTGTATATTGCGGATACGACAGTCGTGTTACCCTTCACACCCCTCACCCATGTTTGGAGAAAATCAAAAGATTTATATCATTTGGTTTTGCTTTATAATATTCATTTTAAAATTATTAGAGTTATGTTTACTTATCTTTCAAACGGTTATGTTTTAGTTAATGCTACGCGTTGTATAATCACACGTGAAGAATGTGAAGAAATTAAAGCAAATCTAATTTAAAAGCTAATCAGAACGGACAAATAAGTCCGTTCTATATTGTTTCACTAATAAATTATTAAACTATGAATTTAGCAGAATTACAAGAAGTTAACAAGAAGTTACCGAAAGCAAGCAAAAACGAAATTGCGGCGGCTTTAAACCGTTTGGGTGTGAATCCTGATTCTATCAAGGTAGGCGACAAATTGAAATTTCCCGCTGAAATTAACGAATTCAACGGAACAATCACAAAGGGTGTTGTAAATGGCAATACGTTCTTTCAAGTTGCCGTTGAGGTCAATGGAGTGGCAAGAAACGTATCTATAAACTCTTTGTTCCGGTCTTTCAACGACCGTGAAAACAACAAGCGTATTACACCGGTTGACATTCTTCCAGAGGCGGACAAAGACAAATGTATTTTCAATATGTTTGAAAATAAGACAATAGCGGAATGTCTTGCAGATTTACAAGGTACGGAAGTAACCGCAAAGGCAATAGAAACGTTTGAAAGCGTAGCAAGGGACGGCAGCCAAATGAACGTAAATGTTATTGCATATTGTAAGGAATAACAAAGTACTTCTTATTGAAAGGCACATTTAGAAAGTCTATTTGTGTCTTTCTTTTTATCATGCTTATTCAGATATATTTGTTAGTATGTAGTTAGCTGAATAGTGAAATGAAAGCGAAGAAATCAAAATTAAGAACTGTATTTGGACGTAATCGGAACGATGCAATTCATGCAAATAATGGTATAATGTATAAACTGACAAATCCTCTGTTTGAGGAAGCAGTAGGCTATTATTTGCTTGAACAAATCTCCACTTGGAGTGGGACGAGATATAAAGTACTAAAGTACGTAGTTCAGACCGTTTGAATGTGTAAAATGAATATTATTAAGAGTATGTAGGTCTGTGATAGATATACATGCTCACCTTTTATTCGAGTTGACAATAATACTATATATTTATGGACTACATCGAAGACGATTTCACAGATGCTCTGATTGATGCAATTTGTGAGAAATCACCAAGAAACTGGTACACCTTGGTGGGAGAGAACTTTGACCCAGATGAAGAAACAATAGTTAAGGAATCTGACAATAAGAAGGACATTGAAGATGCATTTAATGAAAGTAAAGACGACTTTGATTTATTATATGTAGTACTTAATGATGAATCTTATGCGGCATGTTCCAAAGGCTCTAAACTTATTTGGAAGTAAATAACGATTAAAACCTCATGGTGTATAGGTTAACCATGCGCACATTTATGGTATTCGAATACGTTCATTCAAGCGGAATTAAACTACGTCCGGCTAGACCTTTAACTAACAGCATATTATACATTTACAATCCAATTGGCAACGAATGGATGCATTTGTGTAAAGAGGACATACATGGACATCTAGAGCTATTGACATGCTTTAGTAATGGTGCTACTATGTATCAAGTAATTGAAGGTCTTAAGAAGGTAGTAGAGTATTGGGGAGATGACTATCTCGTAGGTCGTAGAGACTTTTACAAAGAGATTATAGACATCTATTCCTCACACCGATAACATCACAGGGTTTAGCTCTTCTAAGTAGTTGCAAATGCTTAGAATCCTTTACATGCAAAACGGACATAATGCATGTATTGCCCAAATTAAGACGTTCCTGTTTCACGCGTTAAAGCAGGAGTCCATTATGGTTGTTTTAATTACATTAATCTTTAAGTTTTAAACAGCGTCCTACATTGTTTGTGGGTTTTGGTATGGCTCCTCTGCCAAGTAATGCGTACAAAGAGCCACTAATCAAAAACCTCACACTGAATAGGTAAAGTGTACATAGTTATGAGTAAATACGATGATTGTCATAGAGTTGACAATAGATATACCACAGCTATAGGAATGAGCGTGTGGAGATTCTTCAATGTTGGCAAATATAAGAATCAGAAAGTGAAAGACGTCTGTTACTTCAATCCATTCTATGTAGCATGGTGTCTGGAGAACTGGCAGGGATTCAGTCTTACTAGCTACGAACGTTCCAATTACATGAAAGGACTGGAACGTCAGTTAGAGAAAGACCCTGAAGACCAAGAACTCATCTTAAAGGTGAGTAGATATAAAACCATTGTTTGATATTTTTACAGAAATGATATAATCTTCCACCATAATGGGTACGCCCGGAGACTAATGCAGAGTATCTTCCTTTAATACTGGAGAGATGTCTTATCGTGAGATAAGGCAAAGGAGTGTGGCACAGGAAGGTGGATTCCTTTACTTGTAATAATATTTTTGTTCATTTTATTACAGCATATCCTCCCGTGACGGGAGTGGCATCATGACTAAGCCTTTACGTGGCGATGCTATAAGTAAGTCAATAGACTGAAACTAATTAGTTCTTTATTAACGTTTCACTAAAACCTCGTGAGTGTATAGGTAACTCATTAGATTAATTATGAAGACATTAAAATCATCTCTCAAGTTCAGTGTAGTAGAAATCACACCGAAAGATGCAGAAGTACTATTGTCAAAGTATTTGCACAATCGGCCTATTTCTAGAGACAATATCAACAAGTATGCTATTCAAATGTCTGAAGGTAAATGGCATTTGAACGGTGAAGCAATCATTATAAATGATAAAGGTCTTACTGATAACGGCTATCATCGTCTAGCAGCGTGCATACAGGCAGGTGTTCCATTTCAAACTGTGCTCATAGAAGGTGTTAAACACGAAACTTGGACTACCATAGATACTGGTAAAACAAGAAGTGTAGGTGATGTGTTTGGAATCATGGGCATTACTAATCCTACCCAGAAAGCTTCCATTGTGGCTAAATATTACGCTTTGACCAAGGGCTTGAAAGGTTTGGCTGATGCTGGCGCTCTTCACAGACTTAGAGGGACTGGTCTGACTCGTCAAGATTTGTTGAACATGTATAGAAAGCATGAAACTACCTTTGATGAGGTTACAGGACTTGCACTCAAGTACAAGAAGTACACTAAAGGATTACTCCATGCATCTATGATTGGTGGTGTAACAGCTTATCTTGTTCTTGATAAGAAGCATAAATTAGATACTCTTGACGACTTCTGGAACAAAGTATCTACAAGCACACTTCCGTTGTATACGAGTGGTCGTAATCGTTTGCTGTCTGTGCGTGGTCAGGACAAACAAAAGGTTGTGACTGACCTGTGGAATAAATATATCTCTTCTAAAGAGAACATCCGCGTTAATATCACGTCTGCAATAATCTTTAAGTAACCAAAGGAGTGTGAGATTTCCATATTTTAAAACCTGGCAGTGAGTAGGTTAACTGCCAACTTATCTATGACTAATGAATTAGCAGAGGAATACAGAGAGCTTAAACGTAACTTAATACCCATATTGTTACAGACATGTGGTAAAGAGCGTTTATGTGATGCTGTAGACAAATGGTTATTAGTAAAATCCGGTATCAAAGTAATATCTAAATCATGGTATGAAGGTGGATTGCCTGGTAAAGAGTATGTGGTAATTAAGGATACTTCAGTACTTGCCAGCTATCCCTCTAAAGGTGCTAATTATGAACATCGTCTTGCGAGGTATAGAGCCTACACTAAGGCATTTAACCATGTAAGAGAAGAAGGAATACCTTTGGCTCCTATACAGGTTGATAAATTTACCAAAGTACTTGTCAATGGAGTAACACTATGCCTTATCGGAACTTTTGAAGGTAAATCAGAGAATGACTTTATCAAAGAGATATCTGGTAAGGTTTACGTAAAGGCAGGTACTGATTCGGTAGATGTTATTAATCTACAAACTAGAAGAACTAAAAGATATAAAGTTCAGTACACATGAAACTATACTTTAACTATACACAGAACTTCATCCTTGCAGATTGTGAGGGTGAGGTTATTGATATGAGAACTGGCCAGCCTTCTGATGCCAAACTACAATCTCATCTTAATAGCTACAAAGATGAAACTACATCTAAGTGGATTCCTATTAAGGACTTAGGAGATTTGTATGATATGTCAGATAGTGATGTGACAGTTTCTGGCAGCTTAATCACGATGTCCATTGACGGACATAAGGTTACAGCTAGACATAAGGTGTCAGCAGGAGTTAATTATGTACAACTGACTGGACACTTCCCTCGCTACTTCTGGAAAGGATTTGCTAACTTATTAACTAAGTAACAATGTTATCGCAGATACAATTTAGGAAACAGAGAATACCATGTACTCTCAATCATCAATCTGTTACTTCTCGTGAAGGTAAATTGCTTCTTGGGTTTGGAACTAACCAGCCCATGATGCAGCAAGCCGAAAGACAAATTGCTAAACATCAGGTTCCTTATGAGACATCTGATTTAAACGGCATGCTTTCAATCATTATCGATTATTCTATTATCAGCAGTGTAACAACAATCTAACCTTTAAACAATGGATATAAAGAACAGCCCTATAGTTAAACATGCAATTAACAATGACAAATCTCTTCTTCCCGGAATCATCGCTTACAGCTGCAAAGAAGCTATGGTAATGGCTAAGAGAGAATGCGGTGATTTTATAGACTTCGCCAAGGAGTGGATACAGTCCTCCAAACAGCTTTGCGAAGAAGAGAACATTCCATGGGAACAGATTAGGACAGCAACTGGAGATTCTATTGATAATTATATATCATAATCTCCTTTCCGTCTAAAAGAGAGTCTGATGAGTCGTTGAAAATTACGACGAAACTTCACTGTGATTTGGCACGTCACGGTGGAGTCACTCTTAACCAATATTAGTAATTATGAAACTCACTAAGAATAAGAAAGACAATATAATAATTAGTTCTGCCATTGGAGCATTAGTAATTATTAATATCATGTTACCCACAGCTGGCGATTTTACATATGTAATCGGAGCTATAGGTATTGTTGCGGCCATAGGAGTCTGGTTCTTACCAGATTAATCAAATAATTAATAAATCAAACTCTTTAAATTTAGAAGGAAATGAAGAAATTACAAGAACGCCTGAAAGCTGGTATTGATTTCAATCCAAAGAAAGACCCATGCTATGATTCTATCGTAGAAGAAGCTGAAACTATTCTTGGGCATGTGCTCGATGCCGCTGAAGGCAAAGAAGTTCCTTACAAGAATTTCACTGTTGGTGGCGGTTATGACGAAAGGGAAGACCGTGAAATCGTCATTGTTCGTGGCGACGGTGAAGACTTGCTCGTTATGGAAGTTAAAGACGAATCTATTCGTGTTCAACCTCATGAACGTCATGCTGTCACTCTGAATGAGGATGACGAAGCTTCTGCCCGTGAAATCTTTGACATTCTTATGAAAATGAGAGACCAAAGACAAGGCTCTACATTTAAAGTCGAAGAAGGCAAAAAAGCTTTGTTTGAGTTTCTGAAGGATATATCTAAGGCTATCGGTGCTGATGTTGAAGGTGTTGAAACGCCAGAAGAGCTATTAAAAGCTCTCAAGGCTAGAGAAGAAGGCAATGAAGGAGCCATAGAAGATTTGATGCGTGAACAACGCATTCATCTTACTATGCACATGCTTGACTGTTCCCGTGAGAAGGCAGAGAAGATTGTAAAGAACTTTGAAGAAGCTGTGAAGCGTTAATAATGCCAAGAGAGGATTAGTTTAATGGTAGAAGGCTAGTTGCGAACTGGCGGAGGGAGTTCGAATCTCCCATCCTCTCCAATCATTTTAAAGTTTTGTTTTGTATTTTGAGTTTGCCCAGCCATGTTGTGAAACACACTTGGGCTTTTAATTAATAAGTGTATGAATCAGAATGCAGTTAATTCTTTAAGGAATGCCAAGAGGCATATTCTTATTAGCGATGTTGATAAGTTCAATAGCCATTTATTGTATTACATATTAAATGTTATATATGGAACACATGACCATATTAAATTAAATACGATACGTGAAAGACTTGAACGTGAGCTTAAATGGTCATTGGACGAGCATATTCCTGATAAGGATGTAATTAGAGAATGGCTTGACAATGATTACCCTCTTATATGCATAACAGAGTTATCGTTTGACAGTTGTATTAAACTTGCCAACGATTTCCCAGATTATGAAATTGTAGTTTATAGTTGGATGAAACATGAAGGAAACTTACCATTTTAAATGGAACAAATAACTCGTAAGCTGCCAAGTCCATAATGGGTACGCCACTTAATGTGGCACAGGAGGATACTGGCTGCTATATTCATTATTTTAAATGAGACTCCTGGCATGAGAGTATAATCATGCCACTTATGGGCCATACATGGAATTGATTCATGATGACTGGGTAGTAAGACGTGTAGAGTTCGTACCAACTCTTTAATAATGATACGGCAATTTAAGTGGAAACACTACTTACAGAATGGCAGCCTAAGCTGCTGGCTTAATTAGTGGACGTCATTGATTAAGTCGGGTTAATTGGAGAGACCTAGAAACAGAAGAGGTGTGGGAAGAAGCATATAGGGCAGTCCACTTAACTTGAAAGCCAAAGGTTAGTAAAGCTGAAATCTCCACTACCTATCTATGGGTTACAAATAGAAACGTTCTCCAACGTAAATGGAGTGGTGGAGCGACCGTTCGGTCAAGCCCAGTTTGGTAGTTTATGAACAACTAAGTCGTAGCCCTACGAGGGAGACGTAATTGGTGAATTAACACTCGGCTTCTTAGTAAAACTACCTACATGCTGAACTCAACAGCTGATGTAATAAAATAGAGACACACGTAATCTTATTGTTTAGAGTTGTGAAGACCGCGGTTCGAGTCCGCGATGGTCCACTATTATTAACGTTTAAATATCAATTTTATGGGATTATTTATTATTGCAGTGATTGTTTTACTTATTTGTGTATGTCTTTCGCGAGTAGGGTCTGAAGACCTAAGAGGAGTTGCAGTGGCAGTTGAGGTTGTATTCTCAATAGCAACAGTTGGGGCAGCGATTTCATTACCATTCGCTATTACAAGGAATATTCAAATTATTGGCAAGCACGCAGTGCTCAAAGAAACATTAGAAGCTACTAATAGGAAGAATTATTATCTTATATCTAGTGATGTCTTAAGGCTTAATTATACTATCATGAATCATAGGAACTTTGTAGACAACTTCTGGATTGGGATATGGTATGATAAGGACGTAGCTAAATTGGAACTATTAAAATGAAAGCAAGGTTATTAAAGAAACTTCGCAAGGAGTCAAAGAAGCTGAAATTAATAAGAGGTGAGGATTATCAATACATAGTTACTGATAGTCCTCATGACATATTAAGACCAAAGCTTGATACTTACTACAGTGGCACATACTACTGTGGTCAAGAATTATTATTTGACGAAGATGTAATTGCATGGTTACATCAATGCAGACGTGATTGGATTCTGTCCGAGGTTAAACGAATGCGTGTACATCTGCGTAAATCTCGAATTAGAATATATAAAGAGTAATTGTTTCACTAAAAGTTATTGAAATTATGGGAAAGAGGTCAATATCCGACGATGACATCGTTCGGATTTTTAACACGGTAAAGGCAATGAATCCTGGGCCTTTTAAGATTACAGATGTAGTCAGGGATTTAAAGAAGAATGGCTTCCCAAGGCCAGAGAACTTCATGGCTGTTTTGCGTAAGCAGGGAGTGATTGAACCTGACGGTGCTATCTATACTAAAGGATTTATGTGGAAAGAACATGGCCCTTTGTATAAGACTAGAGTCATTGAATTGATAACTATCAGCAGGAAAGAAATGGCTAAGATACAGAGAGATGCATATGCTAAGAGAATGGCTATTAAAGCTGGCACTTACGTAGCACCTCCTAAACCTAAGCCACAAGCTGAAATGGAAGCTGTTACAGAAGCGGAAGAAGACAAACATCTGATTCCTATTACACAGGCTGAAATGGAAGCAATCAAATTCCTGAAATCGAGAGGTTATAGAATCACTAAATTAATAACAGTTGAACAGATAGTATGAAGTTTACAGTACAAGGGAACACGCCATTCAGTGCACATATTTGCCAATATCTATATGATTTGGAAAGCAACTTTGCTAAGGAGAAATTGTCATTGCCACTTAGTCAGATTATAGCTCATATCTTATATGGGACTAAGAGAATCAGACTTGGTAATGAAGCTATTCCGTCCGAAGCAATCACTATTTTGGAAGAATGTATTGAAGCTAATCAGCCAATACCAGTCAATTGTATCTTCGGCAGTTCTGAATCGGAGAAAGACTATGTTGACATTGCTGAATTTCAATCTCTTCAAACGTTGAAGGATATAAGCAGGAGAGTTGCTAAATTCTACTATCCAGGCTTGAACATAAGACTAGATGTAGTAGGCGATTCAAAATATGTTAGTAAGGTGATGAGACTAGCAACAGTCCTAGGTGGTTTTACCATAGGCACACACCAATCAGCTATTAATGTATCATTCGCTCACTACCGGCCAGCACACTATTATTATAAGTCTATTCCGTCTCGAAACATTCTACGAGGTGGATATGTTCCAGCTTGGGATGGTAGAGGTTATTTATACTTAGAATCCCCACATGATATTGTGAGTATGATAACTACAGCTGACAATCCTGACATTCTTTCGACGACTGTGGTGTTAGAAGCAAACGAAGAGACGGTAGACCTTCGTGTGGACTATCTAATACCGTAAATCCACTATTGACGAATGGTGGTAGCAAAACTTGGTCTGAAGAACCAGTAGACATATTCCGGAGTATGTCTATGACTTAAAGGCTATATCAAAGAGTTGAAACCTGTATCTATTCGAACAGTAGAAGTTCACCTGATTAAGCATCAGAAAACAGTAGTGCAAATCTACTATAGATATTGTGTAAGAGAGAATCTACACGGTCTGCATTATATAATCAGCATGCAGATAGGTCACCAAGCAAACCTCTTTCCTGCCTGGTCAAGTGTGCATTACGGTCTGTAAGTGGCGAGCGGGTTAACGTATGTCCGATTGCCGTAATGCCGCTTGTTTATTGTTTAGAATAAAGAAAGACTCTCATAACAATAAATTTAAACAAAGAGATGGAAATGAAAGGAGCACAAAGGCCAAGGAGGCCTTACCCTAATGCCGCACGTCAAAGGCGGGATGAGAATAAACCTAAGTTTGTGGATAATAATCAGTTATTCATAGACCAGTTTGTTAATCTTAAGAAATGTCTTCAGCCACGTACCTACGTGCAAGTGGCTAAAGATATGTATCCTTTATGGAAAGCTAATCCATTACTATGTACTAAGTTTACTGCATATACGAGAATGATAACTCGTAAATGTAGAATAACTACCCCGGAAGGAGTTATACAACTTGATACACAGCAAGGAGAAGGTTTGAAGAATGAAGGTATAATGAGAATGTTGTGGTTGGCAATCTATCACAAACCCACATTCCATGCCAACATTGTTTATTTTGCAGCAGCTGGATGCTGGAAAGATTTCATTACTATGATGGCTTTAGATGTTCAACTCCATGGCTTTAAGCACAGATTGGATTGGGACTTCTTCAAGAAAGTCATATTCGCAGGTCTTGCCAACGGTCAGACATGTGATTTAGTAAAGAAGTATCTTCCTCGTGTTCGTTCCAGTGTTGCATGTAAGACAGATGAGGCAAAAGCACGTAACACAGTAGCCAAATTCTTGGCGGAAGGCCTTTATGGTAAACCTAAGGACGAAGGAGACTATTCAACCTATCGTAAATATAGGAAGATGAAGAATAGCGGGAAAGCAGCCCAATGGCAGCAGTTAATCAGTCAAAAGAAATTCTTGGAAATTGATTTTGACACTGTTACTGGAAAGGCGCTGGCACAGCTAGTAGGCTCTAAATTCCTCAAACATCAAGGTCTTAAAGAGAAGTATCAGAACTGGTTGAAGAACCGTAAGAAGCCCTCTAATAGCGGATTTCTACATACTCTGTTCAAACCATACGGATTGGATAAAATTGCCGAAGAGATTCCAGAATTTATGGAAACTTCTATTAATGCAAGTTTCAATGTATTTGTTGATAATGCTAAACGCAATAGAGTAGCTCCGTTGTTGGTAGTAAGAGATATAAGTCATTCTGCTAATGGTGAGATAGAGAATAGCGAAACATCTGCTTACAGTTTGGGTAAAGCATATGCTTTATATCATTCTGAATTACTTCCTACAATATTCAAGAACTCCTATGCCGTGTTAGAGGATAACATGGTTCTACGTAAGTTCAAAGGTCAGAATGTCATTGAGAAATGGAAATCTGACAAAGAAGAAGCATTATGCCAGAATCCTTCTATTATTAATATAGCAGAAATGCTGTGTAAAATGAAAGAAGATTATGGTGTGGATGAAGGAGAGTTCCCTAGAGGCTGTGTGGTAATTACTAACCATACATATTTTACCAAGTTGAACAACCAAGCATTCGTGGAATTTAAGCAGAGATTGCTTAAAGCAAATTTCAGTAAGGAATTTGTAAGAGCATTCAAAGTTATCATTTGGAGAGTTCCTTTAGCATATAAGGGAAGACCTAATGTGGCTTTGGTTCCAGGAGTGTCAAATTGCTTCTTAGTAAATGGACTTAATAATTCAACATCCTCATTTATTACTGGAGAGAAGAGGTTCCAGGTGCCTAAAACCACTAGAGACATTTTTAAGCATGCTATGAATCAAGAGTTGCTTAATATGATGATTCTAGAGAAGGATGTTGTCAAGAAGAATGCAAGCGTGCAGAAGAAGCCTGTGAAGGCCTAAGTATTTCGCGCACCGTTTATTTAATAGTTGAATTAATGTTCTGATTGGATAGAAGATAGATTTCATTATGCATGGAGAAGAGCGCATATTTGGTATAGTAATCTTTGTGCATATCTAGTAACACTAGGTGGGAATTTATTGGATGATTCCATAGGGACTGGATAGAGATATAGTTCAGTGGTAGAACAGCTAAAGTCAATCTTTAGAAGAACATCAGTTCGAATCTGGTTATCTCTACACCATTTTATTAATATGATTCTTTCAACATATGCAGTGTCATTTCTATCTCGACTCATAGTCATTATTACGAGTTAAAGTATCTGCAATTGTTGAATAACTACTAAGCTCATCGGTTCGAGAGAATATGTGAGCTTAGTTTAATACCGAGCAAACTTCTATCGTATTTAATACATATTAACTTTTACATGTGGGGAAGATTCATTACCTTTGCACTCACAATTCACAGTTAATATGGATTGTGTGATTCGGGCACGTAACCGGTAATTGGTAGCCGCGTAGACTGTAAATCTACTCCTTAATTGGACTGGAGGTTCGAGTCCTCCCGGGCCCACTCACACTGCGATAATTAAATACAATATCTGTTGAGGTCAAACTCGACAAACCCTTCTATGGTTCGAGAGAATAGTAGAAGTAAACTGCGGGATTCGTATAATGGTTATTATAACAGCCTTCCAAGCTGAAGATGACAGTTCAATTCTGTTATCCCGCTCATTATTAATAATAGATGAGATTATGAAAGAGACATCATTTAAGGCAGGTGTTATTGGTGGATTATGTGGAGTATTTACCTTCTTGGCATTATTTGCAACCACAAGTAAAGTATCAATTAATGAGTCTGCTGCTACTAATGGAGATTATAAAATCAACAGAGTGCAGTATGAATTTATTAACGAACTAACCATTTATAAGGTATCAGGTCCTGGTATTCCAGGTATTAAGTATGTGCTTAGAGATTCCGAGAAAGGTGGTTTATGTGTATTAAATCCATGAGTGAACACTGTCTTATTAAGAAGAATACTCCAGAACTTCGTAAGAAACTAGAGGATGCTGGGTTAAGTGTGTGTATATGTACTACATTTGAGGATGCTGATTGGCTTAGTTGCTGGGGTTCTCATATGTCATATGATGTACATGGTGTGTATCCGGATGACGTGGACGATTTGTCTAAAGAAGCCTATCTGGAGATGTATCTCAAGGAAACGAATCCGATTATATGTGAATCGGATGATGAGTTTATTAACATGTGTAAACAAATTAAAGGGAAATGATTATGCGGTAGATTACTTACAAGCCACCATAAGATAGTTGATTATTAATTAAGGCAATTTATTTATTAACTTATTAACAATTAACTATCATGGCAACAATTAAACAATTTAAACAAGAAATCGCGAATTTAGTAAAAGCACAGAAAGCAGCTAAGAATATTAATGACTGCTCATCAGTTTATTACAACAGAGGAAGATTACATGCAATGTATGTAGCTTATTACATATTAAAGCATAAACTAATCGGAGAAGCTATGAATGAGTATCTAGCTAAAGTTATCAAAGAATGGAAATCACTTGAAACTCAAGGTTGGTGTGGTTATTCTAAGATGTATAGTGGAGAGAAGTATTTCCGAGAAAGAGTTGATTCACTGATTGATACATATTCTGATGAAGAGATTGTATGTGCTGATAGACCAGAAGCTTGATGCAGTTTATGGTTGTGTACAAGGAGGTCATGCAGTAGCGCAGTGGTTATTAGAACATCCTAAGCAGGATTGGAATAATAACTATTTAATCTACTTATATGCAGACTTAGACAAATGGAAAGTAAGATTAGACTTAGTAAATAAGGACTATTCTTCATTCTATGAACCAGACCTTGGCAATCAATTAACAGCAATCGCATTACAAGATGACGGTCGCATGTTCAAGAAACTTAAATTAGTAAGAGAATGATATACAATCGAGATTATTATGTTAGTGTAGGAGATGACCATGTAGTTATCACTAAGAACCCTAATCCTCATTTAACCACATTAGAGGATTTAAAAGACCTCAACAAGAGGTATCTTTACAGAGAAGGGCAGAAGATTCTAACTCCTTTTGGCATCGAAACCATTAAGGAGATTATTAGAACTCATAGCAAGCAACGTGGCTACGAATGGTTAATCCTTGTAGAAGAGAATGGAAACCAATATACTCCATTTGAACTAAATGGCATAGTAGTCAAGGAACTTACACTTGAACAGTGGAATCAAATTATCGAATAGTTGATGAGTTGTGGGTAATCTCGTAAAACCCTCTGTCGCCCCATTACTTCAGTGGTAGAAGAGCAAATTCTAAACTTGTATGGCGTTGGTTCGAGTCCAACATGGGGCACTTGCGGTGGTGGAGCAATGGTAGCTTACTGGGCTCATAACCCAGAGACGACGTTCGAATCGTCCGACCGCAACTACAGTCATTGTGCATTTGCATTTTCAGAATGCTAAGAAGACAAACAGCAATTTCCTGTATGTTGGCATAAGTAAATGAATCTATTGTCTTCTGATGATGGGTGTGTAGCTCAGTCGGTTAGAGCACATCTCTGATAAGGATGAGGTCCCTGGTTCAATTCCAGGCACACCCACAATACAACAATTTTCAATAGCTTTGAATAAGAAGTCTTACAGCACGAAAGAAAGTGTTTCATATTTTATGATTTTAATTAAACTAAGAGACTTCTGTAGTTATGGGTGTAATTCAGTAGGTAGAATGCTAGGTTTGGGACCTAGTTGTCGCCAGTTCGAGTCTGGCTACCCATACTCCCCGTGGTATCCAAGAGAGGATGCTGATAATCCCATAATAGCAAATATGGACAACTACTCAGTTCGTGAGAATAGAGTAGTTTTAATAAGAACCATAATTAACACAATAATATATAGTTTCACTAAACAATCATCAAATCAACTCAACAATCAACCCAACAACTTTTAATTTATGATTTGATTAACCTGTTTCATAGTTAAGCCCATAAGTCGTATTGATATGTGGGCTTGCCCGAGAGGTTTAGGGGCTGGTCCGCAAAACCAGTTAGGACGGTTCGATTCCGTCAGCCCACTCTCGATTTAGTGAAACATAAGAAGGCGTACAGCACTAATCATTGTACAGTTTACATGTTTTTGATAACGCGCCTTCTGTGGATGATTCCGGAGCATGTATGGATATGCTATAGACTTTTAATCTATAGAACAGGGTTCAAGTCCCTGCGGAATCACATATGTACTAAGATTGTACATGATGTCAAAGAACGAGTTTAACCACTCAGTCTGTGAAGATAGAGTGGTTTATTTAGATTATTAATTTAAAATCAGATACATTTATGAGTAAGATTATTGGAGTATTGTTAGTAATTGGTTCTGTTATAGGAACAGTTGCTTGTATAGCTCAACATCAATTTAATCCATTCACTGGAGTATTGTTGTTGCTAGTATTTTGCTTTGGTTGCTGTTTAGTGATGAGCTAGATTATTTATTTATTGACTAAAACTGATGTATTATGAGACTATTTAAGTTAATTAAGAAAGCAGTTCGTTGGTATTTCAAAGTGTCAGCTGATAGCTACACGTGGTATCCAACAGGAGTAGTTCCTTACCATAGGGATTAACTCCGATGCAATCGGGATAGGTCAATTAAACATTTGGGAAGGAAGCTTAAGTGGTATACAGCTGCGGCCTGTTAAGCCGAAGATAGCGAGTTCGAGTCTCGCCCTTCCCGCATTATTAACATTAAATTATAAGATTATGCATAGTTTTGGTGCTTACATTGTGGGAGCTATAGTGCTAGTAGTACTGTATTATATCTTTAAAGATTCCACAATCTAAAATTGATGCGTCCTTAGCTCAATCGGTAGAGCCCCTGTCTCCAAAACTGGGTGTGTTGCATGTTCGAGTCGTGCAGGGCGTGCTTATTAATTGGAAGTATGGCAGAGTTGGTCGATTGCACTGGTCTTGAAAACCAGAGGTCCTTCGGGGTCCGGGGGTTCGAATCCCTCTGCTTCCTCAACTAATTTGAATGTACTATGAAGTTTAAAGTGAAATTAAGGAGAGTGTCTACGTTAAGTAGAAACCAAATTTGTAGAGTGTACGAATCTGGAATGCGAGTAATGGTGAAACGTCCCACATTAGTTAGAGTCCTTCTTAAGGATTACAAAACTAAAGAAGATGTTAATGCTTTACTTGAGCAATTAAGCGAAGCAAGTAGAGCCGCTGAACAGGATTTATATGCAGAGTACCCAAAGTTGCCCAGAAAGGCTAAGAAGGAACTCAAGAAAAGGTTGAATGCAGTCAATAATGCCTATTGTGTTGGTATTACTTTATTGCTGGCTGAATCAGATGGCTTATAAATTCATACCTACTCGATATGTAGACAATAACTCCAAGTTGTTGGCAAGAATTTACTTAAATAGGCAAAATTCTTGCCGAGTGGTATTACGAGGATACTATGATTTTGATAAAGAGAAGTTTTACATTTCATCTATATCAAAGAAGGCTAATACAAGGTCTGTGATGAAGTTCTTACTAAAGACTATAGAATGTAGTAGATTTCATTGGGAGTATTCAGGGAACTATGATGATAAGCTCTATCAAGAGTGGTTAAAGGAACATGCAGTATTTAATAGATTGTAAAATTATCGTATGAAAGGAATTAATTTAACAGGATTGGACATGAAGAAGTTTGTTGGAACCGGCTACAACCCGTCTCAAGACATTATTAACACTAATGGTAGAGACGATGGAAGAACTAAGAACGGAGAAACTGAAGGATTCACTAATCCAAAGAAACAAAAGGTGGAGGAACCTAAAGAAAGACCAGAAGTATATTACTAGGATTAAACTCCACGCTGCCTACTGGTATAATCCAGATAAAACGGCAAGAGGTAGACATTGGACAGAATTATATAATTCTAAATATACGTTTGCCTATAAAACAACCAGTACTCCTTGTAGTTGTCCTATATGTAAAGGAGAACGCTATAATAGGAGACAGTTTAAGAAAGAGACAAGAGAATTACTTAATCTAGAATAACTGAATGGGTAATATAAGAAGGCATCAGCACTTTTACTGTGTCATGTAGTTCAATTTGCCTTCTGATGATGCTCCAATAGCTCAGTGAATAGAGCAACGCCCTTCTAAGGCGTGGGTCGTAGGTTTGAATCCTACTTGGAGTACTAATAGTGGTTAACATGATTGGGTTCGTAGAGTATTTAATTAGTAAAGGGTATAAACCTTATCGCAAGGTAATGTCTAAGAAGGGTTCTACATATGTAGAGGATTCTAATATAGGATTTTATTCTTCTATGTCAGAGCATATTGACCTTCGTCTTATTAAAGGTAAGAAGGAAGTAGTGTATGGATTACATGAGAGAGGACATTCTCCTACTCTTATATATCCTAGACCTAAATGGGTTAAATCTGATGCAGATATGGATAGACTATTTCTGAATTATTCATTTGAAGAAATTGCTGAAATGATAGGTTTAAAATAGTGCACAATGAGGAGGGTATGCATGTAGAGTTCTATAACATGCTATGGGTTGGAGTCGGAGACTGACAAGAACAGTTGGGGCATGACTAAGTAATTGTGCATTTTATAGGTTATCAGACCGGTAGGTAACCTTCCGTAATCAGTCGGACGTTGGGAGCTGATAGCCCTACGATAGTGTGGCTAAATATGGGCTGTGTAGTGTAAATGGCTAACACATCACTCTTGCACAGTGAAGTTGGAGTTCGAGTCTCACACGGTCCACAGATTGTTGAACTTAAATTGAAAGGTAATGAATCGAGAAGAATTAGAAGATTTGAAAATAACCAAGATTAGTGAAGAGGAATATGAACGCCTTAAAGATTCAGACGAAGGAGAAGCTATGGAAGTGTCAATTGATTCATTAAAAGCTGAACAAGAGAAGCTAAAAGAGTCAGCATCATTACTTGATGAAGCAAAGAAGGCATTTTCAGCTTATTGGTTCTTACTGTCCCTCTTTGTAGGACAGAATCTATGTTTGGGTGTTGTATTGTGTCAAATCTATTCAGCATGGTCTAAAGGAGAACCCCTCGGATTTATGGTACTATGTGCCATATCAATAATAGTGGCTGCTTCATATTCATGGAATGCAATAAGACCATATCGAGAACGATATAAGAACTATAAACAAGTTCGCACTGCTTATAGTCGTCTGGTTGAAGCTAATAGAGCTGTGTTGGAATTACTGGAATATGTAGAATCTAAGCCCAAAGAAGAAAGAGCTGAAGAAGCCGAAGAGTTAGCAGAGCCAGTAGTTATGGCTGTAGCTGAACTATTCTTTGCTAGAATGGCATACACTAGGGCACTAAAAGAAGGATTAGAGTTGCAATAACTCAATATGGTGGCATTAGCTCAATTGGCAGAGCATTAGGTTGTGGTTCTAAGGGTTACGAGTTCAAGTCTCGTATGTCACCCAATTCTGCTGTTTAGGTATAAACGTATCATAAATCTTCCTGTTTGGTTTGACTTATTCAGCAGAGTTATATTTTATCTTGAAACGGAATGCCGAGGATGTGGTTAGGTGAAAATCCTAAGGTGGAATGTAGGGTACGTTGCGTGACGAAGTAATGGGAGTAGGTGCGATGGCAGCTTAATTAATGTTGAGGCCTCGTTAATATATGTATAGCTGTACAGCACCGAAGGATTTAGACTGTCCAAAGCAACTGGCGTAATAAAGCATAAAATCCAGTGAAGACGTATGTGTAGGCAGTATGGGGCGGTAGCGCAGGTGGTCAGTTCGCGCTGGACTGAAAATCCAGAGATAATGGTTCGACTCCATTTCGCCCCACTTTAATAGATTAAATAATTATTAGTAAGATGGACAATAACTTGTATTATATCTTAGGAGGCATCGCCTATGGTATATTTATCCTACAATTCATAATATCATGGGTTGCTGGGGAGTTCGATGTCGATGTAGACTTTGATGGTGATGCTGATTTTGATGTCAGTGATGTTGTATCCTTTAAAGGATTTATCCATTTCTTCATGGGATTCGGAGGATGGACATCTATTAAGCAATTATTAGGTTATGAAGTAACCTGGATTGATTGGTTAATAGGATTCTTTATAGGTCTTGTATTTGTATTTATGCTGTATCATTTATATAAGTTCTGTATGAAATTGCAGAACCTTCCTAAAGACGAACCGAAGACTAACTTAGTTGGCAGAACTGCTACTATCTATGTACATTTAGGTGAAGGGCGCCATTTGGCATCCGTGAACATAAGTGGAGCATTGAGAGAAGTAGAAGTTGTATCTCTTAATAAGAAGATATATCCTGTCAATGAGCCAGTAACGATTCGTAAATACGAAGACAATAAATTATACATAGATTAATACCAATTTCAAGATGGAAATGACATCATTAATTATCGTTGGTGTAGTTGTACTAGTTGCAATCATCACTATCATTGGGATTCTATCCCGCTACCGTAAATGTAAATCTGACGAATTGTTGGTAGTTTATGGTAAAACAGGCTCTCACAAAGAGAAAGTTAGCGAACGCGACGCTAAAGGTAATCTGGTTGACAGAGAAGTTGAAATTAAAACTGCCAAAGTTTATCATGGTGGTGCAGCTTTTGTATGGCCGATTATACAGGGTTATGAAGTAATGTCAATGCAGCCGATTCAATTGAATCTTGTATTGAAGAATGCTTTGTCAGCTCAAAATATTCGTGTAACTATCCCTACCACTGTAACTGTTGCTATTAGCCAAGAACCGCTGATTATGCAGAATGCTGCTAATCGCTTACTAGGTGCTGATGATGACGTTAAAGAAAGTTTGATTTCAGATATTGTTTATGGTCAGATGAGGCTTGTTATTGCTTCGATGACTATTGAAGAGCTTAACTCTGACAGAGACAAGTTCCTAGCTCAAGCTAGAGACAATATCAATACAGAATTGAACAAACTTGGTCTTTATCTGATGAATATCAATATCAGTGACATTCAAGATGCTGCTCAATATATTGATAATCTTGGTAAGAAAGAAGAGACTAAAGCAAGAGCGCAATCACAAGCTGATATCGCAGAAGAAGAGAAGAAAGGAGCAATCCAGATAGCTCAAACTACGAGAGAGAAGGAGATTGCAATTGCAGCAGCTACTAAGGAGCAAGAAACTATAGTGGCTGAAACTAACAGGGAGAAAGAAGTTGCTATTGCTAAGACCACTAAAGAGAAAGAAACTCAATTGGCCGAGCAGCATAAGGAGCAGCAAATTGCTGTTGCAGAGCAAAGAAAGGAACGTGAAATTGGTGTGGCTACAGCCCAAACTGAAGAAGCATCCAAAGTTGCCGAGCAAGAAGCATTAAGAGCTGCTAAGATTGCAGAGCAGCAAGCTTATGCAACTGCTAAAGAAGCAGAATTTACTGCCAAAGCTGAAGCCGCTAAGGCAGAAGCAGAAGCAGAGAAGGAAGTTCGTATGGCAGTAGCAGCACAAAACCAAGAAGCTGAAACTGTTAAAGCACAGCAGGAAAAGGAAGCTAAAACTGCACAGTATGAATCAGAAGCCCGTCAAAAGGCAGCTGAAGCAGAGAAAGCAGCAGGAGTAGCTGAACAGAAAGCTACTATTGAAGTTTCCAAAGCTAAGGGAGAAGCAGAGAAAGCTAAAGCTGAAGCAGAAAGAGTAGCTGGTACTTCTAAAGTTGAAGCTCAAATGGCAGTTGCTAAAACAGAGCAGGAACGTCAGGTAGAAGTTAATGAAGCTAAAGCTAAAGCTGAAGAAGCTAAGCTTAAAGCCGAAGTGATTATACCTGCCGAGAAAGCCAAAGAGAAAGCTAAAATTGAAGCAGAAGCTGTTAAGAGTGTAGCCATTCTTGAAGCAGAAGCGGAAGCAGCTAAAATCTTGAAAGCAGCAGAAGCTAAAGCAAATGCTACTAAGATGCAACTGGAAGCAGAAGCTGAAGGTACCAAGAAGAAACTTCTTGCTGAAGCTGAAGGTAAGAAAGCATCTTTAATGGCAGAAGCTGAACAGAAACAGGCAATGGAAATGGCTCCGGCTCTTGCAGTCGAACATATGATTAAATCAGGTATGCATCCTGAAGCAATCGTTCAATATGCAATGACCGACAGGTGGAAGGAAGTTGCCGAAGCCAACGCTAAGGTGTTTGAACATATCCAGCTTGGTAATGTTACTGTGTATGGTGATTCCAACACTGCTGGACAGTTCATGGCTAATATGGCTAAGAATCTTGCTCCGAGTTTGGAAATTGCCCGTAATTTGCCTATTGCAGATTCGCTTAAGCAAATAATCACTGGCAAGAAGCCAGAAGAATCACCAGCTAAAGGTGATAATTTTCCTCCTGTAAAGTAATCCTTTTACAGTGAATTTCTAAGAAGACTTACAGCACTAAGGTAATCATAAGCGATTGATATAGCATAAATAAGTCTTCTGTGGATTGGAGAGTTGGGTGAGTGGTCTATACCAGAGTCCTGCTAAGACTCCGAACCTCAAAAGGGTTCCGCTGGTTCGAATCCAGCACTCTCCGCGCTGGCTAATAAGAGTTTGTGAAAATCATTATTAACCTAATTATTAGAATTATGGTGAAGGTATTAAATTCAAGAGAATTGAGGAGTATAGATTTAAAATCTATTCCTGATGCAGTTATCTTAGCTTTTAATACTTTAATAGTTAAGAACTGGAGTGGTAAAGCTTCTGAATTTAAGCAATCAGATGTAATAGCCTATGTAGCATCTGAAGGTTTAACTGAAGAAGAAGTAATTAAGAACCATTGGTTAGATGTAGAACCTCTATATCGAGAGAATGGTTTTGATGTGAAGTATGTAAGATGTCCAGAAGGCAATAAGTTTGTATTCTGGAAAGCTTAATAAGGTATACTGGATTCGACTAGTGGTTTAGGTCGACGCACTTTCGATGCGTAAACAGGGGTTCGAATCCCCTATCCAGTGCATTAGTAATGAATTAATAATTACAGCTTATGAAAGAATGTAACAAAGTATTCTTTGGCGAGAAGGGACTAACCCAAACTTCTGCCAATCACCTGGCTAATATAGCTAAGGAAACAGTAGAATCTAATAGACAAGCTTTAGATTCTGTAGGGTTTGTGAATGTCAATATTAGCTTGCTAAGTGGAGGTAACTCTAGGACTGTGAAGACAGGTAGAAATGAGGCATATCTTGATAATGTGCCCACATTACTTCAAGAAGTTGCTAATATGAATGCCTTCTGTGCATGGATTCGTGAAGCTATTAAGGCTAGAGAAGAAGAACTTGAAATTATTAACAGGTACACATGGGATTTATATGCTACAGACGTAGCTGGATTCAAGTTGGACACCCCGATTAAGGGTCATATCCTTACCGAAGAGGAAGCAATTGCTTCATTGAGCATTGCAGAACGTATGGAATATTACAGACTAGAAGCAGAAGCATCTGCTATTGGTAAGTATATTCATCCAATGCGTCCGTTTGCAAACGCCCGTAGAGCTTTAATGGATGCCTATACTAATCCTACTAAAGTTGAAGGTTCTGGTACTGACACAATCGTGTACTCGTATGACCCGTCTGTTAGTAGCGATAAGGTAGAGAATACATTCTTTGCATTACAGCAGAAACACAGAGACATATCAGCCAGACTTAATAAGATTAAGTTTAAGATTGATAAAATGGTAAAGGATTCTGAATATGAAGTCAATCAGGCTTATAAACAAGCTGTTGATAGATTCAATTTGGATGCCAAAACCCTGTCTCAACAATGTGAAACTTGGAAAGTTGAAGAACGTAAGAAACTATTGGAACTTAAGATAGTAATTCCTAATGAGTTACAAGCAACTTATGAGTTACTAACTAAGATTTCCAATCCAGATAAATAGGTGCTATAGTCTTGAATCTCATTGGATTCTAACATAGCTTTGCGTGAGTAGTATGAATTGCATCAAAGACTCTAGTCGATGCATTGTCGACAAATTAATCGTGTTCTGTATTCCATACAGGGACGATTTCCAGCATAATTAAGTATTATTAATTCAAACCCTGTCAGTCTATTGCGAAGTTACAAAATTCCTTTGACTTTGCCCTAGATAGCAATAGGCTGGTCTTTGGCTTTAATCTTAATTTTGTCATAGTTGCAATTAACTACTCACGACTATTTAACACGCAGCTATCTACTAACTGGTTAGGTAATATGCCTCTCAAGCATAAAATACGGGTTCGAGTCCCGTTAGCTGTACCTCGTACATAATCCTTCCAATCAGGTAACTGGTTAGGCAATAATAATCATGTACACTCTAAGGCGACGTAAGGGATAGGAGCTTAGACGGTAGCTAGCACTGTAGTACGCAATGGTGGGATAGAAACGGCTAGCACCCACTTTTATGAATTGCCATGTCCCATTTGGCACATCTGGATAGTAATTGTGGGTTGGACACACGATTACAGTAAGAGAATGACTCAGCTAGCGGGAAGGGACAATATCTGAATAACTGATTGCCAGTCCAAGCATAGGTTTTGAGGATAGGTTAAGCAAGCTTCATGGTGCATTCGTTCAGTGATTAGGATGCCTCACTGTCTATGAGGAGACCACGGGTTTGAATCCCGTATGCACCGCTTTCTTTGATTTACGAAGGAGATGTCAGCACACTTGGTAACATCGTCTCCTGTTTATGCCGACTTCGCATAGTGGTTGATTGCACGTGACTTGTAATCACGAGAGGAAACTCCACGTCAGTTCGAATCTGACAGTCGGCTCGATTGTAATCCTAGATGATTACAGTTAGATTATAAATTACCACACAGAGATGCTTATTGAATTTAACATGTTAAATGTAAGTGTAAATGAGCAGTTTTAAAGAGAAATTAAGTAAGAGTGGACAAAGTGTACTTGATGCAAGAGCGCAGAATCTGTATGAATTGGCTAAAATCGAGGAAGACAGATTTGTTCAGGATTGTAAATTGAAAGTGCTCCGCATTCAGGGAGAAATCAACAAACACAACGACCTGGCTGTTAAATCAAGAGACTCTTTGAATCCGGGAGAAGGACTGAATCCGGCTGAATGGGTAAGAACAAGACATGAATTGGCACGTAAACTGCGTGTTGCAAAGATTGAACTTGCTCTAGCTATGCAAGTCGATGCAGAAGAATTTCCCGCTGATGCATCAGAATCCATTAATTTGGATGACGTGAAAGATGACGCTGCTGCAACTGTAAATGAATAATTTATGGGAGCAGGTAGTTATTCTAGAATTGCTTATGATGTAGAGGCCGGCAGTAGGGGTTTATATACCTCCACTAGGGATGAACTCTTTAAGAGCCATGCCATTAATGCATGTAATACTGCTGCATCGCTTAACAACAATGTTAGGCAGTATAACACGCAGATAAGGCAAGAAATGGTTAACGTGGGTGTTCGTGAATCTCGTGATTCTAAAGAACATCCTTTCTCTACTCCGATAATCATTGCGCTAGACGTTACTGGTTCAATGATGGACACACCTTATGAAATGATTAGAGACCAATTCCCTAAGATTATGGACTCTCTCATTCAACTAGGTGTACGTGACCCACAAATCATGTTTATGGCAGTTGGGGACCACGTTTATGACCGATATCCAATTCAAATTGGGCAGTTTGAGTCTGATACAGCTAAAATTCTTGACACTTTACAATCGTTCGTGATTGAAGGTGGAGGAGGAGGTAATAGAGGCGAAAGCTATCTACTAGCTCATATTGTGGCAGGTTATCATACTGAAACTGATTCCTGGTTTGAAAGACACACTAAGGGATTCCTATTTACTATTGGAGATGAACCAAATCTCGATAAGGTAAAGGGGTGTTACTTAGAACGTGTTCTAGGATATCAAAAAGGTGCTAAAACCATTACTTGTCAAGAAGCTCTTGACAAAGCAAAGGAACAGTACCATGTATTCCACATTCACATTACTAATGCCAGTCATGGCTCAAGGGTTGCTGAATCTTGGAAGACTTTACTTGGACAGAATGTATTAACATGTGCATCTGGAGAAGTAGACAAGGTGATTGTCACCGCAATTAAAGAGAACTATGAGGAGCCTGCTGAAGGTTTAGCTCCTAGTGCTTCTGTTAGTCAAGAATGGCAAGATGTGCCGTCTGATAGTAATGACAAATTTTATTAAACTGAAATGATTAGTATTGTATTAGGAACATTCTTTGGAGACGAAGGTAAGGGACAGACAGTTCACAACTTATGTAACAAGTACATAGGTAAGCGAGAGTCTGTATTAGTAGTCAGGTTTAGTGGTGGACATCAAGTAGGACATACTGTAAAGCATGGAGACATGATGCACACCTTTAGTAACTTTGGCAGCGGAACCTTACTTGGAGTGCCGACGTATTGGTCCGAATACTGTACTGTAGACCCAATTACCTCTATGTTAGAGGGTGCAGACTTAGCTAAAATGGGAGTTCGTCCCATTGTTCAGTATCACCCTCACTGCCAAGTTGTAATTCCCTTCGATGTCTATTCCCAAGTTAATAACGAAGAGAACTTACGACATGGTACTGTAGGTACAGGGTTTAAAGCTTGTTTGGACCGAGTTAAGGCAGGATACAGCTTAACAGTTGTAGATTGTATGAATCCTTACATACTACGTGAGAAATTAAATGCCATAGTGGATAACTATTACAACATGTCTAGTAAATATCCCTCGATAGACCTAGACAACTGGTGTAGGTTAGCACATGCTTATTTCTTACATACAGGTGCGGTTAATGAAGATTGCTTGTTAAACTATGACAACCTAGTGTTTGAAGGTTCACAGGGAATATTGCTTGACCAAAGATTCGGCATAATGCCTTATTGCACTCCGTCTAATACAACTTCACAAAACGCTTACGAGCTGTTGCGGAAAGCAGGCATACGTAAAGAAATCCAAACTTGTTATGTAACTCGTCCTTATATAACAAGGCATGGTAACGGCCCATTTCCTTCTGGAATGTCTGTTAGGGATGTCGATGACCCTAATAATAAGTTCAACGATTTCCAGAAGACGCTTAGGGCTATTGATTTCGACAAAGACCTATTCGCACACAGTGTACGCATTAACCGTTCATTTAAAGTTCCTTATAGGAATGAACGAACGGAGAAATTGTACGTATCACATTGGGATGAAGCATCTGACGCAGAGCAAGAAATGCTAGCGAATTTATGGATGTCAATACAACCCATGATATTCGATAAGTTAGTTTAGGAGTCTTCGGACTCCTTTTACTGGGCTATGGTGTAGTGGTAGTCACACAAGGTTTTGGCTCTTGTAGCCCAGGTTCGAATCCTGGTAGCCCAACTACTAATTATTTCAGTTTAAAATAGGATTTATCATGAAGTCACTAACAACACTACTCTTTGAGAACTGTTAATTGTGAGTAAACATGGGCGTTCGGGGCCCGTATCTCAATCGGTTAGAGAAACTGACTCATAATCAGGAGGTTGTCGGTTCAAGTCCGGCCGGGCCCACACAGTTAATAGTTGAATCGAATGAGTAAGGTAGTAGGTAGCATTGACGGCTACGATGTCATTTATGTGGAAGGCAAGAATATGATATTCTGTAAGAATACTATATTACCCTTTCCACTCATTAAAAGAATTATCAGAGGAGGTCTATGTAGGGAAACAATCGAAGAGAAGAACCTGACTATCACTCAAGACGGTTCTATTATTCAACTTGGTTGTTTAACTACAACAAGAGAGAATTGTGAGGCAATCATTAAAGAAGTAAATAAGATTAATAAACCTAATTAAGTAATGGCAAAGAACATTATTCCGCAAGGAACTACAGCTGCTATTAAGCAGAGAGTTAACAAGTACGAGGAAACTCAGAAACAGAGAATGATTGAAGTGCTCCAAAGCAACGTGAAGTATGCTGATGCTCTGGGATTCATCGAAGGTGAAATCAAACAGTCCAAGAAAATGGCAAGTTTCAAATACTCGCTGCTTTGTTGGAAACCGGACGGTGTATATCAGTTGAACAGAGCAATCAATGAAATCTTCGGTTCTGCCGTTAGTAAGGAGGATAACAGTCCTTCTGGAAACAGCAATATTGATACCGTAGACGTTGTTCTGGCAGACGGTTCTCGTACCAAGGTTCCGTTTGGTAAAATCAGCCTTGAAGAATTGGGAGAAGATTCTGAAATCAACATCAACTATGACAATGACCGTCATTTGCTCCTTATTAAAGGACAATGCCAGTTCAAATACCAGTCATTGATTGATGATATTGTTGACAGAACTAAAGAGCTGTTAGCATCGGAGTCTATCTACAAGAATCAAGCACTGGAAATCAGCAATCTGTCTGAACCTACTATCATGACACTTGCCGGCATTGAGAAACAATTCATGGTTCTTTCTAAGAAGACTGAATTTGAATTGCAACCGCTACGTTCAAGAATCTTGTATCCGGAGAAATGTCTGGCTAAAGGTATTCCATTGAAGTACGGTTGTTTGCTGGAAGGTAAATATGGTACAGGTAAGACCTTGCTGGCATTTAAGCTGGCTAAAGATGCTGTGACAAACGGCTGGTCATTCGTGTATTTGAAGAATCCTTCTCTTCTTGCAGAAACTCTGCGCATGTGTAAAGTTGTTGACCGTTCGGGCCATGGTGTTGTCGTATTTGTTGAAGATATTGACCAAGTAACTAGAGGTAACAGAGATGCTGCTATGCAAGACATCCTGAATACTCTGGACGGTGGTGATACCAAAGACATGAACGTAATCACCTTGTTCACTACTAATCACATTGAATTGATTGAACCTACCTTCTTGAGAGGTAAGAGAATCGGCTCTGTGATTACTATGGACTGCCTGGACGCTGAAACTGCGGAGAAATTCATCCGTTCTACCTTCACCGCTGAAGAAGGATATACAATCGACGATGATTTGAGTGAAGTATGTAACTACATTCAAGAAGCTGAAATTGCTCCGGCATTTATGGCTGAAATCGTTGAATCAACCAAATCCAAACTTATCTTTACAGAAGAAACCCATGTAACATCGTTCCATATCAAAGCTAGCGTTGAATCTTATCAACGTCAACTTGGACTCGCATCCAAGAAAGCTGTTGTGGAAACTCCGGCTGAAAGATTGGTAAATGCTCTCAAACTCGTTCTGGGTACAGAGAAGCTTGAAGCAATCACTCAGATGTGTGAGTATCAGTGGGAACTCGACCGTAAGGACTATTCTACGGAGAAGAAAGACAACAAATAAACCTTGGAGGGCGAGAGCAATCTCGCTCTCCTTTTATTAACAACTAAATGAAACATTTATTGATATTCCTATTAGTCTTATTAATGTCTGCAACTAAGGTGGATAACACACCTAGAGACTTTCATGTAAGTATAGTAGGAGAAGAGAAAGTAGAACAATTTGAATCCAAATTCCCTCAAATAGTTAAGGACGAAGCCGTGTATATTGCATATCTTCAGCGATACTATAGAGGACATGAAGATGAATTTATCAATTTGATGAAGTAACAATGGGGTAGTGGCGTAACGGTAGCCGCGTTGGTCTTAGGAACCAATGAGCTAAGCTCGTGTGAGTTCGAGTCTCACCTACCCTACTAGATTATTAACTATTAAATGTATTTAATTATGGTAGAAACTTTAAGTGAGCTGCTTGAAAATGCAGCTAACGTAGCAGAGGACAACGGTGGTAAGCTTTCTATAGCAAGTGCGGCAGTATTAATTGCTGAAGCTTACGAGTTAGGAATGGATAAGGCAACTAAATTATTGACAGAAGATGCCGACAATTGTTGATATGAGACCACCAGCTAACACTTTCAGACATGCAACTTTGATAGTAATATGGCTGGTGGTGTGCTTAGTAGGACTAGGAGGATGTAAATCTAACTTAGTTAAAGAAACCTGTATTGACAAACCTGTGTGGACTACAGTAGTTGCTAAGGACTGTTATACCGAAACAGTTAATCAACAGACGCATACTGTATATGAGCTTACACTAATAGCTGACGGTAGAGACAATCAGTTTAAACTACGTGTAGACAAACCAACCTATGATAGAGCTTTTATTAATAACAAGCCTAATAGGCTTAGCTTTAATCTTAATAGAAGTGATTATGGGACTGGTTGGGAACCACTAATTGTTGCATTATACTTCATTATGCTCGTTGGCGGGCTAGCATGTGTGATAATTGAAGGTATAAAATACATGATTGATATTAAAGAACATTTATCATAGTATGGAGAAATTGAGTGCAGATGCGTTACGTTTAGCCTTAGTAACAGCATCTATGGAGTACTATAAGAAGTACGTAGAAGGCAATCAAGACTTTGACAATTCCGAGCAAATCAAAGAGGAGCTTGATAAGTTGGAAGCAGCAGGTTTAGGTAGAACTAAGAATGCAGATACCCTTAGGACTATTCTCGAGTCTAAGAAGTATAAGTCAGCTTTAGGTCCAGAGAAATTAGACCTGAAGAAGGTTAACGAAATAACATCCTGGATTAAAGAATCGTATCCTGATGCACTGGTTGTAACTTACGAGGATTTCTTTGCAATCCTGAAGAAGTACAATTTGTATTGTGGTCCAATATCGACCTTCAGCGGATTCATTCCAAGTGAGAATGTGTCACAAATAGCAAAGGCTTCTAACGCTTTGAACTCTTTAAATCTTAACTACGTCAGTTGGGTTGAAGCTGCGAGAATAGATTCAAGAATGTCTAAGGACATGACCAAACGGCTTGTTGAGTATTTCTCTAGATTCCCATTTGTATTCAAAGGTATTGACCGTGGTTATCAGTACATGAGGTCTATAGGTGGAAGTTATAAGGAGGAAGATTACCTACATCTTGGCACCTCATATCTAGACCATAGTGCTTGGTTAATTGCCGCGCCTTATGATACTATGGAGAATAATATTCGCATAGAAATCTTCTCTAAAGCTGAAGAAGACCGTAAAAGAAGGTTAGAAGACCCAATAGTATTTAGGGCTACCAAAGTAGGTATTGTTATCGTGTCTATGTGGGGAGAAGAAGCATCAGACAGCATGTTCGATAAATACCGATAAACATGTAATCCACCACTTAAATGTGAGCAGGTGTAGAAATGACTATAGGGCTATTTCGGTTTAGCAGACGTGCTATTCCATAGATTAGCTGACGTCAATAATTGGTAAGGCAGCTCGCAGCCCTGCCAGGCGGATTATTCATATATAAGAACATAAGGAGACAAAGCCAGACTAGCCGGCAGTGAAGCAAACGGGAGGTATTAAGGTTGCATTGGTAACGATGTAGACACGATGAGCTTTATGTTCTTATTAATGGCGAGATAGCTCAACTGGTTAGAGCGTAATACTCATAATATTAAGGTTGGGTGTTCGAGTCACCTTCTCGCCACATTACTAATTAATACTTAAAGATTATGTTTGTAAAATTTGTAAAAGACGATAAAGTAATACAAGAGGTATCAATCTCGCCAGAGATGATTCCATTCCCTACAGACACAGTAGCGTTAGAAGTTGGTAAGTTTACTGTAGAGTCTAGAGAGTATGATATACTTGACGGAACTTGTTCAGTTATTTTAGACAAGCAAATCATCTGGACAGAAGCTTCTGGAGAGTATGATGATGCAATGCTTGCATATAAGAAGCACTATGATAACACAATCGATTTGTTAGTTGAGGATTTCTTTAAAATGAAGGAACTTTTACAAGACGATTCTAAATTACAAGCAGTTAAACATGTAAAGGATTCTGCTAAATGTAGTTTGAGGGAAGCTAAAGATTTTGTGGACACTTATTGTGATTATATTCTATGAGATGGTTATATCATATCCTAATTAATTGGATAGACTTAGTAAGAGATTGATATGGAAACAGCATTAATGATTACTGTAGTCATTGCATTTGTGGCTGCATTAATAGCTATGTTACTAACTATATGGGATTGTGACTTTAAATGGGTTAAGATATTCTTAAGTATAGCTGCTATAAGTACTATAGGAATGATAATTGTAGTTACAATCAAGGTCATGATGTCAGTATAAGGGTATGGCTTGATGGCGAAATTGGTAGACGCCCCAGATTTAAGCTCTGGTGTCCAGAAATGGACGTGTGGGTTCGAATCCCACTCAAGCTACTAATAATTAAAGGAAGGAGGATTTATGAAAGAACTATTAGAAGAATTAAAGAAACAGTATGAGGGCAATAGCGTCATGGAAGCTGTTGCTGTATCTATAGAGAAGGCATATAAAATCGGGTATTCTGAAGGTTTTGCTGCTGGTGAAGAAGCAATGAAGAATCTAATTGACAAGTTAACATCACCTACAATATCTAATTAATATGACTATAGAAGAGTTCCTGCGCAAAATAGTTGAGATTGATTTAACTCAAGCTCAACACGTGTTCCATGATTGGGATGCTGCTCTGGAGAATTATGCTATTAGGTACAAGAAACACGGTTCACCCAATGTAGTTAGGTTATTAAAGATTGCCAACTCATTGGGTGAACTTGTTGATTTATATAGGGGAGTAGTGCTAAGAAGATATCCAATGACTATAGCTTCGTTGAATAGTAAAACTGTCAGATATAATGAGTTGATATCTTACTATAACTACAAGAATGGGCAAGAGTTAACCTTGTTTGAAAGGGTAAGTAATGGCTCTACCATGGAAGAGAGATTAAACTTTGTATATTTAATGTCTAAAGCCGATGCATTACAAGGAGAGACTATTGACCGAAGGAAAATCCTTCAGAACCTCAGAGAAGGGAAACTCTATGACTCCTCTAATCAAATCTGGCCAAGAGCATGTCTTGAGTCCTATAAATCTTAGCGATGTAGAGGTAGGTGATATAGTATTCTGCAAAGTTAAAGGTAGATACTATACTCACTTAGTCAAAGCTAAGGGAGACAGAGGAGTTCTTATAGGCAACAATCATGGTAAGATTAATGGGTGGACCAAATCCGTATTTGGTAAAGTAACTAAAATACTATAACATGAGTGAACGAAGACTTAAACTTGGTCATAGGAAAGAGTATAAACGTAAAAGCAAGCATACTCGTAATCCAAGCTACTATCCTAGACACCTTACTAAAGTGACGCTAGCTGATTTTGATGCTGATTTCAATTTGAGAGTATCTAAAGAAGTGGCAGCGCAGAGAGGATATGGTAGAAAGGTATTAGACAAAAGTTGTCATATAGCTTGGGACCACGGCTATGGATACGTTAAAGAATCTAGGATTGTGAAATTCATAGCCAAGTATGTAGGTAAGCCTTATAAAGAGCTAGCCAAAGCCTGGAATGAGTGGATTAAGCCAATTAAGAATACTGACAAAACTGAATACCTAGACGACTACTTCACTGATTATAGGTGGAGACAGGCGTTCTTTAGAGTTGATGATAATGGATTAGTACAATCTGTTGAGCAGACTCCTAGAGGTCGTCGATACAACATTAGTACTAAGCAATGGAAGGAGAACAGGAATCATGCTTTGCCCAAGTTTGGTAAGATTGCTAAACCTCATAAAGCAGCAGACTATTATGATTACTGTTATGGATTTGCCAATTCTAATCCTGACTCCAATGGAACAGACTCTGACTTTTATAGACCGAGGTTGCTAGGTCATTATTGGTGTATGGTTAATGGTACTCCAGTTGAGTTGCCAGTATATCATGTGCGTGATGCTCGTGACTATATAAGGTGGTGGTTAGACGGCAAGCAAGGCAGACTTCCTGGGACTAGAGAAGTAGTTAAAGTCGATACGTACCAGCAACTCTTTAGACCTGGAACTCATGCTTATGAACAAGCTGTTAAGTTTGATAACAACTGGGTTTATCTTCCGATTCCATGTAGCAAAGGAGGTTATATAGGTGAAACATCTAAGCATTTTATGCATTTAGAGACGGAGCAGATTCCTAATCCTAGATATGCAGAAATTCAAAGTAGCTTAGATGCTCTTACTAAGAGTGTAGAAGATATAGAAGCAGGCATAACTGTTACATTTAGTGACGGAGTAACTCCTGTAACTATGGAGTATCTTACTAACGAAATTAACAATGCTCACTATCGTCTGTCTATAACATCTAGGTATATAACAGTTAATCACGGCTATGGACAACTATATCCATTAGTAAAACGAATTGATTATGAAAGAACTATTCAAGAAATGGCTAGAGAAACTGGCATGTAGGCATGAATGGACTATAATAGCAAAAACTAGCTATACTGATTGTAACAGATACTTACTAGTATGTTCCAAGTGTGGTAAGCTTAAAAGGAAACGAGTATAGACCAGGCTGGAACCTGGGTTAAATAAAGTCCAGCGATGACAACTAAAGCAGAGTTGAGCGTATGTAATAAGACGTGCAGTTTAGCGCTGACTGTGGGGTGGTTGCAGAACACCTCTTTAGGAATGACTATTAGTGTTTGACTATTAGTATTCTAACCACTGCTCCATGCGGTTGTAGTGTAAAGGAGGGCACATCACTAATTTTAGTATGCGCACAAGTGATAGATTGGGTTCGATTCCCGACAGCCGCTCACCCTGAACCCTGTAATTCTAATCCTATAAGATGTTTGGAAAGAAACAATCAGCCAAACCGGCTAAAGTAACAAGTACCTCACTAGCCGAAGAATCAGCTAAGACTATTGATGTATTTGAGAAAGCTGTTACCAATCTTAAAGAGGTAGCATCTAAAGCTCAAGCAGAGAAAGAGGTTAGAGAACAAGAGATTATCGAATTACAAACTGAAGCTGCAAACCTTGAAGCAGTTTCTAACAAAGCAACAGCCATGGCCGAGAAGATTGGTGGGTTGCTATCATAACATTATGGACAAAATCAGAGACGTATCAGAAATTGATTTCAAAGTAGAAGAAGTAATGAAAGCTAAATCTTTCAATGACTTCGTGAACAGAAATGTAGAGAAAGCTTTCTATTTGGGCTTCTTTAGAAATGAATTGCAACAACCTCTATCTGTTGCTATGCAAATTAGAGGTGATGAAGGCATAGCCTTAGTAAAGAGTTTTGACGAAGCAATGCAGAAGGCTAGACCTTATGTAGAAGAAATGTCTGCTATAGCTGACGATGCTATGGCTAAAGAGGAGTTCACAATGTTAGATGTAGTTAATGAAGTCTCTGACAAGGTTAACTACAAACAGGAGGAAGACAAATTCTATGTCATCTTTATCTTAGGTATGTGGGTTAAGCATCTTATTGATGAGGATGTCATATCCGAAACCGAAGAAGATGAGGATGATGAGGATTTTGTTGAGAATCCTAATGCCGACGCATAAGTACAGAATATACTGTGATGGTGCCTATTCTCCTGCGAGAAATCAAGGGGGAATAGGCTTTGTCATTTTAGAGGATGACAAGAAGATATTCCAATACAGTAAGATGTATAAGAACAGCACCAATCAGCGAATGGAACAAATGGCTGCCATAGTTGCCCTGGAATCCATAAAGGAACCTTCTGAAATTACAATAGTAACAGATTCTATGTATATTGTAGGAACTCTTACTAAAGGGTGGAAGAGGAAAGCCAATACTGATTTGTGGGAACGTCTTGATAAGGCTGTGAACAGGCATAAAGTAGTGTCTGTTGAGTGGTGTAAAGGTCACGCAAGTGATGAACATAATAAGGAAGCCGACAAGCTTGCTTATAATGCTAGTAACGAAATAGGATAAACCTATGAAATACAAGAAGAAAGTACAACGTCTTAAAGACCGACAGGCTTGGTGGGATAAGCAATCTGATTCATTTAAGAGAGCTACTACCAGACCAGGTTCAGTTAAACAAAAGTAATTATGAACAATTTTAGTCCTTCTACAGATACGTCTGTAGGCACAAAGAGATTCACAGCCCAAGAAGTGCAATTAGCTTATACTCTAATGGCTGTAGAGTACATGAAGACTATTAAGGGTCTGAATCCGAATCATCAACTAGTTGATAAGGCTGTCAAACTGAAAGCTTTAGGATTTACTAATTCTAAAGAAGTAGGTGATGCTATCACTTCGGAAGAGGACCTTAAAGTCTTAAAATGTTATAGCTTTTTGCAAAGACATTTCCCTGGCTCATTGATACTTAAGGAGGAGGATTTCATTAATCTGAATGTTAAGTATGGATTAGTTGTTGGAAGACTATCAGCTTATAAAGGTTCTGTGCCTGACGAGAACATTGATGAAATCTCTAAGGTAATGGCCACTGCTCAAGCACTTGAAGCAAATGAGTATGTTAACTATAGCGGAAACGGTTCACCTTTACGGTATGTTACTGGTATGCAAGTTGCTACTCACCCTATGCCTATTGATAGCATGTCCTATCCGGTTGGAAGGTACTTCATTAGGCAGGAACCTTCCCATATTGGACTTATGTATTTGAGTAGAAATAAGGCTAGAATGAATGCATATCCATTCTTTCATATCCTTAATAAAGCCAAGGCACATGATGTGAACATTGCTGATTCAAAAGAATGTAGCAGTGCTGACTTATTCATTGCCGCTCCTATTGAAGAAATGAATGAAACGATGCAGTTTACAGTTCCGGAAAGGAAGATTATTCCTATCAATAATGACCCATTTGTATTTCAAGTAACTCCAATAGGGGTAATGATTCACTCTAAATGGGGAGTAGAAGCCGAAGACAATATATTCGACAATATTAAACCTTTATAAGATTATGGAATTTGTCAAGTTTAAAAGAGCAGTCCATGCGCAGTTTAATCGACTAGCTGCTGGTGCAGACATGCTCTTTCTGACTAATGTAGACAAGGATGCATTATGGGATTGTTATCTTAATTCCTTTCCGGAGGAAGAGAGACAATCTCATAATTGCAACAATTGTAAACATTATATCAGACATTATGGTAGAGTTGTCGCCATTAAAGACAATAAAGTAGTAACCATGTGGGAGAACCTACAGTTGGATGAACCTTATGCTACTGTAGCTAGAAATCTCGATGCATTAGTGAAATCAAAACCAGTTGTAGATGTTTTTATCACTCGTGATTATGAACTAGGAATTGATAGAAACAATGCCTATATTGACAGTTTGCAAGGTCCTAAAGTAATTACCTGGAATCATCTTTACTATCATATGCCAAATCAATTGGTGTATACAGGAACTGAATCCGTATCTGCTGTAATGGGGACTTTACGCACAACTAAGGAAGTGTTCAAACGTGCACTGGAGGAATTAACTATCGATTCTATAGAAACAGTTCTGGACTTAATAGGTCAGAATGCTTTATATAGAGGAGAACAGTTTAAAAATGACTTAAGTGTATTCCTGGGTCATAAAAGACACTATGATTCATTACCTGATGAAGAGAAAGACAACTGGTGTTGGGCAAACTTCAATCGTGTAGGATGTGCACGCATTCGTAATACGGCAATTGGTACATTGTTGGTAAATATATCATCAGGACTTGAATTGGACGATTGTATGACTGCATACGAACGTATCATGGCTCCAGAGAACTATCAAAGACCTAAGTCAATTGTTACTAAAAGAATGATTGAGGAAGCACAGAAGAAAGTGCAGGAACTAGGTCTTATGGATTCTCTACCTCGTAGACATGCTGCCTTAGAGGATATAACAGTCAACAATGTTATATTCGCTAACCGTGATGCCAAGAAGGTAATGGCTGGAAATATATTCGAAGAACTAGCCGCAGACACTAAAGTCAATCCTAAGAAGTTTGACAAGTTAACTGAAATTAGCATTGATGATTTCATTGCTAATGTAGTACCTACTGCCACTAACATAGAAGTGTTAATGGAAAGTAGACTGTCTAATAACTTAGTAACTCTTACAGCTCCTGTTAATAAGGATGCTAAGAATCTATTTAAATGGCCGAACAACTTTGCTTGGACATATAATGGAGGAGTAGCTGATTCTATTAAAGAGAAAGTAAGAGCTGCTGGCGGTCAGACTGAAGGGTTCTTAAGATGTTCGTTGGCATGGTCTAACTATGATGACTTGGATTTGCATGTCGTTGAACCTTCATACAACGAAATCTACTATTCTAACAGAACTGGTAAAAGTGGCGGTAAGCTAGACGTGGATGAAAATGCTGGATATTGCAAAACTCGTAAACCCGTTGAGAACATCATATGGGTTGACGAACGTAAGATGCTTGAAGGCAATTACACCGTATATGTTAATAACTTCTGTTGTAGAGAATCTGTTGACACAGGCTTTACATTGGAAATAGAATATAACGGAGAAGTTCGACAATTTGTCTATGACAAACCCGTTAAACATAAAGAGAATGTCATGGTTGCCGAGATTACTTACAGTAAATCTAAAGGCATCCAAATAAGAGAGCTAATACCCAGTACTAGCCATTCGTCAGTAAGCCTATGGAATATTGATACTAACAAGTTCCATAAGGTGAACGTGATGATGCTGTCCCCCAATTATTGGGATGAGCAGGGTATTGGCAATAAACATTACTTCTTTATGTTGGATGATTGCAAGAATCCGGAGCCTGTTCGTGGATTCTTTAACGAATATCTTAACAGTGAGCTAACTCCTCACCGTAAGGTATTTGAGGTTCTAGCTGATAAGATGAAGACTCCTTACCAAGAACATCAATTGAGTGGATTAGGGTTCTCATCTACTATGCGTAATTCCGTTATTGTTAAAGTGGACGGAACATTTAGTAGAACTTTAAAAGTCAATTTCTGATGTTTAGATTTCTAAAACGCAATGATTCTGAAGTTATAACTCCAGAAGTGGTTGACGTGCCGGTGATGACTATTCAGTCCAGCATAGCTATGGCTCTTGCTTTATGTATGGAGGAATATCTACGTTCTGTTTCCAAGACATCAGTTGATATTCCTAATAGAGATACATTAGTAAGAGAATACAACACGTTGGTTGATGCTGGGCTAGGTAGCTCAAAGAATGCCAGGCTATTACAAGCTAAAATATCTGAATATAATCAGATAGCTCTGGATGCCATGCGCGCTAAGAACCTATTTAATTTCGTAAAGCGTGCAAGAGAGGTGTTCGGAGAGAGTACTCTTTTGGTTGGCTCTAAACAATTTGATGAAGTTTGTAAGAAATATAAACTTGTCAAAGGTCTACTAAAACAATACACTGGAGTAATTCCTGACCGCAACATCAGAGAAATCATAAAAGTTAAGCGCAAGCTTAATGGTGAAGGACCAATGTTCTCTGATTTGGGGTTGGAGTGTACTAATGGAGCATATTATTATGTTACAGGTATCAACTATGGATATAATGACAGCGAAACTATGTTGAACAATCTGAAGAAATACATAGAATCACATAATCATATAGTTGTTGGTCCTGATATAGAAGGCACACTCAGGCTGTCCAGTATAGTTAACAAGAATCCTGGTCTTCCTGCTGATGTAAAGGGTTTTAGCTATCCTAACATAGTTTCCTTTGATGCTGTTAAGATAGGTAGAAATGAGCTATTTGTAGCTTGCCCTCCTAGTCAATTAAACAATCCAGAGGTTACAATCACTAAGAAGGCAGTAGACCCTATTGTGTACCAGCCTTGTGCTTATGGTATTCTCATTCACAGTATGTGGGGAGAAGAGTCAGAGGACAAAGTGTTTGAAGAATATAAACGTATTAACAATTTAATGCTATAATTATGTTTGAGAAAGCATCTAGAATGAAATTGCGTTTTAACACGCAACGTGGAGTTCTTTCTGTTGAAGACTTGTGGGATTTACCCTTAATTCAACTTGACAATATTGCAATTGCTCTTAACAAGAAATTGCAAGAGTCTAAAACTGAAAGCTTCATCAAAACCCGGACTAAAGACACTACCGAACTTGAACTGAAATTCAATATTGCAAAACACATTATTGATGTTAAGTTGCAAGAACAGGAAGACCGTCTACTTGAAAGTGAGAAGAAAGCTAAGCGTCAGAAGATTCTTGACCTTATGGCTAAGAAACAAGACGCTGAGCTCGAAGGCAAATCTCTGGAAGAATTAGCTAAAGAACTTGAAGCACTTAATTGATTATGGACTTTGAGAAAGAAATAAAGAAATGGCAGAAGGTGAACAGCTCTGAAACTAAAGCCCAGCTCTTTGAAGCAGTAGATTACATCTGCGCTGATGAGCCTAATGGATTAGTAGGAGTGACTGGTTTGCTATTTGATGCCGATAAACTCAAGAGGAGTATCAATGCTGCGCTTTCCAGGAGAGCGGAAGCTAACGTGGTTACACGTAGATATGGTTTGCGTCAGCAAGTACTATACTTGATGTACTATGGCGAAGAGTGACTATAAGTGCTCTTGCGCTGGAAGAGGCTAAAATTAAAGGAAGCATGTAAGTAATACTGTGAGTTATGCTGACAGACCGTCCACGTGAAAAGCCCAGTACGTGATACTGGCAAGGGCGGCCGTTAAATCGGAATTGCTTCCTGTATGGTCCCATAGTTCAATGGATAGAACGCTGGTCTACGGAACCTGAAATGGCAGTTCGACTCTGCCTGGGACTACTAACTTAATAAGGAAAGAGATGACTAACTTAGAAATTATTAAAAGATTAAAGACTGCTAAAGACTTGTACGATAAAGATACAAAGCCAGGTAGTGATAAGAATGGTGGTATGTGCCACTATATGAAGCAAGCATTCAACGGAGTGTTTAAAGAAGGAATACCTCCCTCTTATAATGAATTAGTGGCATTAATTCCGGAGTTTAACCCAGAGTTTCTAGGAGGTAATGTCAAACAAGAAGAAGTAGCTAGGCTGGTCTTTTGGTGGCCCGTAGATGAGAAGAAACACAGGCTTATAGCCTTCGATAAACTCATCCATTGGTACACAGAAAGAATCAATAAGCACACTATCTTACTAAAAGCTAAGAAGCTGTTTGAAGACCATTCAGAATACTGGGGAATGTGTTTCTGCATTGAACATGCTATGGCTGGCACAGAAAGAGGAATCAACATCTACGATGAACGTGATGTAGTTGCTATGTTTCCAGAGTTCAATAGAGAGTTCTTAGGCGCACCTAAAGACAGGTATGGTAAGGCATTTTGGTGGACTCCCGATGACGAGAAGGGTCACAATGCTAGGATTGAAGCATTTGATAAACTGATTAAGTATTACGAAGGAAGATGAACTGGATAAAAAGAATCATGAATAAGTTATTTATTGATAATGAGTCCTATAACATTGAAGAGGACAATATCACTATCTCACAAATCAAGCGTAAAATTTACGTAAATGGCAAATTAATATCTGAAACTAATAAGGATAGTGTACATATCAGTTTTACTGGTAACGTAAAAGAGCTTAACTGCAACACATGTGATATTGACGGAGACGCATTTGCTGTACATGGTAATAGTGTTAAAGTTAAAGGCAATGTGGGAGGTTCTATAGAAGCTAACAGTATTGAGGTTGGTGGTAATGTACAAGGAGACATTGATGCTAACTCTGTTAAAGTAAAAGGCAGACACACTGGGAGTATTAACGTATAGCTTTCAAGGCTCAGTAGCTCAATAGTATAGAGCATCTCCGTCCTAAGGAGAGGGTTGTGGGTTAGAGCCCCACCTGAGTCACAAACCAATTATTAGTTATTATGAAGAATATCTTTAATTTTGGTAAATTGTTGGAAGGTGAATCTATGAATGCGGACGAGGCATATTCAGTTGCCACTTACAATGAAGTGGTGACACAAGAAACTCTAATTAAGAGGTTTCTAGATACTACTGACCAACTTATTAAGGCTAAGAGTGAGAACAATTACTTTAGTCTTGTTATGGATTTGAATGATGATGTAGCTAAAGCCAAGGATGAAATCCTTAAATACTACGAAGATAAACGATTCTTCGTTAAGGTTATTGATAAAGAAGGATATCCTGGCTTAGTTGGAGAATATCTATTCATATCCTGGAAGAAGTGAATTTCTTTATTCTAACATAACCACAGGCATAATTGAGAGTGAAATGCCTGTTTAAGCAGTCCCCACTGCTGTAATGGTGATTTGATTACCATACATTATCTTAAGCCCTTGAGGGTTGGTGTGAATAGACTATTCACATGTTCTTAACATTAATTGTTAACAACAATGACATTCGATGAACAAGACTCTCTTATAGAGTCATTGAACGCGGCTTATGATAAAGCCGGAACTATTACAGATGAAGACATCAAAGAACTGTTTGCCAAGAAGAATGCAATCGCTGATGAAGACGAGCAAACTTCTTATGAGTTCGATGAATTCTTTGCAGAAGTAGTAAGTAAATGGGCGCAAGACGGGCTGACTGATGAGAAAGCTCAATTACTGCTCAATCTTATTGATAGCGCTGACGGTAGTGTGGACGATTCTGAAGACGCAATGTTGGAAGAATTATCTATGGCTGAACTGACTGGCGTGGACATATCTGAAATATTAAAAGATAAGTTCCCAGACTACTTTGAATAGTTCTTATGTATGGTGATAGGTTATGGAATAGACATTCCAGCCAAAATATCACTAGGGGGGGGGGTGTAGGCTCTTCTTCGTTGCTCCTAGCAACACACCTAATGCCAATCCTTGGTATTATTGTTATCATCTATGATAACGGACTTTAGGCTACGTTATATTTAATGTAGTGCTAATCGCGCAGAACGATATTCGTACTGCCGTTTAGGGTCAAATTCAGATTAGTTATTAGATTATTCTTTACTTCTAATGAGGTAAGGTCTACTCTAGTGATTGTCTGGGTTTGGCCCTTCTTTTTTAACTTTAGATATGCAGAAATTTAAGTACGAAGACAATGAATTAATACCCATTTTACAGGTAGGAGACCTTATCACTGTAAACGGCAGTCCGGTAGAAATCGTTGACAGTGGTTGCGCGTGCTTTGGCTGTTACTTTAAAGCCAGTGACTGTACTATGGAGTGTAGATGTCCACTTGACGAAGACTTGATATTTCGAAAGGTGGAAAAGAAGATTAAACAAGATGAGAGGGTTGAGCAAACTAAAAGCGTGGCTGAAGAGGAAGGGATTTACTTCTACTAATTATAAGGGAGATTCGGAGTACTACACATTAAATGGATTCTCTGCTACTGTGAGGTTAGCAGACCATGTAGGAAGAGAAGGAACTGAAACTGATAAATATATAAATATCATTCCAGACGGAGTTGATAGATATGTATTTATTTATGACAGAATATCTACTTCTATGAGCCATAAGGAACTTATTAAGGCATTAGATGCTTTAATATATCTGCATGGTAAAATTCCCAAGTATTTCGAGAATAGAGACCTTATTAAGAAGAGATACGAAGATGCTGTTTCCAGCGTCCAATCTCATTTAGCTAGAAGGACGGTAGACCAACGAGCAGTGTTGGTTAAGGGTGTTAGTACCTTAGAACCCGTCATACTCGAGTTGCAGAAACTATGTTGTCAATTTAGAGTAGAGAAAGAGAAATTGTGATTGTAATATTAATAGTGCTCGCACTGTATGGTGTGTCTTACTTACTAAACATTGTACTGAACTACATGCTTGCATACTACGACTTGGATGAAGAATACTTCTGGGAAGTCGTAGAGGAGGATGTAGGTTGGTGGATGACATGTCCAGTCATATCACCATTCTTATACTTATGGCTAATAGGTAAGGTATTAGAAGAACAATCAGATTAAACTAATACTAACTTTACGGATAATCAAGTATGATTATTGAAGAAGCTGACTTTAGAATGGAATCTGTAGGTGACAATTTACACTTCTGGGACCTATCTATACTAAAGACTATTAAATCTAAGGACGGAGAACGTCAGGAGTTTAAAGTAATTGGTTATGGACTTCCCATATCTGCATGTCTTCAAAGAATAGCAGATTACAGAATAGAGTGTAAGCACCCAGATGCCATGTCTCTGAAAGAATATATTCAAGATTACAAACAAGAAGTAACTAGATTAGAAGAGTTAACTAAAGGAATTTAAGCTATGGCTTCACGTAAGAAAGGTACGGCACCTCATAAGCCGAAGAAGGTGTATGAATTTGTTAAGTTAATGAATTGTGCAAGGTGTGGTAGAGATACTACTCACACGCTGTTCGATTATGACAACAGGCTTTATAAATGTAATGTCTGTGGGGCAGTTTATACCAAACGTGGTAAATAACTAATATTTAACTCATTAAACTTATCAGTAATGAAGAAGGAAACTATCAAAGAGACTCCAGAGGAGAGATTCAAAAGACTAAGAATCAAGGATTTGACCGATGATGCTTTCATGGTAGCAGAGCATTTAAGACAGCCGTCTGTAACACCACGTGACCCAAGTGTGTGGAGTAAAACTCCTAAAGAACGTAAGTTGTGGAAACGCTATAGACGATTCCCCGCTCCAAGTTATCAATGGCCGGCTCCTGCCAAATCTATTCCTATTCCTGGAACTCTGGTCGTGTATGTAAAGGGTGGTAACTTTACTACTGGTAAAATGAATCCAAAGACCAACAAACCTATACCAAAGAACACATTTAGCCATAAATGTATTCAATCTGACATCCCTTTCTTATTAAGTAAATATAAGACAGAGAAGTCCCAGGTTACTAAATATTCTTGGAATGGCAAAACCTACGCCCCCGACTGTCTACCATTCTGGGGACGTTAAACTAACAGTATATCCTTCCTTTCTATATGAAGTACAACTATACCTCATTAGGAAGGATAGGGTAGAATGTGTAGGTTCTAAGTTCTATACTACTGATAAGCCTATTAAGGTAAGGGAATCGCAGTTTATTAAAGTCGACGATGAGATTACATGTGCTAAGTATATTACTTGGCTAGCAGCTCCCCTAGATTATTTAATGAACAACAATTTTAAAGTGTTAGAACGTGAGAATGCTAGACAAAGACGGAAATCCAATACAGGAGAAGACAAGCGAAGGAGTTCAAACCGTAGGCGCTGAACCTACTATGAAGTATACAGAGCAGGTGATTGATAAGTCTAGACGTGTTTGCCCACTATCAACTGTAATGGTTGAGATGTTGGTAAAACAGATGTCAGCCGAACTTGCCAACCATGCTCTGTATATGACCTTTGCCAATTACTTTGAAGTAGAGGGTTTGCCAAAGCTAGGTATTTACTGGAGAGGTCGTGCTAAGGAAGAATATTTGCATCATTCTTGGATATTTGAATATCTAACCACTAACGATGCTCTGTTCCAATATCCGCCTGTTCCAGCCATTAATGTTGAAATCACTGATAGAGTCATGCCCTTTGCTGCCACAGTAGATAGGGAGATTGAGACTACTCGTGGTATTAATAAGATTGTAGACCAAGCTCAAAAAGAGAGTGATTGGGCTACATTCCAATGGTTGAATGGAGAGGATGAGGATGAAGGTATGTTAGTTAAAGAGCAAGTAGAAGAAGAATCTATTAGTCGTACTATTCTTGATATGGCTAAAGAACAGGCTACTTGGCTTCGTAAAGAGAATGCAATACTTGATTTCTATAATGGTCTAGGTCGCAAGTAATTGCCTATAATCAGATTAACTTATCTAAAGAGATTACATTTGGAAACATTTAATCTACAAGTTTATGAAAGAAAGAGTTGAGTATAGAGTTGACAGTTTTGTTGATTTTACTGGCATGGAACGTAAGTTCGTAATGGTTGCATTGTCACAAGAAGTATGTGCTGAAATTGACCCAGATACAGAGAACTGGGATGAAGATGCACTCTTAAGTGATAAATGTCTGTCTATTGGCGTATCTGTATGTCAACCAGAAGATGAGTTTGATGAGAATATGGGAGTTCAAATAGCTCTTGGTAAAGCTCGTAAACTACATAATCATGCTCTGTACAGTACTGACCCCGGATTGATTAACCGTGGTGTAGTTAATGCTCTTCTTGACCAGGAAGTAGCATTCTTCAAACAATGCCCTGGCAAGTATCTGAAAGGATATGATACAGCTAAGGCTATCTATGAAGAAGGACGTAAAATGGTTGAACTAGAAGCATCACTATCTGATGAAGAACGTACATGCTTGGATACCTTATTAACTTCTAAGAATGATAGAGTGGATGTTATCTATGATATCTATAACTACTATCAGTCTCAGAAATGAAATTTAAGGATGCTTTCGTTGGAGGTGTGATTGCTGCTGCTATATGCCTTGGTATAGCATGGGCTTGCAAGGATAGAAACACAGTAGTTATTCCTGACAACACTAAATATGAGCAAGCTATAGACTCGCTCAATAAGGAAGTAAGGAAGTTAGAAATTACTAACGACAGTCTAATTAGTGTCATTACCAATTCTAAAGGTAAGATAGACACTATTAATAATTGGTATGAAAAGGAGCTTATTGATATTACTAATCAGTCTATTGCCGCTGATGCATCTTTCTTCGCAGAATATGTATCCCAAGCTGGTAGATGACTCTTTAGTTGTGATTACTCCACAGCAATTAAAGGCTAGTAACCTTATATTTCTGGAGCATAAGAAGCTTAAGCTAGAGAGGTTTGAACTCAATAAACAGCTTACATCTTATGAATTACTAACTGCTAACTATGCTAAAACTGATAGTATAAGACTTCAACAACTAGCACGAGCAGAATTGCAAATGCAGATGTATGATGAAGCTATTAGTAAGCAACGGGAGCAGATAGCTAAGATGAACAAAAAGAACAAGAGATTAACTACATTGTCAATAGGAGGATTTGCTATCAGTGTAGGCTTATTATTAGCCTTACTGATTAAATAGCAAATTCTTGGCAAACTACTATTCGGAACATGGCGAACAAACTATCTGACAGTTTTGATAAGGACAGAGATGGAGTAAAGTACAAATACCCCGAGAGAACTTGCAAAGACTGTTCTAGATATCCCTGTTTCAGAGGTATTGAGCGCAGTGTTTGTGATTTCGCCAAGTATGGTTGTGTGCATTATAAAGACGGTGGGGTTAATAAACGACAAAATGAGCTGGTGGGCTCGGAATGATGATTCAATATACCATACGCGTTGAATTACTAGCTAGTAAGGAAGATGCTGGTGGTTATATAGTCTATGCATTCAAAGATTTGTCAAACGGCACATATAAAATGTGTACCCGATGTCCTAACTGGGAAGGTCCATTCTTAAGAGTTGGTGACATCGGGTATTTGAAATGTAAGGAAGTATATGCAGGGGAAGACACATGGTATAATCCCATCACTGACTCCTTTGAGAAGTATAAATATACCGATATATATTTCGAAGACTTTGTTTATGAGAAACCACCAGAAGGTGAGATTATACTGTAAAAGATTATCTAAATTAACGAGATTAGACCATTATCTAAAATTAATATGATATATCTATGTTCAGAGAGAAATTGGCATCAGCTATCGATAGAAAGAATAATGACATCAACTCTTTCATTTGGAAGGGTCGTAAGCAAGAAGTAAATGGAGCTTTAGTACAAGAGGAGAAACGCTTGGTTGATTGTACTGAAGAAGAACTTCGTAATTTCTATGCACATTGTGATTCTATGCTCTATAATACTAACAAGGACTATCCTGGTCGTTATGTTCTATTGGACATTATTAAAGACCAGCGTCAGCGTTGTAACGCAGAATTGTTCTTGCGCTGGTTAGAACAGGAGCAGCATATGCCAAGGTTTAAGTTCCTAGAGGCGTTAGTCTCTTTCTTGGATATTAATAAGGACGGTATAGACCCGAAAGAGTATCCAATTGAAGGAACTATGTGCGGCTGTCCTAAAGAGTTTGGAGACATTCCAACAGAGACAGTACGCGAAGGTTGTTTGGACAGACTGGGAAAGTTCAACAAACAACACATTACTCTTACATTTATTCTCAAGCAAGGTCTATGGTTCACTGCTCAAGAGAGCAAGGACTTAGTGGAGAAAGACCCTAAGACAGGTCAGATAAGAGATAAGATTGAAGTGGCGAAGGAAAGACTAGGTCTGAAGCCCACAATGCCTCTTTATGTTACTCCTAAAGGACTTAGCTATTCACAGCTTCGTTCTATGGTTAATTTGAAGAGTAAGAAGTATACAGAACTAACTACTGACCAATTAAAGGTTCTTAGAAATAGAATCTTGTATTCTTTGGAAGATGAAGTGAAGTTCCATATATCTCAGTGGGAAACTCGCAAGAACCAAATTAAATTAGTATGTGATGCTAAAGGCTATACTTTATAATGTACTCTGGATGCTGACCACAGTTAATCCAGATTACTATGTAGTAGGTATAAGCTGCTTAACGTAACTTGTGAGAATTTACTAATATTAAATAACAGGGTTCAAGGTAATAGATTCAAATGAGTTATTAATTAAGGGCTTAGCCTATAACAAGTGGCAGACTTATTCGGAAACGTAAGCAGAGATGAACGCCAAGCAATTGGTGTTCAACGTTGGGTAGATAATAAGTTGCGTGGTTCTTTAGTCTATTGTACCGGTTTCGGTAAGACTAGAACTGCCATTATGTGTATGAAAAGATTCTTGGCTAAGAATCCTGGTAGAAGAATTATAATAGTAGTACCTACTGATGCACTACAGAGACAATGGCTTAGTGATTTAACAGAGCAGCAAGTCCCAATGGTGTACGAGGTACTAATAATAAACTCTGTTGTGAAACATGAGTGGACATGTGATTTGCTAGTACTTGATGAATGTCATAAATATGCTTCCGACCTGTTTGGAAAGGTATTTGAAGTAGTCAAGTATAAAATAATTCTAGGTTTAACTGCAACTATGGAACGACTAGACGGTAAGGATAGTTATATCAAGAAGTATTGTCCAGTAGTTGATAGAGTAGATGTTAGTGAAGCTACTGCTAGAGGCTGGCTATCTCCTTACAGAGAATACAAAGTCATGGTAGAAGTAGACAATCTAGACAAATACTATGAGTTAAATAGAGAGTTTTATGAGCATTTTGCTTTCTTCGGTCATGATTTTACACTTGCTATGGCTTGTGCTACTAAATGGCAGAAGAGAATTGAGCTAGCTAAAACTATGCTTCCCGACTTTGACAAGAAACCAGATGAATGGAAAGCTCTTAATAAGACCATTCTAATTCATGCTATGGGTTTCAATAGGACTTTACAGGCAAGGAAGAAGTTCATTTATGAACATCCTAAAAAGATAGAACTTACAAATATGATACTTGAGCATAGGCAAGACAAGAAATGTATTACTTTTAGTAAGACAATCAAGATTGCCGAACAAATCAAGTATGGTAAGGTACTATCTAGTAAGGAAACTAAGAAGAAGGGAAGGATGACTTTAGAGGAGTTTAAATCAGCATCTGTGGGAGTACTTAATACTTCTAAGATGTTAGATGAAGGAGCTGACATACCAGGACTGTCAGTAGCCGTTATTCTTGGATATGATTCCAGTCCTACGTCTAAGACGCAGAGAATAGGTAGAGTTATTAGAAAGGCAGAGAATAAAGTAGCGGAAGTCTTTACTTTAGTAATCAAGGGAACTGTTGAAGAAGAATGGTTTCGCAAGAGTACTGGTAGTAAGGATTATATCACTATAGCCGATTCTGATTTATTAAATCTACTAGAAGGGCGAGAATTTACTCCTAAGAAGAACAAAGAAACTAAAATGATATTTAGGTTCTAATGTTTAGAGTGTTATATTGCAACATAGGTGCTGAAGGGGCAGCCTGATAGAACTTCAACAGTATCTACTGATGTTGATGCTGTTAAGCTATTAGAGCTGTTAGAGAAGCATTCAGAGCATCGTATTTGCATGATGTCTGTGCATTTAGAGCGTAGCCCTCTAGATGTGCAGAGTCTTATTACGAGCCTGAAATTTAAGTAGATTCGTTTTGAAATGTAACAAGATTATCGTATCTTTGTAATCCTTAACGGTCAAAATTACATGACAACTGAAAGATTGCTTGAACTTGTAATGCTTACTAACACGTTTGATAGTATCATTCATGCTAGTGGTGTCAACGAAAACGGTGAAATTGAATTTGAAGGTGGAATCTATGACGTCAAGGCTATGGTAGCAAGGCAGACAGAACTCTTTAAAGAGTTTATAGCTCCTTACGAAGTAGCAGGCGAAGCTTATGTGATTGAGGACACTGAGAAATCAGAATAACAAAGTATCACAGCTGATAGATTAGTAAGTTATTTACTTATTAATCAATACGCTTGGAGAAATTAAGTTTAACAATAGAGAATCAGTTGTTAATAATGGAGCAGTATAGGCTTACTGCTGAGGAGTTGTTAATGATTGAGTTGCTATTCTTGGCACAACCAGAAGAGGGACATAAAGACTCCCTCATCCGATATCTGGGAATGCCAATAACTAAAACCCGCCTTAGAGACGTATTATTAAGTCTACAGGTGAAGGGAGTCATTACTAAGAAGTATAAAATTCCCGCAGAGGGTCAGACGTTTGACCCTGAATCTGTAATCTTTAATGAAAACTTCATTAAGAATTATAGAAAGTATTCCGGAGACCTGGGAGGAGAGTTCTGGGAAGCATACCCAGATATTGTCATTATTAATGGTAGGGAGTATAGTTTAAAGAACTGGTCTAAGAAGTTTAACACTTTAGAAGACATGTTCTTTAGATATGGCAAAAATATAGGGTGGAAACTTGAGAATCATAAAAGGGTGATAGAGTTAGTCAATTGGGCTAAACAGAACAAATGTAATCTGATAAACGTCAATATTGCTGACTTTATAATGTCTAAGGCTTGGGAAGGCATCGAGAAGTTTAAAGATGGAACATATGAAGAATTAGTGTTTGATACTATGACGGAACTATGACATATACTAGCAGACTAATCGAACTTATCAAAAGAGGCAGAGAAGGTGACAATCAAGGATTATCACTTGGAATGCCTAAGCTGGAGCATATAATTGACGGATTAACTCAAGAGACCTATTACCTGATTGCCGCAGGAACTGGTAACGGTAAGACTAGTTTCGTGCTTCACTCCTTTATATATAAGGCTCTACTGGACTCTGATTCTGATAAGGATGTTCAGTTTATTATATTCTCTTTGGAGATGAGTGCTGAGCAGTTACTTGCTAAATTGCTCTCTCTTCATATATATGAGACATATGGTAAACAAATATCTTTTAAAGAGTTATTGTCTAGAGGCAAGGACTCTACACTCTCTGATGAGGATTATGAGTTAGTACAGGAATGTATTCCATGGCTAGAATCTATAGAGGACAGACTAATAATACATGACGGCACTCTCAATTCAGAGAAGTATAAGTCTCTAATCATAGAGGATTTAAGGAAATTTGGAACCTTTGTTGATGAAGATACTTATGAACTTAATAATCCGAAACAAATTATCGCAGTAATTACTGACCACTTAGGCTTAGTGAGACCACAGTCGGGTCGTAGCAAGAAAGAGGAGATTGATACCATATCGGCATATGGTGTCTCATTTAGAAATAAATGTAAGATATCTCCAATCAATATTATGCAGTTCAATAGAAATGCTAATAATGCAGAACGACTAAAACAAGGCTTGCAAGAACCTGATTTGTCAGATTTAAAAGAGAGTGGTTCTCCGAGTGAGGATGCCAATGTAGTATTGGTATTATTTAATCCATTTAGAAGCAAATTGTCTACATATAGAGGATATTGCATTAAAGAGCTAAAGGATGGTTTCAGGTCATTATTGGTTCTTAAGAATAGATTTGGTGCGTCTGACGTAGCCATTGGTGTAGGATTTTATGGTAGGTGTGGTATCTTTAAAGAGCTTCCGTCTGCGTCTGAAATCAATGATTATGACAAGTATAAGAATCCAGATTGGACTATTATTGATTTCCCAGACAGGGAAGTCGAGATAGAACGAACTAAGAAAGATGATTTACGCGTAACCATAACATTATGATTTAATGAGCCAAATTATAGGACTTGGAGGATTTTCGGGAAGTGGTAAGTCTAGTTCCCTACAGTATTTAAACCCAAAGGAGACATTTATCATTAGCTGTACTCCTAAACAATTATCAATTCCAGGATTTAGGAAGAATTACAAGAAGCTAACTCAGGACAAAGACAAGAACTATGTCGGAAATTGGTATTTCAGTAATGAATTTGCCAAAGTGATGAACATCATGAATGTAGTTAATGTTAAAATGCCGGAGATTAAGGTCTTAGTAATTGATGATAGTAATTATCTTCTTTCACAAGAGGTGATGTCTAGAAGTGCAGAGAAAGGATATGACAAGCATATTGACTTTGCAAAGCACTATTATGATTTAATAATGAAAGCTATGACTCTTAGAGAGGATTTAATTGTAGTGTTCATATCTCATATTGTAAATGACGGTAACGACTATGACCCTAAATATAAGTTATTTACTACTGGAAAGATGTTGGATAGGTCTGTTAATATAGATGGACTGTTTAATTATTTGCTGTATGCAGAGAAGATTGTAAATGATGAAGAGGTTGACTATAAATTTAGAACAAGGTCACTTGGTCCAGATACTTGTAGAAGTACCGCAGGATGTTTCCCTGATTTATATGTTGAACCTAATATGAAGATGGTGATTGACACAATCAATAAATTTGAATACGGAGAATGATAGTTAAAATGCTGTTAACTTTGGACTTTGACCCAGCTACTGGAGAGTATAAATCTCTAAAGCAGGAGATTGTCAAAGAAGAAGTAAAGACTAGAACAGTCAAGGAAGAGGTTCCAGAGACATCTGAACCGCAAATTACCCTAGACCCTAACAAGTACATACTTAATAAAGCAGCTGCCCAATTAATGGGAGTTGCTTGGGAAGATAGACTTAGTATTAAATATCAGAAAATTGACGGAATCACTTTCCCCGTTATAGGAACTGATGAAGCCTTTGGAACCAAAGGTGGAAACAAACTTACTAAGAGTCTGTCTGTCAGCTGTAGAGGTAAAGCTAATGACATGCTACGTCAGTATGGCGATACATTTACAGTAACTACGATGAAAGGTCAAGACGACCTCTTCGTATTAGTTGGTAATGCTGAAAGGCCGGAAGAGCCTGAAGTAGATAACATAGAGGTATTAGAAGATGAAAGCGACAACATTGATTTGCCGTTAGACACAGAGATTGGATATGAGTCAGCTAAAGAGATTGACCCATTAACTTTTGAACTTTAATACTTATAAACTATGTCAATGAATTTCAACTTAACAAACACGAACGGTACATCATCTATTAAACCAAGACTGAAACCATGGGAAATCCACGATGTTATCTTCAAGGGAATAACATTTAATGAGTTTAAGGGTAAGAAAGACCCTGACGCAGTGTACAAAACCATGAGAATTTCATTCGAGAATGAGAATGGTGTTTATGAAGAAACAGTATTCTGTCCTAAAGAGGGAGATGATGTAAGACAAGTAAGCTCTAACAATGGAGTTGAACGTGAAAGTCCGTCCAACTTTGAGAAGTTTAAATTTATGTTAGCTCATATTGGAGAACAACTTGCTCCTAAGAAATATGAAGCATTTAAAACTAAAACTTTTGCCCTTCCGGAAGAGTTTGAGAAATTGGTAAAGACATTTGCCGACATCACTAAGGATGCAGTTAATAAGCATACTAATCTGAAGCTGATTGCTAATAAGAAAGGCGAACCTTGTCTGCCTTATTTCGTCAATATCAGTAAAGCAGGTGATGCATATATCTCTAACAACTGGTTAGGAGACAAAGTATTCTTCTCTGACTATGAAATCAGTCAGATGAATAAACAGAAGAGTAACGGCCCTACTGACATGCCTGGTACAAGTTCTGACGATTTTGCAACATCTAATGATGCAGCCACAGATAACGCAGACCTTGACTTTGAAGTGTAATAATTAATTAGTAAATTTGAGGTTCAAACATTAAACATTGAAATAATATGGTATTGGAATATGAACCTAAAATTACTAAGAAGTATTTACTTGAAAGGCAGACTCAGGAAACTTATCTTGAGTATTATCTAGGAATCCCAGTTAAGAAAGGGTTGTTTAAATCTCCGTTGAGAAATGATAATTCTCCTACGTGTTCCTTTTATAGGAATGCGTCTGGAGACATCATATTCAATGACTTCAGCGGACAGTTCTATGGTAATTTCATTAGTGTGGTTATGTATAAGTATAGTTGTACTTACTATAAAGCATTGCAAATAATTGCTAATGACTTTGGTTATATAACTCATAAAACATTACCTAAGAACAATAAGCCTGTAATTGCAAGTAAATCTGAATTTAAGGACGATGGACCTGCGATTATAAGAGCTGATGTACAAGAGTTCACTGAATCTGAACTACAGTGGTGGGCACAATATGGCATTACTAAGGAGATTCTGAAGAGATTCAGAGTCTATTCTTGCAAGGCTGTCTATTTAAATGGCAGTTATTATGCCACTACTGGTCCACAGAATCCCATGTTTGGCTATTATCGTGGTAAGAACGATAAAGGGGTTGAGTTATGGAGAATCTACTTTCCATTTAGAGAAAGAGGAACTACACGGTTTCTATCTAACTGGAAGTCTATCATGTTACAGGGAGCACATCAGCTTCCGGCAGAAGGCGATTTGTTAGTAGTTACTAAGAGTATGAAAGACGTTATGTGTCTATATTCTTTAGGAATTACTGCAATAGCTCCTAATTCAGAGAATTTATTCTTAACTGAATCTCAATTCGAGAAGTTGAGTAAAAGATTTAAGAAGATAGTTGTATTCTATGATAACGACTTGCCTGGCATTCATAACATGAACCAGATAAGAAAGAAGTTTAACATAGACTGCATCTTCATTCCTAGGTCTTATGGAGCTAAAGATATATCTGACTTTCATGCTAAATATGGTAGAGAGAAGACACTTAATTTAATTGAAAGGGCATGGAGAACACTGAAGAAGTAAAACCGAAGAAGAAACGTAACGGTGCATATGCTAAACGTAAAGGTAATAATTATGAACTTAAGATTATTAAGGAATTGATAGGACTTGGTTATAAAGGCCTAAAGTCATCTCGTAGTGAGTCCAAGAATCTGGACGATGCTAAAATTGACATAGCTGAAACCGAGGACAAATTGCCATGTTACGTACAATGTAAATGTACTAAGAACACACCGTCTATTGCTGAAATTATCAAAACATGTGGTCGTAAAGATAGACCCTTAGTAATAATCTGGAACAAGCAGATTGACAAGGGAGTAAACATGGGCTCTGACGGAGAATACGTTATGATGAGTAAAGATTTCTTTTATGAACTTATTAAGAAGGCTACGGAGTAATCTGTGGCTTTCTTTGTTTAGTAATGCTTGATTAGAATATCCCATGGCAAATTTGATATATTCACATCTTGACTTACTAAATCTTGAATCATTTAATTATTATATCTGCTGATGAACACTTATATTCTGCCTTGTTATAGTCTGGACGACGGTGATTTATGGCTAGAGAAGGTAAGAGCTAGAAGCTTTACAGAAGCTGAGGATAAGTTTATTGACTTATTCATTACAGATTATGACATAGACCCTCCAGGTGATTATGATGAACTGGCAGGTACTATGGCTAAAGACAAAGAGATAATTATTGGTGACATATACGATATAGAAGAGTTCTAGTCGTACAAGATGACAATGAATGTTTAGAATAGGTTTAGATATTGACGATTGTCTAGCTGACTTTTGGGGTGCTTACTGTGAGTACTTCGATACAGCTAGTAATCCACGTATGCTTGAAGATAGCATGATTACTAGGAATGTACAACGTATTCTTAGTAAGGACAGAGACTTCTGGTTAAATCTCAAAGTAGTTAACAGACCTGATTTTGTTCCGGAATTATATTGCACTAAACGTGTAAACAATAAAACTTGGACTAAAGAATGGCTAAGACGAAATGGATTCCCAGATAGACCAGTCTATCAAATGTATTACCAACACGGTAATAAGGCTGATATGATTAAAGGTAAAGTGGATGTCTTTATTGACGATTCTTTAAGTAACGTACTAAAATGTCAACGTTCTGGACTGCCTGCATTATTAATGCATACAGAAAGGACTATTGACTTTCCTATGTTTAAAGTATTCTCCTTATGTAAAGATGAGATTATAGATGCTTATCAATTCATGAGGAGTTATGCTTAAAGACATTAAAATTACACCACTAATTGAAACTATCAAGTTCCTTGAGATAAGTGATGAGGAGTATTTCAGTGAAGCTTATTCTGATTACATTAGTAATTCTAGATTGAAGCTTATAAACCCAGAACAAGGAGGTAGCCCAGAAGCTTATTTAGCAGGACTGGGTGCTGATGGAAGATACTCCGATTCGCTGTACTTTGGTTCGGCAGTACATGAATTAGTACTGCAACCAGAGTCTTTTATTCTTGTAGATTCTGTCAACAGACCCACAGCCAAAGCAGGATTTATGGCTGATGAGCTGTATCCTTTATTTATAGCTAATGGTGTTGTTACTAAGGATGAGATAGTAGTAGCGTCTGACAAGATTAGCTATTATAAAGGTAAAATGGATGAAGACAAAATGGATGCTCTGCGCATAAAATGCGAGAACTATTATGCTCAACGCACAGCTTATGAGTGGGGCAGCAAATATGTTGCAGATAAGGTTCCAATTTATCTTGATGCTAAATCTAGAGACAAACTACGAGAATGTATTGTATCAGTTGAATGTAATCCACAAATACAATCCTTATTGAATCCAGACTATTTATTAGAGAAGCCAATCTCCAAGAATGAGTCTGTACTATTAATAGATGTGCTTGTTGAGCATAATGGTCTTAGTAAGGTTCTCAAACTAAAAGCTAAGTTGGATAATTTTACATACAGTCCAGAGTCGAATGAATTAGTTCTCAATGACTTGAAGACTAGTGGACATTATCTCACTAAGTTTCATGAGAGCTTTGATAAGTATCACTATGCTAGGCAAATGGCTATGTATATGTGGATGCTGAAATTGTACATAGAGAATGAATATAAGGCAAAGCCCACACTTAAGGCTAATATGTTAGTGGTATCAACAGTTCCGGATTTTAGGTCTGGAGTGTTTCCTGTTAATAATGGTCATATGTTGTCGGGTTTTACTGAATTTACTACATTGTTGAGGCGTGTAGCATATTACGAGCTTTATGGATACGATGCTGATGGAATACTATGAGCCTACTATGAATGATTTGAAGGAATACTACAAGCAGTACTTCAGTTTAGGATGTCTGGCCTGTGATATAGGAACTAAGTTCGCTTTAATATCACTAATATGCTTTCTTACTAAGCAAGCTAGGAACAAAACTCCTAACGCAACTACTTGGCAAGTAATCCAGAAGATTAGACAGGGCAAAGAAAGTCATAATTCGGAGGGTCTTCTTAAAGGTCTCGCAGTTATATGTGATGATTTTATGAGAAACACTACCGAGTTCTTGACATTTGATTTAAAATCGGCTAAAGATATGGTTGCTAAGATTAATGAAATTCTTGATAAAGAGCTTCCTTGGGAACCTACTACGCCAGAAACGCCATTTTAATTATGGTACATGACAGATATTTGAATAACATGGCTATAATTCATAGTTTGGAAGTATTAGCCAGGAAACATCCCGATATGCGTTTCCACCAGCTGTTATGGGCAGCAGGATTAATAGAGAAACGCTCTGACGAAATCGTGGACAAGTTCTACGAGGAAAGTCGAGACACATGGGAGCAAATGACTAAAAATGAATTTTGCTTTCCGCCAAACGATAATAGTTAAATCTTATTAACTCACTAATTGTTGGCAATTTACTTGTGTAGTTACAAGAAATGTAGTATCTTTGTAACGCTTTCCTCTCGAAGGAGAGTCAGATTAATAGAATTAAATTTAGATTATTTTGCATTAGAACTGTTTGGTAGTTTACTATTAAAGCAGTACCTTTGTAATACAATAACAAAGAGATATGACAATGAACTAATGTTTAAATTCCAATTAATTATGACAAACCAAGTAAATTTTAAGAACGTAGAAGTAAAAGGTTATACTAAACAAGAAGCAATCGCACAAGCACCTTTCCAAGTAATTCGTGATGCAACTCAGGCATGGAAGACAGCTGGTAAACCTATTTCAGAGAAAGCTTTGAAAGAATTTGAAGCAGAGTATCTGGCTAAGCATACTAAGTTTGCTGCTGGCATCGGATGTTCTATCACATTTGATGCAGGTTCTGCTGATACTCGTGAACGTCCTTACACTATGCGTGACATCAAGAACGAGAAAGGTAAACGTAAATACAAAACTGGCTATCAGGGAATCAATCCTGCAACTGGTGAAGTATTGTTCTTGAACTTTGAAACTAAAACTAAAGCCAAAGAAATCGCTAAAGAACTTTACACTAAGAAAGGTTATACTGGCGATATCTATTGCAAGTACATCAAGGCTGTAGTTGAAGGCGAAGACGGTGCTTTTGAAGTAAAACACACTCCGTCAAAATCAGCTAAGATGGGTACATATATTTGCTTTGGGGTCGAAGGATAAAATTTAACTTCTATTGACTTTAAATATCAAAGGGATTATCTTATGTGAATAAGGTAGTCCCTTTTCTTTTTATTCAGATGTGCATAACTAAAAGAGATTAGATTTTATATAAGCGCCGAAAGGCTATCTAATTTTAACTCAGAAATGAGAGAAACAACAATTATCAAGCTAATCAATCACTTACAAGAAGTTTTAAAACAGAACATTAGTTTAAATGCATATGCAGAACAAGTAGGTCTTCCACAGAATTACTTCTGGGTAAAGAAACAGGTAGTAAACAAAGATATAGCTGATGGCAGTATCGACAAGGAATCCTACGACATGATAATGAGTCTGTATGACAAGGTTAGCAAGAGAGGTATTATACGTCGTTCTAAATTGGAAGAAGTGACATCTTCTGAAGAGGAGGAAACTAGTACTGGCAAGATTACATTGGTCAGAAATGATGAAGGTAAGATTGTTAAGTATCAATTCACTATCCCGCTAAGAGACAAAGCACCATTTACTGGCAGTCTTACTAGGGATGAAATGAATATGATTCATAGACTTTACTCTTATTATGGTTCATCCATAACACAAAGAGAAGTAAGTCGTAGCTTCCCTGAATATTCTCTAGAGGAGTTTAAGAAGATTCTCAAAGTCTTCAATATTACTAAAGCCGCAGCACCATTTGCTCCTCATGTTATTGAGGAGAATACTATTGACGAGCTTAAAGATATGCAACTAAGGGAGAAGGAGAATGACTTCCTAAGGGGCATAGAAGCAGAACGCATCAAGAATAACGAGCGACTACTTAAGAAGTATGCCATGGAGAATGCCGAACTGAAAGCTAAAATAGCTGACGGCAAAGCTCTTATAGAAGGGCTAGACTTCAATAATCTGTATGACTGGGGACGTATGCCGACAATTTCTAACGGCAAAGACCTAATCATATGGTTGTCTGATATTCATACTGGAGCCGCAGTGTCTCCTCTATCTATTTATCAGAATCCTTATAACGAAGAAGAAATGAAGAAGAGATTTGACATGATTATAAAGAGAGTATATACTGAAGCTTATTACATTGGTGGTGGGTTTGAGAATATAGTTATCTGCAATCTTGGAGATTCTCTTGACGGATATAATGGACAAACTACAAGAGGTGGTCATGAACTGGCTCAAAACATGAGCAATAAGGAGCAATTGCAAACTTATATTAAGTTAATGACTAGCTTTGTTAAATCTCTGATAGAGAATGTAAAGCATACCAATATGTATTATTATTGTGTTGGCGAGTCCAATCATGATGGTGATTTTGGTTATGCTGCTAACTTGGCATTAGCTGCTGTATTAGAACAGTTTGATGTTAAATGTCAAGTATTTGACAAGTTCATAGGAGAGTTTACTCTTAATGAAACTACCTATGTAATGTGTCATGGTAAAGATAATAAAGACATGTTCAAGAATCTACCATTAACTCTTGACGTGAAGACAGAGAATTTCATCAATGAATATTTGGACAATAAGGGCATCACTGGTAATGTAGTCTTTGTAAAAGGAGATTTACATCAGTCAGCCATTACTTATGGTAGAAGATTTACCTATAAGTCAGTTGGTTCATTATTTGGAAGTTCCGAATGGATTCACAAGAATTTTGGAAATACATGTTGGAGCTGTGACTATTCTATTGTCGACGAAGCTGGTAATAGATTAGATGGATTAATCACAGCTAAGTCCTAAGTTAGAAATTCTATAATTCCATACAAATAGTTTTGATTCGTCCATATTGTTTAGTAACTTTGTCAAAAAGTTATTAATATATGGACGAACAAAATTTTAAATTTAATTATGTATTCCAGGGACAAGATTGTACCCTATCAACTGGAGTCTATAAGATTACTATCCAGAATCATGTTTACATCGGTAGTGCAGCAATCTCTTTTAGAAAACGGTGGAGACAACACCAGTTAGACTTTATTAGAGATATACACCACTCTAGGTTCGCGCAGAACGCATTTAATAAATATGGCATTGCCACATTTGAGATAATGGAATTATGTCCTAGGGAACTATGCATAGAGAGGGAGCAATGGTGGATAGACACTTTGAAACCAGACCTGAATATTCAAAAGATTGCTGATAGTGCTTTAGGAGTCAAGAGGACTGAGGAAACTAAGCGGAAATGTAGAGAGGCTCACTTGGGAAAGAGGTTGTCTGAGGAAGCTATAGCTAAGAGAACAGCAAAGCAAGTTAAGACAATCTATCAATATGATTTAGATGGAAATCTAATCAAGGAATGGGATAGTGTTAAACAAGCTGGAGAAGCTCTTGGAATTAATAGACCTTCTATTAGTAACTGTTTAAAAGGTAGATACAAGTCTGCTGGGGGATTCATTTGGAGGTATTCTGTGGAAGAGGTTTCTCCTGTGAAGAAAACCAAGTCTATAGAACAATATGATTTGGATGGAAATTTAATTAAAGTATGGGACAGTATAAATTCTATTGAAAATGGGACTGATTACAAAAGGAAGACAATTTATGCTTGTGCAAATGGTCAAAATAGTACAGCGTATGGATATGTATGGAAGTATTGTAGATAATAAACTATGCTTAATGTCAGAATTATTACTATAATGCCTAAGAAACTTACTACTGAAGAATGGATTAATAAAGCTAGAATTAAACATGGAGATAAATATGATTATTCTAAATCTGTGTACACTGGAAGTAGAGATAGAATAATCATCACTTGTCCGAAACATGGCGACTTTACAGCTATATCCGGATTGCATATTTCTAGAGGGGATGGTTGTCCTGAGTGTGCTTCATTAGCTAAAAGTAGCAAGCTTTCATTATCTAATGAAGAATTTATTAACCGTTTACGTGACATGTTTGGGGATAATTATGATTACTCTAAAGTCAAATATAATAGCACTAGAGGGTATGTTACCATAGTATGTCCTAAACATGGTGAATTTAAGGCCCGTGTTGGCACTCTATCGAGAGGTGTAGGATGTCTGAAATGTAAAGAGGAAGAAAGACTTAAAAAGTTTAATGACCTTTACATAAAGAAATTTAAGGAGTACTACCCAGATTTAGATTATAGTAAAACTGTATATACTGGGTGGGATACTAGAATAGTTATAACATGCCCCAAACACGGTGACTTTGAAGTCCTTCCTAACCACTTTCTTAGGTATAAAGGGTGTCCAAAATGCTCTGCTGAAAGTCATGCAAAGTATATGCAGAAGTCCTTAGATGACTTTCTAAAGGATGCCAGACGCATTCATGGCACACGTTATGATTATTCTAGAGTAGAGTACAACGATAGTCATACAAAGGTCTGTATTGTATGCCCTGAACATGGTGAATTTTGGCAGACTCCAAATAGCCATATACAAGGTAGTGGCTGCCCTAGCTGCTCAAGTTCAAAGGGCGAAGAAGAGGTATGTAACATTTTGTTAAGTAATGGAATTAAATTTATAAGGGAATACACTATCCAAGTGCCTAATGAGATTAACACCTCTGGACACGCTTATATTGATTTTTACTTACCAGAATATAATACCTTTGTGGAATATAATGGCATTCAACATTATAATCCTAAAATGGCATTTGGCGGGTCTTTCAAATTTGAGCGACAACAAGCTCGTGACGAGTATGTTAGGCAATATTGTAAAGACAATAATATCAAATTAATAGAGATTCGTTATGATGAAGATGTGTGGGAAGTTTTGACCAGAGAACTTCTTGATAATCAAACAACAAACGAAGAATGCAAATAAGTATTGACCAACTCATGAATGGTAAGGCTACTAGAATAGGTAAGAGAGCATATTTACCAACTGCTGCCTATGTAGAGCCTTTTATTGAAAGAATGTCCAAGTTTACTAAAGACTTTATAGTTGAAGTAGAATTGCCTAAACAGGTCACTAGGACAGTCGATGGAGATGTTAATGCAGATGATATTACATATAATCGTGTATTGATTCAAGCTGTAATGCCAGAGAGTTGCAGCTTTGACAATCATGATGAAGTTATTGGCATGGTCTACGGACTAGATGTTCGTAAGCCAGTAGCCAAGATTTATAGAGGGGCACTTAACAGAGCATGTACAAATCTCTGTGTATTTGACCCAGAATTTCTTCAAATGCAGCCAGTTAATCCAGAAGAAGCCTTGAATTATAAAGCTGTAGAGCATTTATTAAGTCAGACTTCTGATATAAAGCTGATGTTGGAGAATCTTCATAATACTACATGGAAAGCTGAAGACGATTTAGTAAGTTTAAACTTAGGCAAATGGCAAAGAAATGCTATGCATATGGTTTATAATGTAGGTTATGGAGATGTCAAGATAGGAACAGACCTTGTTACTAAGGCGTATAGTTCTATGTTTGAGGACCCAGATTCTTCATATTATATTGGAGTGGGTAATGAGGTGGATATGTTTACTGTGTACAATGCATTTACGCAGCTAATTAGTAATGACAAGGGTAAAGATTTGATGAATAGAGCAGAGAAGACTCTATTACTAAGAAACATATTAAACTTCTAATTAATGTTAGTAATTAAGAGAGACAAAAAAGTAGAACCTTTCGACGTTAATAAGATTGATGCTGCAATTACTAAGGCATTTAACGCTGTTAACGAGCCAATTGATTCTGATATTCTTCAGGATATTAAAGATGAGTTGTATATTAACAACATAGTTTCAGTTGAGGAGCTTCAAGACCAGTTAGAGAAAGCTCTTATGGCATGTGATTATTATGATGTTGCTAAGGCATTCATCTTGTACAGGCGTAAAAGGGCAGAGAGCAGGGCTTTAAATGAAAAGAAACAATTCATTAAAGACTATGCTAAAGCCAAGAATGCCGCAACTGGTAGTAAATACGATGCTAATGCTAATGTTACCGAGAAGAACATTGTAACCTTAAATGGAGAATTGTTCAAAGGTGATGTTATTAAGGTAAATCGTGCAATTCTTACTGATAAAATCAGAGAGTTATATGGAGAGGAGCTAGCTAAGGAATATATCCGTATGCTGGAACAACATTTACTTTATAAGCATGATGAAACATCGATTATGCCCTACTGCGTGGCTATCACTATGTATCCCTTTCTATTGGAGGGGTTACAGCCAATTGGAGGTTTGTCTGCCAGACCCAAGAACCTGGATTCTTTCTGTGGCATGTTCGTTAATCTGGTATTTGCGATTAGTTCTCAATTTGCAGGTGCAGTAGCAACTGGAGAGTTTCTAATGTACTTTGATTACTTTGCTCGTAAAGAGTGGGGTGATGATTACTGGAAACGTCCAGAGGAAATGGTTGACAAACACAGAAATATTGACAAGACGTTAGAGCAGAAGTTCCAGCAGATTGTATATTCAATCAATCAGCCAGCAGCTGCTCGTAACTTCCAATCAGTATTCTGGAATATCAGTTATTTTGATAAGAACTACTTTGAAGGTATCTTTGGAGAGTTCTATTTCCCAGACGGTACACAACCTCAATGGGAATCTCTTAGTTGGTTGCAGAAGAAATTTGCTAAATGGTTTAATGAGGAACGTACTAAGTGTATTCTTACATTCCCTGTTGAGACCATGGCGCTTCTAACTAACGGAGAGGATGTTGTTGATGAAGAGTATGCAGACTTTACAGCAGAGATGTATAGCAAAGGACACTCGTTCTTTACTTATATGTCCGATAGTCCTGATTCCTTATCTTCCTGTTGCAGACTTCGTAATGAGGTTACTGATAATCAATTCAGTTATTCTCTTGGAGCTGGTGGTATTGCTACTGGTAGTAAGTCAGTAATGACCTTAAATATCAATAGGTTAGTTCAGGATGCAGTTAATAATGGGTATGATATGATTGAGTATTTGCGTGAGAATGTGAAGAAAGTTCATAAGTTCCAAACAGCATATAATGAATTGCTTAAAGACTATTTAAAAGACGGGTTGCTTACTGTATATACAGCTGGATTCATTGATATGAAGAAGCAGTATTTGACTATAGGTGTTAATGGAGTTATTGAGGCTGCGGAGTTCTTAGGAATCCCAGTTAATGATAATCCAACTTATAGAGAGTTTATGCAATCTATCCTTAAAACTATCAGTGATGAAAATCGTAAAGCGAGAACTAAGGAGTTAATGTTTAACACAGAATTTGTTCCAGCAGAGAACCTTGGGGTTAAACATGCTAATTGGGACAGGAAAGCAGGTTATGTAGTTCCTAGAGATTGCTATAATAGCTATTTCTATGCTGTTGAAGACACATCTCTTACCGTACTTGACAAGTTCAAATTACATGGCAAGGAATATGTACAATACTTAGACGGAGGTAGTGCATTGCATATGAATCTCGATGAACATCTTAGTAAGGAACAGTATCGTAACTTGTTGAGAGTGGCAGCAGTCAATGGTACTAATTATTTCACATTTAATATTCCAAATACTATTTGTAATGATTGTGGACATATTGATAAAAGGTATCTCAAGGAATGTCCAAAATGTGGGAGTAAGAACGTTGATTATGCTACTAGAGTTATTGGTTATTTGAAACGTATTAGTAACTTCAGTCAGGCAAGACAGGAGGAAGCTAGTAGAAGATTTTACACTCATGCTTAAATATGT